AGAGGGTCGTGATCAATATTGATCACGACCCTCTCTTTTGGACAATTTGTTAGAAATCTTGCCAATGTCTCACTTCTATAACCCACTACTTGTATATACTTATCAGGCTTGGCATTAAAGTACCAAGTATATTTATAGCACAAAAATATAGATAAATCCTCAGTATTTATATAACGTATCTTCACAACTTTCTTTTTGCTAACTAAAAATATCAGGGTAACGTTTCCTGCTACAACATGTATGTTTTTCATATTTACCCACGCCTCTATACTTCCTATTTGTCGTCTCTGAACCTGACAAATGTAGGGAACCGCAGAGATTTTGTACCTTTCTGGTTGCTGGTAATCTCCTGGTATCTTATCTCAATAGTCCTATCTATGAGATCATTACGTCTAGCCCACAGGTTATCTCTTTCTCCATTCTTTTTCTTAAACCCGGAGCCTACATTGACGGAGTTACCCTCAAAATCCACTACTAAAGCTCCCAACGTTCCTTCAAGATCAGTACCCTTTTTACCTTCTTCCACACCAATGACCACTAGGTCAATTGTCTCCATAGGCTTTAGCTTTTGTAATGAATATGTGCGTTTACACTCATACACAGCATCAAGATCCTTGATCATAGCACCTTCGTATCCTGCATCCGTGAGGGTTGCATATGCCTTCAGGACTTCCTCTTCGTCATCTGGAGTAAAAAACTTACCTGGCAGTTCACGATTTAAGAAATTGGCACCTTCAGTATTAATACTCACTGACATGGATCTAAGTCTCCTATACAATGGTTGAGTTCCTTTACCTGCTTTGAACTCTTGTATTGGTATCATGTCAAAGATGTTTAGCACACCATCTTTATCGGTTTTTCCTAACTTGAATATATCCTTTTGGGTGGAATTAAATGACTCATCTCTGGACACGATCTCTCCATCATATACAAACCCCTTAGCAGTATTCAATTTAAGTTCATACTCTATTCCTGTGTACCCAAGTATTCGGTGCCCATTCCGTGTGAATAACTCTACCGTATCATCATCTAGATGGAATCCCAGGCATCTGTATCCATCCCATTTGATCTCCTCAATAAATCGTTTGGGCCATTTTTTAAATGGATGTGCCAACATGCAGTCAAATGTAGGTATGAATCCCTTTTCAGCTTTATTAATACTCTTGTCCGTCACTCCAATTTTAAGATCCTTCTGGAGTACCTTGGAGTACCATTTGACCTCAGTGCTAGAGCATAAATTAAAAAATATAAACACAGCATCAACAGCAATATTACCAGTCAGCTTTCGGTCTTGTAGATCCTGCAATAGATCCATGAACATGGTAAACCTGTCTTCATGAGTCCCACAATCACAGGGGCTAAGAACTTCCGGTACTTTCTTAATATTGTACATCCTGAAGGGGTTGTAGGTGGCTTCAACTAATTTGCGAAATGCTTGATTCTCCATGCCAGTCTTAATGTACTCAGCTTTTATATTACGAGAAGCGGTACTACCAATAGCCTCAAAAAGATTGAAACATTCTTCAATTAAACGTATTTCCAATATGTTTGCCCCCTCATTTTTAATTAAATCCAAAGTATGAGAATTTACTCCAAACAGTAAAAAGCCATATATTTTATACTAGTTGAATTAATCCTCTCTTTAATTTTCTCACAAAACAGGTGAAAAATCAAGCCTCCCCTATGGGAGGCTCTATCCTAATCCTTTTAAGTAGCATGGCTACAAGAAAGACTTCTCATGGTGCATTCAGTACCACTTCCTCTTAGTTCTCTTACCTTTTCATTATATAGTCTTCTGCCACACTTGGTGCAATATGGGTTCACCCTATTGCTGACATGGTTTCTCTTAAATTCTACACATGACTGGTCAACATGCTTAAACCCGCAATATCTACATTCCTCTAGCATTTTTAGTCCTCCCCCAATAGCCTAAAATAAGTCATCCAACTGGTGAAATTAGACATCACAGATACAAACTCCAGCCTCATGAAAAAGTCCTTAACCCCTTGGGTGTTTAACTCATGTCTCGGGGTTATCATGCCTAGTATGTCTTCACGTATGTCCCCGTAGTTCACGTAACCTAAATTCATCAATTTGTGATTTCTACCTATGATGGCTAGATTTTCAGGCTTGAATATGGCAGCAGTTCTAGACTTGGCCATGAGATTGTTTTTATCCTTAAACATGATGTCTATATGTCCGTAAGTGTCCATAAGCTTTTTAGCAGTAACCTTACCAATACCAGGTACACCCCCGATATTATCTGAATCATCCCCCAATAAAGATCTGTATCCAAGATAGCATTTCTGACTTACCCCCCCAGTCTTCACCTCAAAGTTATGAGGTCCCACAATAATATCCTTATATAGGTCAAACACGGACACCTCTTCATTTATTAATTGGAGCATATCTTTGTCTGAAGAAATAATGGTCTTTCTGCCATCTAATAGACAAACTGTAGCGTATACAAGGTCATCTGCTTCCCAACCCTTAACCTTCAGGGAGTTTATGCCTAAGCTGGGAAGAAATTTGTGTATCTCATTCATTTGCCACTTATACTCTTCAAATTTTAGTATTTCCTCCGGAGTATGGTCATCTCTAGTGTGATCACGGTTCATTTTGTAGCCAGGGTGCAGCTTCATACGCTCTGCCGATTTTCCGTAATCCCACACTACCACCATACGTGTGGCATCTTGAAACTTTTCAAGATACCCTTTTAATGAGTTTAAAGTACCAAGAATAGTACCCGTGGGTTCCCCCTTACGGGAGCGTAGCTCCCCTTGGGGAGTGTGGTAGGCCCTGCTAGCAATGTTATTTCCATCAATTACCAGTGTATGAGACATTTATTTCCCTCCATTCATTTCTTTCTTGTACAGATCTGCTCTTATCCTGCTTCCCCAAACGTACACCGATGATGCTGGTATGTTCTCCTTTGGGAACTCCGCCCTCAGCATGTTACACACTTCCCTACTACTTACCCCCCTACTCAACAGTTCCTTTGCTCTGTTTTCCGCTTCAATAGAATATTTTCTAGATCTCTTAGTGCTCGGTTCTACTATGATCCCCAATTTCTTTCTAGAGTGACTCACCCAGTTGTGTATGGAGCTCGGTGGTATGGTTTCTCCGGGGAATTCTTCAGCAATTTTCTTAACTATTTGTCCAGCTTGTACATGCGTCTTAGATAACTCTATAGCTCGTTCTTTACATTCCCTAGGGTAATTCTGAGAACTACCCCAACCCTCTGATCGTGAGGGTATTGGAATCTTCAGCATTTTTTCTTCCTTCCCATATTGTTCAGCGTACGAAAACAACTGATACTCTAATCTACCAACCTGAACTTGACTGAGTTTTAAGGCTCTTCCTACTTCAGCTTGTGACTTGCCCTCTGCTACGCGCAACTGATACACCCTCTGAAGTCGAGGTTCTAAACGTCGTATAAAGTCACTAAGGATTAATAATTTTTCACTATCTTCATTCCTTAAAGGAATAGTATCTCCAAACACTATACCTCCGTCATCAGTTTCCAGTGGACGATCTAAGCTATCCACCACAGACAATTTAGTGGACCTGCTGACTGCCATTGCTTCCTTAACCGTTAATCCTGCCTTTTCTACCAGCTCACTAATTGGAGAATTGGAAGTCAGCCCCGACTTTCTAACTAAAGTCAAGAGAGCAAGGGATTCTCTGCTAGGTCTTATCATAGAGTTCAAGTCCCTCAGATTTACCATTAGGGTACCCCTAATCACTGGTATGGCATACGTGCTGAACTTGACTCCTTCACCACCCTCACCTTCATATTTAGTAGGATCAAATCTCTGGTATGCTTTTATTAAGCCTTCACACGCTATTGATAACAAGTCTTCTTTAGTAAAAGTATTAGCAGGGTTACCAAATGAAGCCCTTATGAAGGGCCATGCTACGTCTCTAGCCAAATTCATATTGTTGACAATAAACTCATCAGGTGTCCCTTCTAGATACGGATTACGTTTCATCAGCAATATCACTCCCTGTTCTACGAGTGTAAAACATGTGAAAATTAGGGTGAATACCACCACTCTGAATCACACTGTTTATGCATCTCCTTACTTCAGAAGATGGATTGATGTTTACACTCTTGTGTTTACCTCTTATATGACCTACACCACTCCAGGGATTGTGCTTGTTTAATAGTTCCTCTAGTGAACAAGGCTTATCTACATACTCAAAATTAATTCCATAGGGTTTAAACTGCTCCTCTGATAAGATTGGAAGATACACTCCAGGTAATACCATCTCATTTTGGTTATACAGCTGGTGTATATAAGTGTATCCCTGGTCGTGTATAAACTTCTTAATATCTTCAATCGTGTTAAATAATACCAATTCACGCATCATCTCAAATTTCCCCCTTCTCCATAAAAAAGCAGGAGGTCTGATTTTGACTCCTGCTCTTTGGTATTATTTATCCCCCATCCCCAACACCTTCTTGTATGCGGTGATTATATCGGAAGCTAATCCTTTAGTAAGTGTATCAACCCCCACATCATTGAAGGGAAGATTACTGTAGGATACACCGGAATCCGTAGCCTTTTTAACTAAGATTGCAATAAAGTTTATCTGCCCTTCTGAAGCCCTTTCATCTTTCCACGCAGATTCTTCCTTAGTATGACCTTCTCTTCTGTTTACATCTACTTCTATATCCTTGCGGGATGCAATAAAGTCACATAAATGCACAAATTTCTGCATTTCTGTTTGTGGCTTTGGTAATATTTCTACCTTTTCCTTATTTGTGTTCCACTGTCCCATATGCGAGTCTATGCAACCACATATGTCATCCCACACAACCTCTAAATCTTCAGGCTCAAATACCTTCAGCAACGATCTAACAAGCATGGGATGATTTGGTGCTGTATGCCCCAACCCATCAAACCCCTGCTTACAGCAATCATGTAGTATTATAGCTATTCTTATTATATCTTTTTGTTCATCCGTAAAAGGGGCACATGTCTCATTAGTGAACAGGTTTTCAGCCACTAAAAATGCAGCCTTAGTATGGTTGATTAATCCCCCCATTCCTAATGAAGTTCTAGGGTGGTACTTACCAGAGGTGCTAGCAGGGGCTGTCCAAAAATAATTAGGTGCTCGGTACAAAGCTAGGGCACACATGCTACGCCACTGCTCATTGACTATTTTATCTAACTCCCACCCAAATACACTGATTGGCTCTATTTCTAATTCTATTCGTTTCACTGGAAGAACACCTGCCTTTATATAGTAAAAAAGGAGAGCACGTCTGCTCTCCTTCTATGCACAATGTTTCTTTTATAGCCTTACCTAGCCTTACGTTTTGCTAAGGCTTCCGCAATCTCTCGTTCCATCCTAGCTTCATCAGATTCCCCAGTATCACCAGAGCCACCATCCCCTGTGGATGTATTTTCCTTTGGGGGAGTAGTATCCTGAGTTGTGTCAGTGGATCTGGAGGATGTACTAGAAGTAGTTTCGGGCTCGTCTTCGTCCGGCTCGTCCCCATTTAGTATTCCTAGAATTTCTTTGTAAGTTTTACACACAGCGTAAGTGGACAAATCGTTTAACTTTGCGTTCCACTCGCTAAAACCAATAGGGGATTCCTTACGAACGGTCTTAGTCTCATAATCCGTATTCATCCCAGTACCCGCTTTGGTTATGATAATATCCAAACCTGTAACAGGGTCAGTGATGTCTCCATAATCTGGATCACATATAATACCGATTATTGACTTGTACACTGTAGTTCCAACTGCTAAGATCTGAACCGGATTGAATATTTTCCCATCAGGGTCTAGGTAGTTCCCCTCGGCATCCCTAGCTAGGGCCTCGATGTCAACAGATCTGTCGATGGCATTCATGTATACACGTTTTTTCCGGTACAGCTCATTAGATTGCTTGGACATGGCATCGTCTTTCTTCTTAGAGAGGGCCTTGAATTCTTTAGAGGCATCGCACACTGGACAGCGTTTGTTATCTCCATGTGTTGTAGGGCATACAATCATGGTACCCTTTTTGTTAGTTTCTGTCTTACCTACCCCATAGTGCACAAATGCTTCTTGGGCAAAGTCTTCCTTGCCTTCCGCAGGTGGTAACACACGAACCACATTTCTTCCATCTTTTAGGTCTATGAAGTTGGCCCCTCCACCACTAGTATTCTTAGTATTAAGTTCCTCTAATCGTTTCGCTAACTTCGCAATGTCTAATCCTGCCATTTTAAATTCCTCACTTTCTTTACTTGGCAAAGTGGGCGTTACGCCCCGAGTGCCATTAGATAATAGGATATGGTTGAGTTGTAACTGCGCAGAACACCCTCATAAGACTGATTATCCCTCAGTAACATTAATGTGTCCCGTTTATGCTCAAACGCTTCTTTAATAAGAAGTAAAAAGGAATGTTGTATGTTGGATCTGACATACCTAGATACTGCCTTCTTTAAGCGTCTGTCACCTAAATAATTTTGGTTTCCATACTCTTGTGATAACTCCTGTTTTATATTATCAATAGAGTTATGATCCATGTCCACCTTTTTCCTAGAAAGTTCTTCAGCTACCGCCCACCAAGCATACTTACCTGCCTGAGACACCAACTCTTTACTCAGGTTGTTAGTGTCTATAGTGAGTTCTTTACTTATATCCACATCTAGTATTCGATCTGAAGATAATTTTACTTTCACTCGTAATTCTTTCATTATACGCACCTCACTTCCTGCTGAGTGGAGTCTCATCAGATTAAAAAATCTGCACGCAAAAAGTCTGCTCCCCCTATTAAGGAGAGCAGACTTTCGTAAGAAAACTTATACTAATTATCCTGTGACAAATCTACGTTCTTAAATTCTATGAATTCCACCTCGAATCCACGAGCCAGCCAATGTGGCAGATATTTTTCAGTACACTTAACCCGTATGCTATTGCTGCTGTTAACCAAGTGATATATTTTCTTTTCCACCAAACTCATCATTCCCCCCTATTAAGGATACTCCAAAACCTCGTTTCAAAAAGTTTACTCCGAAAGGTTCCGTTTGATTCTTAAGGGTTAGGGATATAATTGGTGTTCCTGACTATGAAGAAACCTTGTTCCAGTATGAGTATGCAAATTTTGGTATTATGGTGCCAGAAGCTTCAGCCTTAGAATACGCCTCTTGTTCCTTTGCAGCTTTCTTAGCTTGTTGAGATTGGATAAAATTGTCTACCCCAATCTCTTCTAGATTATACCCCTTGCACTCATATAAGGTCCCGTAGTCATACCCGATTTCTAGATCTACCACAAGAGGCATATCTCCTAGGAATTTATACTTCTCATTGTATTCTGAGATATTCTCCATAATGTACTTAACATGCGAGGATACTTCTAATACTTCATCTTTGGGGCAGTCTAAACCGATAGAGTCATGAACTGTTACAAATATAACAGAACGCTTGTTGGTATCTTTTAACCATTTGTTTATTTGGATTAATGCCATTAAGGTTATGTCAGCGGATGTAGATTGGATAGGACTATTGCAGGCTTGGCGTTCAGCCTCCCCTCGTATTGAATCTTCAGTGGAATCAATAGTTGGCAGGTGGCGTATACGACCTAAAGCATTTTTAACCTGCTTTTCTATTCTGACCATTCTCTTAGTGTTTTTAATCCATTTATCGCTCTTAACAAATTTCTTAAACCACTTAGCAATGAAATCAGCACACTCCGCCTTAGACATTATGATTCCTTCCATTTTTAAGTCATCAGATAAGCCTTGTGGAGATTCTTGATAGATGATGCCAAAGGTAACTTTTTTACTGGCTGTACGTTGGTCTTTAGTGACTTCGCTGGCAGGGATACCGAATGCATCTGAAGCATTATCAATATGGATGTCAATACCACTTTTAAACAAATTCTTAAGGACATCATCATCTGCCAACACCGCTAAGATTCTTACTTCCACCTGAGAATAGTCTAATTGTATGATTACCCCATCTTCCCCAAAGCGAGAGACAAATAATCTTTTTATTTCATGGTGATATTGAAACAGAAGGGGACTACTGACCTTGCGTGGGAATTGCTGGGCGTTAGGGTCATTGGAGCTAGTACGTCCAGTGGCTGTGCCATGAATATTCATAGTGGGGTGTACAAGACCATCTGGAGTTAAGTTTTCATACATACCCCTTACAAAGTTGTTCATTAGATGGTTAGCTTTCCTAAATTCTTGCAGTATTTCTGGCATAGGGTGTTGTTTAGCCAACCCCTTTAGAGCATCATCACTAGTGCTAAAACATGTGTAGGGTAGCTCCTTTAATCTCTTCATGCTTATGCCATTTTCCTTACGAAAATCCTCACCCTTCTCAGTTAGCATCTCACCCCTCAGTCCGAGACGGACATACAGGAGTTCCTGCAACTGCTGAGTAGAGCTAAATTTGAACTTGTTTCCCCTCTTAGATGGATCATACCTCTTGTACTTTTCAAATTTATCCTGCTGTTCCTCTGTGCGCACAGCTTTCTTTATAAGCCCAATATTACATCTTTCTTCCCATTTACTATCATACTCTCTTTCTACTGAAAGAACCTCAGGGAACTGATGTAATTTGTCAGATATCCTCTCAATCTCTTCTGGGTATTTTTCGTTTAGAAAATCTAACCATTTAGTATCTACATACATTCCATTAATTTCGATGGTTTGTAAAGCCATAGATCCTGGTATCATGATGTTATGGTACAACCATCTAATGTCTTCATCCCCATCTTCTATTACAGGGAGTAGTTGATCAAACACCCTGTAGGTTACATCACAGTCCATGCCATTGTAAGGCTTTAATATGTTCCAAGGAATCAGGTCGTAATTGTATCTATCCTTTTCTGGCAGCGTCTTCTTAAAATCATCTAATTCGTTGTCATACCCACCTTTATTGGTGTATTGCCATGCGAAGTCTTTTAAACCATGAGTACCACTTTCCTCAGTGACTCCAATATAATGCATTAGCATAGGGTCCCACTTAAAATTGATGGTCACAATACCTAGACTGATAAGGAGATATTTAGTGTCAAACTTACCATACTGCTCAATAAACTCATGTAGAGTGTTCTGAAACAAGAATCTCAGAAACTTTACCATGGTTCCTATTTGGTTACCTGTAAAAGGGGTGTCCCGATGATAAAGACATATTACACTTGCATATCCTGGTCTGTCAGAGAATCCGATACTGAGTACCTTAGAATCTGCCTTCCAAGGATTTAAGTTTTTTGCCTCTATGTCCACTACTATACGTGAAGGTGGTAGCTTTATCAATCTCCACAACTCATCAATAGCTTCTTCATACGTGTCACAATATCTACGTTCCTCTGGCTGAGAACCTTCTTGATCCATGTCCCTTCCATTCAGGATGATCGACAGGTTCTCTATGTCCTTGCCAAAAATTTCTAGCCATTTTGGCTGCTTCAACACAAAGTTGGGGTGAATGATGGGAAAATATTTAATCCCGTCTTTTTCTATCATTTTACCTCTGTGCTTAGTGATACCAACAAGCCCCATAGTTACCTTCATACTTATGTTACCTGTCGGCACAATAATCTCAGGCTGGATCACATCTATTTCAGATAGTAAGTAATCTTTGCATGCATCTATTTCATCAGGTTTTGGCAGTCTATCCTCTGGGGTGGAGCACTTAACTACTGTTGTGAAATACACATCATCAAGATCTATTTCCACATCAGAAAGTAATGCCCTAAGTAACCTTCCACCCTTACCTGACATATGCTGGTTCCTTAAATTCTCGGTCTGGTATGGTGATTCAGATACTACCATGATTCTAGCAGATTTCTTTCCAGACCCCATTTGTCTTACATTCTTACACTGGGTGTGTAATTTACATTCAGTGCAACTCATATGTGTCCTCCTTCTTTTAGAAGTAGGTCTAATAAGTCTTCCCTGCAAGTCTTACAGAGAGTAAGAGCTATAGCATTAGAACTTCCCCTTACAAACAATACTCTTTTAGGATTATTAGTGTCTCTGGCATCACAACAGTTACAAAAACTCTTACCATCTTCTTCTATCTTAATCATGTAGTTTCCTTTCTCACAAAAACCATACCATCAATTAGGGGATCAATTAGCACCCTTATGCCACTGAAATTATACTTGGCTATTGGCACATAGAATGAAGATTTAACCACCCCATCAATATAATGCTGATAATACCTTTTACCCATAATGATAGTCTCTATCTCAACATGTTCCTTAGCATGAAAATATCGCAACCTGTCATGCATAAACTCCGATAGTCTGTCTAGATCTATAGTAATGGGTCTGTACTCAATTCTTTCGGAACACACCCTTTCATACTCCAATAGACCTTCTTTACGCAGCTTACCGATCTGCTTCATGAGTTTAGTTACTTTGTCTCGATTACGTTTAGACCACTTAACTCTAGGCGCAGCCTTTATAGAGGTGTTATCAGTGCGCACAAATGTAGATACTACCTTGGGTTCCAACTGATGTATTTGTATTGGAAACATTATTATTCCTCCTCATTAGTTGCATCGGGTCCTTCCCCATATCTATCAGCACATGCTTTGGCTTTGGAATCTGGCATCATAAATACACACCCATCACCACTTGAGTAACATTGATACCTCCCACTTTCACAGTCAAATTTGCCCATAGGCATGACATAATGTAAACTCCCCCTTTTTATTAAAAAGGAGGGAACTCCAAAACTTCACTCCTGACATAAAAATACCCACATATAGTAGGTATATAAACTTATCCCTTGATCAACATCTTCTTATTGTTTACTGCATTTTTTAACCTTAATAAAATAACTGGCATAAGAGGGTCAGATCCCCATATTGCCAATGGTTCTGTGATCCATTTACATTTGGCAGTTTTTTCTAATTTACTGCCGTCCCCTAATGGTTTAATCTTACCAAGACCAGTTACATTTACAGCGAACAAGTAAATTATTGTATCTGCTATCTTAGATTGGTTAATAGACCCTAATGAAATTAGTTTACTCTTGTCTACTATATACCCAGCTTCCTCTTCTAACTCTCTTAACACTTCCCTATCTAGATCAAGAGGATCTGGTATATCCACACCACCTGTGATACAGGAGGGTGGTGGATTTTTTGATGCTTCCTGCAATGTTTGATCTGTCAGTAAATGTGGTGGTATAACTTCAAACCTAGCAAGATAGCACATTTCATCCCTTGCCAGAAATTTAAATGGTAAGATGGCCACCAACATGCCGTTGCATTTGTCCTCGTGTAAATAGGTATACCCATCCGATCTCTTACGTATTGAAATCCACTTATTTTTCCATAAAGTTTCCAAATTCATATGCACCACTCCTTTATATACATAAAAATTATTCGGGCATTAGGAAACCCCTAAGTATTACTTAGGGGTTTAAAGCCGGCGGTCACTTAAATTTAGTATTAAACTACTGTTTCGTCCTCTTCAGGTTCGATTACCTCACCTGGAGCAGGTGCAAACTTAGATACGTCCAAGCCCTCAGTGGCCTTACGAATCTTATCCCCGGCCTTGACCGATACACCGATTGCAGGAGCGATATCCATAGGAACCTTATTAATGGGATCAAAGCCCTTACGAGCCGCACGGTATACAGGTTTAAAAGTTACAAATCCGGTAAGCTGGGCTCTCTCACCTTGAGCTAAGAGTTCCCCCACCAATTTCTCTAGCGAAGAAATTGTTTTATTGATTGATACTTGGGTAAGTCCGGTGTCTTTGGAAATGGCTTTCACTATGTCCTGCTTATTCATTTTGCTTCCCCCTAATATTGTTATAGTGGCGCACTCAGGTTTCCCTCACATATTAAGTAAGTTCTCTTGCTGTGACCCTTCTGACTTAAAAAACCACCCACAGAAAAATCCTCTCCCCAGACATGTTAAAACATTTTTGTTGTACCTGGGGTATTACGTTGATGGAAGAAAGGGGCAGTTATACTTTTACCAAGCATACCCAGGAACATTTTTCCTTACCCATGTGTCAAAGGCATCTGGGTAATTTTTCTTTAACCACCCCATATATAAAATACAATAGTTAGCTAAATCCGCAACCGCATCAATTTTGCTCTCTCCCACTAAGCTGTCAAATTGTTCATTTGACATGCTCGATGGCCTGTTGTTAGGTAATTTAGGTCTGGAACCATTTAGTTCTGACTGCACTATAGTGTCTAATCTGTCGTACTTACGATCAATATTTGGCAAGATGGATCTTACTTCACCGTGCTTACACCAGCTGTTCCCGTATGAACCCTCTTTATCATACTGAACAGCAAGTAAGAGTGGTATAATTTCCTGCATGGCTTGATTGTCTGATCTAGGATTCATATCTTTTAACCACTTTAAACTCTCGAACAACTTAGTGAAATCATTTTGCGTCAGGTCGCTGGGTGTAGTATCTTGGTTAAAGTCTCCCTCAGGATGTTGTGATGCATTGCAACGATTATGGTACTCATTGCTATATTCCATTTAATACCTTCCCCATTTCTTCCATAATTGATCTTCTATTGCATGCCAATCCAGTTCTTGTGTTTGGTTATGGTCATCAATGTACACATCAGCATACACCTTTCTTGATAACTCACAGCCCTTTAATAACCATTCCTCAATTACCTCAGGTAGATGATCATTAACAGAACTAAACACATGAAAAAGTCCCTCCTCTTTTAAAAAGAGGATCGCTTCCTCTAACGCTACTCCTGTCCTGCAAGTCCATAGGATCAGTCTTACTCCATTACGGTGGAGATCTAGTAACACCTCTTTGCAGTGCCTCCTGAGTTTCAAGGTATATCCAACATGATATCCATTTCCCACTATTTCCGTTATAGTCCCATCAAAATCAACTGCCACTATGTTCTTGCCACCAACATGTATTTTCACAGTACACCTCCGTATAAAATTAGGAGGGGCGAACCCCTCCTAATAAAAAACCAACCCCTTGAAATTTTACGCCTTGATGTCAGTACGCATGATATAATCTTTCACTTCCTCAGGATAACTGGAGAATAGGTTTAGGAAATCCTGATCAAAGTTGGTTAGTTTTGGAGAGTGACTAGATTCATTAAATTTACCATACTTGGAAGATAAGAATCTGAGACATGATATTCTCCATTGACCATGGGGCAGTGCATCTAAAAATTCTCTCATAGGTTCAAACAAACTCAGGTTATATGCTCTGTAAGCAGCCATGGCAAGAAATGTAGTGACAAGGTAAGGGTCTCTCACTTTACTCACAGCCCTCAAAATGCTTTCTGCCCCATCTAGCTGCTTTATATTCCGTATCAAAGGGTTAATATCCGTTTCAAAGTAAGACAGCAATCTATGAAACTCCTCAAAACTGCTACTAATCCTGGGATTGCCGATTGCTGGAACATCCCATTGTTCACAATCCGTTATTTCCTTTGATATGTCACTTCCATAATCCTCAAGATATACATGGAGAGAATCTGTAAAGTGAGTATAAGTGCCTGCTTCAATACCTAACCATGAGGCCATAACCTCCTGTATAGTGGAAAATTGGCACAGATTAGCACCGAAAAGTCCCCAATGCAGATCATTACTGCGGTTAAATACCACCATCTCAAGTTTGTTTTTACGGACCTTAAAAGTCAAAATCATATTGCATGGACGGTCTTTAGTCTCAATAAAGTTATTATCAAACAGCGGATTGTATATCACTGCTACAGCTTGCCGGGTATCCTTGTCAGCTTGTATTTTTTTGTACACATCAACAAGCTGATCCAGTGGATTGAACACAAATCCTTCAGCATTGCATTTATTCCATGATCTCAATCTTTCCCCATAGGGAGCATGAAAATCTATACCGTTATCTGAAAACTGCGCCATGTTAGAATTATATGGCAGCAAGGAAGCTACATCACTTTTACCCCCAAGAATCCATAGGGACTCTGCTAGTTGGAAGAATGGATTAATGACTCTACCCTTAGCAAAGGTAACCCTATTCCTGGGATTGGTAAACTCAAACACTGCTGGTCTGATTTCTAGTATCCTCTTGCCTCGTGGTGATACATCATCCCCATTTTTTAAGATTTCCTCTAATGCTTCCAAGTATAATTCTGTTGGGCTGTCTCCTGAAAAAATATAAGTCAATATAAAAACCCCTCTCACACTTACTGCAAATAAAAAAGGAGAGAACTAAAAAGTTCTCTCCAATATAAAGAAGAAGGAGTGTGAGCAATAATAAAAAAGGAGAGAACTAAAAAGTTCTCTCCTTCAATGCTTAAAATTCGTGTATCACATCTCCTTGATACAACTGGTTAATGACCTTCTCATAATAAGCAGTAGCAGATGCCAGACTCCCTAAAGTCTTATTTACTATTGGAGCTACCCCTACTAAGTCTACTCCGTCAGTGTCAACACAAGTGACTTTTACCAAATTGGTATCTTCATCCAGGATTATCCTCACACTATCAGATTTATAAGTTTGCTCCACATTAGCATTAATGTTATGAATCAATACCATAGTTACATTAGCCATTTCTCTACACCCCCTAAATATTAGATTACTTCAATCTAAAAAAATCATTTGTAACTTAGGTGTAGCAAATGTCATATTACTGGATTAATAAACTCACTGCTTTTAGTACATACACTATTCCGAGTCCTACAGCTGCTTGTTTTAACATTAATACCCCTATAATTGGCATTTCCATCACCTCCTTGATTCTAGTTTTCCCGATCTGACGAGTTTAATCCTCTCTTAAGCTTAAGAATGTGACAGGCTGGGGAGAAATAAAATTCTCAAACGTCATTTTGACCCGTCCAGATTAAATAAAAACGGACCTGGCATGTACGATTCCTTGTTTCATGAGGGTTTCAGAGTTCTAACTTTTCTCGGCTTTTCTTTTTACCGCGAGGTCAGCCACTTAACACAAGGAAAAGGAGGTATGAAAATATTGAATAAATTTACATTCTGTGACAACATATCTATACAAGGGAGAGAAAATGAACAAGGGGGTTTTATTTAAAATGACAATGTCAACGATGAAAGTGAGAATTGGATCTAGAGTTTCATACGAATTGACTCACACCAATTTATGTACTCTTGGCTCCAATGAGCTTTTAAATAAAGTCAAACACCAGAATTACATAGAATGGCTTGGCAAGTTCGGAGTTGGGCTACTTACTGCTTATTCCTGGGGTAGAATGGGTGCCAAGGCAGCGTATGCGGCCACCCCAGAAATAGCTAAAGCAGTAGCGTCTTCTCCTGCGGGTGCGGATCAGATACGTAAAGGATTCCAAAGTGTAATTGATGTTATAACCGCCATAGCTGAACCTATACTTTGGGGGTATGCTGTAGTCGGACTAGTGCTTGTTGCTACAGGCAAAAAACAAGCTGGGTGGGATAGGGTTAAATCTGTCGGGTGGGCTTACTTGGGCATAGCCATGTTGCCTACATTCTTCGCCTTTTTACGCTGGGTGGCAGCTATGCTTAAAGCAACTATGTCATTTGGATAAGCAAGCTATGGGAGGTAAGATTATGAAAGTAAATAAAAAGACCATTTTATATGCCAGTGCTGGTGTAGCTGTGTTGCTTGGTATGGGGGCTATTAAACTTGTTACTTTCTTACTACACAAGGCGGTTGTAGCTATGCTGCATATCCCATACTGATGTTTAAATTGATAAAAGTTGGAGTCTACTTCACAGCTTTAGGGACATTGGCGTACTTTGTTACCCCTGAGTTATTTCATGAAATGTCTAAACAACTAAACGATGCTGGTGCTAATATACTGGCCGGCATTAGAACGGCTGTTGGTCAATATGTTAAAGACAAAGCAGTAGAGGGTATAAAGGAATTACCTAATACTCTCTATAAGGACTTTACCTCAATCGACCCAAATTTTAAGGGGAGGTAGTGTTATGTTAAACACTCCACCAATTGTGAGGATTGGAAAAACTATTATCAACCCTAGAATAATTCCTAGGGTTGATTCTGACTCTAAAGAGGTTAAAGGGCAAGGCATTATTAGGTCATTTTTACAAAAGATAAACCCCTTGTATGTGGGAGAAGATAGAGTTAAAGTCGATGAAGAAGATGTGCCGGACCTCTCAGAGGTCACATTAAGTATCAGCAATCTTAGGGATAAGGCTATTAAGAAAAATGATTTAAATTATGCATCACTGGAGATTTCCCCAAGCAAGATGACAAGCAATATGAATGTAAAATGGTTAATGTCTGAATTCTCTAGGCTGTACAGACCTCTGACATCGCGTATAAACTTAGACTCAGAGGAATACTTTATGACCTATGATCAGGAAATGGTGGTATGGTGGGAGGTTATAATCAAACACAACCAAATTGGTTTCTACCTAACAGTACCTGACAAGGAAGGAATAAAAGAAGGGTTAGCACGGCAGGTAATGAAATGTTGGAAGCAGTCTAACGTTAAGGTGGTAAAAGATCCTATGCCTCAATTTGGGAGTAACATTACCGATGTCACAAAACTACACCTGAAATACCACCAGTTATTATCCTTGGATGTGGATAACCCGCACTTCTCCATACTAGAGTCTATCTTAAATGCAAAGCATTATTTAAAAGAAGGGGATGTAGCCCTTCTACAAATCGGCCTAAGGCCGAAAGGTAGTGAGTGGAATGACTCTATGATGTCACTACTAGATACCCATAAGCAAACTAGTGAAGTGCCTAGAAAGAAAGGTGAAAAACCATCTGCTAAAAAAATAGCTCTAACTGGTGGATGGCTTGCAGGTTTGGCTGTAGAGGGTGGTCTTAATATGTTTGGCAACTCATTTATACCTGAATGGGAGGAATCGGATAACCTCGGTGGTAACAAAAAATTCCTTAATGGGAGTATAGAATCCAATTCCACCCGATTTAAAGCCAAATCTGATGCTTTTGACACTAACATAAGTGTATCTGTTCAATGCCCAGATTCTGAGAGGAGAAAAGCAGTTATACGTTCCATCACCTCTGGATTTGACCCCCTTGAGGGAGATAACAAGTTAGTAGAATCTTCTACGCAAAGTGAAAAAAGAAAGTCTAATAGGATACATTCAGTCATTAACCGAATAATGCCCAATACTGTTCATGATGTACTGTGCTCTAATGAATTAGCTAAGATCATCAATGTGCCAGACCAAAAGGCTCAAATAGATCACTACAATGAGTTAAGCCTAGTAACCAACAAAGGGGAATCTGAAGTACCTAAGGAAACTTTTGAAGATGGGAATGGTAAAAACATACCATTTGCCACTATTGAAGACACGGATGGCATCATAAAAACCCTTCATTACTCCACCAAAAATAAGAACCATCTATGTATGACTAGAGTTATTATGGGAGAGCCTGGAACGGGTAAAACTACCGCTGGTATTAATTTTGCCTTAGAATCGTTCTTTAGAGGCTATGGTGTTATGTACATTGATGCAGCAGATGGTAAGGCACTACGTAGAATACTAAAAAGGGTACCTCCTGAGCTTAGGCACAAGGTTAAGATCATTGATTTTTCTAACACCAGGAGGCCAATTGGCATAGGCTGGAATGAAATATTTAGAGGCAAAGAGGCTGAAGATATACAGGATAATCTTGCTGAGGAAGTAATACATTTTATAGAACTAGTGGCTGGAAATGCTCTTAGTATGACTTCAGAGACTTGGGTTCAATTAGCTGTTAAAGCTGTTTGGACCACCCCAGATGCGACCATACAAGATGTTATGAGAATGATGAGTGACCCTGATTATAGGGCAAACATAATTTCCAGCATTACTGATTTTGAGTTACGCTCTGACTGGGAGAGATATCACAATGACTACACCAAGGAAGAGCGTTCCTCCATATGTGACCAAACTTTTCGTAGGTTGTACAAGATTACACGTAAGAGTGCAGTGAAAAATATACTTCTACAGAGGCCTAAAAAAGACTTGGAAGGCAACTATCTAGTAGATTTTAGGAAATGGATGGATGAGGGTGATATGGTTCTTGTCTATGCTGATGAAGATTTAGGGGAACCTATTGTTACTGCTCTTATCTCCTTTATCATGGCTAAGTTCAACCTTGCCATGATTAGCAGAAAAGATATTGATGAAGAAGATGATAGACCACCATGCTTTTTAATGTTAGATGAACCAGACCATTACATAAAAGGTAGTGAAAGATGGCAACAGATGTTGACCAGATATAGAAAGTATAGATGTGGATTAGTATTTATGTTTCATGGGTGGTCCCAATTAAAGAAAACCGATAAGAACCTACCAGAGATTATGAGGCAAGCAGGGCCACATTACATGATTTTTCAGACTGACGAGGATAATCTAGATGAGCTAAAGAGTGTAGTTGAGCCAGAATTCAAAGTTAAAGATGTGGCTAAAGGTATGCCACAATGGCATGCCATAATTAGATTAAAGATGTATGGCTCTACGGGTCAAAGTACTCCTTCATTTATGGCTAAGGCAATCCTAGACCCAGAAAGTAGGTTACCTAAGTATGACAATATGGACCTATATACGAAATGTGCAGAAGATTTCGGGGAAGACAAAGAGATTGTAAAGCAAGACATATATTCTAGAGGCAGCAACATCCAGATAAGTGTAGATGACCTGAGCGAAGTAACCACTACTAAAGGGGAAGGGGAGCTGAAGAGAAAATGTCTTACCACATCTGATGAACCGGAGGATACGAAAAGGGTACTTCGTAGACAGAAAAATAGGCTATTGGATGATGTAGCGGATCATATGAATCGTAGTGTAAACATAGATGAGGATATGCTCCTTCATCTAGAAGAGCTAGGTCTAACGGAAGGATGATCATAAGTGATATGTAGAAAATATGACAGGCCGGAAGTTAAGCAAGTTACTAAGATGTGGGTAAAGGAAAACTGCAAAAACATAACTGATAGGGATATTGGTCTTCTTAGGCTCCTATTAAATAACAAAAGGAGGTTACTCAGAAGAGACCAATTGGAGAGGTTGTATCCAGAATTTGGGAGTACCGCAGTCCTTAATCGAAGGTTAAAAACTTTATACAGAATGCACGTACTGGATAAAATATATCCTTCTGTGGGGTTGGGGGAAGGTAGTAGCCAACAGTATATCTGCTTGGATAGAGCTGGAATATTACTTCTAGGATTAGAAAAATACAACAAGCCTATCACAACAGATTTAGTGGGTAATCGCAGCTTATTTCTAGGTTGGGAACATAAAGTCTTTATAAATGAATATGAATGTATGATCAGGGAGGTAGTCAATAACATTGGAGGTAAGGTTATTCTGTATAAAGTGGAAGAACCCTACTATTATAGTGATAACCGATTGATACCTGATATGTTTGTCTTTATTATGTATGGAGGAAAGGGGTATGTGTTTTACATCGAAGTGGATCTTGGCACGGAGGATATCCCCTATATTAGGGATAAACTCGATAAGTATAAGGAATACTACATGTCTAGAACTTGGGTAAAAGAGAAATGGACTAAAGCCTTTAGTACCCCCCCATTCCCAAGAGTACTCTTTATTACCGAGGATGGAAGGAGCAAAAGGGTGAAGACCTTGCGGGATCACGTAGAGGGAGGGTCTATTGATTTTAGGTTTATGTATCACAGTGAATTTAAGGAAATGTTTAAGAACATAATAATAGGCTAGCCGTCAGTGGCTAGCCTATTATTTTTATGTTACTTAGGTAAATTTAGTCATCCCACATATAGGGCATGGTTCCTCCACATCCATACCATGTTCAAATTTACCAAAATCTATCTTCCTGTGCATGAAACTGTACCCAAAGGACTTGTTCTTAGTGAAATGTCTAATTCGTGTAGTGTTTCCCCACTTAACACCCATTGATTCTACAGTAACTCTTTTGTGTTTTACAAAAGAAGACATCCTGGATATGAAATCTCCACTTGTCATCAAAGAAGGGTCATAAGATGTAGGATCACCAGTCATAGGAAGCTCCCACACATACATATCTGTTATGAAATTTTTAGAAATCTCTATTATCTCTAGAGTGTCTAAAAACTTTCCGATGCGTGTGGGTACATCTATTTCTAAGGAGAGAGAAATTCCATATTTTTTGGCTTTATGAAACATTTTCAGGAGGGTTTCACCCCTCCGAGCCCCGGTTCCATATAAAGTTTCTAGAAATTTTCCCACAGGATCAATATGAATCCAAATTGAATTCCAGGGGTTTCCCGAAAGCAGTTTTACTATTTCACCATTTGGTATATGATAAGTACTGAGTGTGACACTTATACCCCTTTCAATTGCGTGGCGCATCTTAGCATGGCATTTAGAAATAGGTTCTGAAAAGTAGATAGTTGGGCATATCGACAATCCCAGTAAAAACTCGTCAAATTCATCCACGCCCATATTATCCCCAGACACCATCCAGGGGATATCATTTACGGATATAACTAAGGCGTTGCTGCAAGTACAGTACTCCCTTAAAATGGATCTGCGTACTATAGATCTACGTGTGATTTCCACTTTATACCTCCTAACACGGGAAAAACGATACCCTAGAGTACCGTTTTAAAGGATTTATGAAAATTAGTATGACTTTTTTAAGGCCATAATTAATCTCATGCGAGTAATATTCTCATTGCCATAGTCTTTCCACTCCACATTTCTATCCTTGGCAAGAGCCTTTAGTTGTTCCGTACTCATAGGCTTGAAGTCCGGTAAATTAGTATTTACTGGAGGTGCCTCTTTTACTCCTTTTTTAGGTTTATCAGCTACAGTACTTTCGGTTTCATCCGGTTTGTTAATCTTTTCACCCATTGGGTTCTTAGGAGTCTTGGCTACTTTGGGGGTTTTAACCTCTCCTGGTGTGGACTCCTTAACCGTTGGAGTTGGTATGGCTTCTCCACCGGATTTAGCTTTACATTGTAGACGAACATCACATTGGATGCATTCCGGTATGGCGTCATCATAGGCTATCCCAAAACAAGTAGATCCGCTAATAGTTTCTAGCATTTTGGCTGTTACGTCAATCATTCTGTATCTTCCTCCCAAATTTCAGGTATAAAACAAAAAATCAAGTAACGAAAAATCGTCTCTCTGATAGAGTCTCTCACCCTCCGAAAGCAAATGCTAATTCCGCTTTTTGACGTATCTCATACATAGCAATATCATACTGCTTTGTAGTTATGCCAAGTGAGCGAATTATGTGCTTCATCCTGATTGTGTTATCCTTGGGAACATTTATTTTCTTACCCTGTGATTTAAGCATCTCTTTACGTTTTATATCTGCCCATACCTCAAAGTGGGTTCTATCACTAGGATCTGTTAACTCGTCGACTAACCTTATAGACAATGGGTTAGTCAGAAGTGTTTTAAGGTGCTCTATTCCATGGCCCACATACATTTTCTCCACCATGTCAATGTTGTTCTCATCCTTAAGAGTGTCCGATACATCGGACAAGTCTATGTTGTTTCGTTGTATTCCTCCAGACCTTTTAACTCTTCTCCACAAGGAAGCTCTAAATAGCTGGTCAAACTCTTCTTCAGGCTTATGCCCATAGTTTATCCAACTGTCATAAAGTTGTATCATGCCATCCTGGAATAAATCCTCTGCCGAGATCATGCCATCTGTTGGGTTATTTTCTATACGTTTCCTAGCGGCAAATTTAATCAACCTTTCAAATTTACCTACGATATGTTCCCATGATAGTCTCTCTACCTGTTCTGACACTCAGCATTCACTCTCTTTCTGCTTTTCATCTGCTACGTGAAAATAGTGCTATGTTAGAATACTCCCCCACACCCAGGGAAGACGGAACTCCCACTTTCATTATCTCAAATTCCGAAAAAATTACAAGCTCAAAAAAATTGCATTTTTCGCGATTTTTCGAGAAAATGTAAAGGATGCACATCACCTCCCAACAATTGTACAAAAAATAAAAGGAACAGATTCGTAAATCTGCTCCTTTCTTGATACTTACTCTTCATCTTATTTTGGTAGCAATCCTGCTGCTTTAAGCCCCACTATAACCCTCATGCGGTCAATTGGTGCATGCCCAGTTGTTTCTACGGCTACTTTTCCGGCCTTAGCCATTTCAAATAGCTTCTCATTGGAGAGATCTGCATACTTAGCTTTCTTCTTCTTACCACTTTCTTCCTTAGGGGAGAATAGCTCAGGGAAGAAGTATCTTTGTATGGACATGGCCACTCTCATACGATTTATTGGGGCATTCTCATGCCTGGACCAATCTGCACTTAGAGTAGTGGCAATGAACTCCAAAGTATCCGTGTCGATATCCTTGATAAACCCCTTTAGCTCTTCCAAGGTTTCATGTGGCACCGTGGAGGATAGCTCCTCAATGGTAACATCCCCTGTAGCTTCTGGGGTTGTCTCAATTGCTTCACCCATTTCATTCCCGGTAACCTCTGCCTTGTCCTCAATTTTTACTTCTTCATTCGCTACAATCTCCCCAACAGTTTCCTCATTAATCTCAGTAACTTTTGCTGTTTTTGCCATTGTATCATCTACACCCTTCTTTGTTAATTTAGTCCCTAACAAGATATCAACCTGCTCATTATCGCCCACCAAGTGAGCAGTTGCGTTGATCATATAATCTACCACCTTCCCTAATTTTGTAACTCGGTGTCGGTTGTTCTCCTGCTCTGTCTTCATTTTGCCCCAAAATCTGGAATTCATCCAGTCGCAAAATTGACCGTTTTCGGTCAATTTTGCGGGGAAATTCCTAAGGTCGGTCAGTTTTTCTCCCCTTTTGTGACACAATCTCCAGTTTCCTCGTTTTGGTAGTGTATTTCTGAGGAAAATAAGAAAGAGTAGAGATTATATCTCTACTCTTCGTTGTAACTGATATGCTTTGATTACGTCACCTTTTGATACTGTGTTTATGAGATCGCTGAGTATCCCTATGATACGTGTGGGTCGGTCAATCTGTTGGTATACAAATACAGACATGGGACCAGATACATGCACAAGTAAGGAATAATCATCAAAAGACATCATGTAATAATTAGGTGAACGGTTTTTACTAAAAATAAGTAGGGGTTTCTTATCCACATTAGAGGCATCTCTGATACATTGTGCCCACCAACTCTCTACCTCTCCTACCCCCTTGAGCAACTGCTCAAATGTCCAGTCCTCTCTCTTTTTACACTCTATGCTAAAAGGGAAGGTGGACCCCTCTTGAGCTATAATGTCTCCAGACACTCTGTTATCCTTACCCCACCTGAGGCCTCCGCTGGAGGGTACTCGGTGGAAGTCCTCTTGGTACCATTCTGCCAGGATTTTACTTATCCTTAGCTCATACTCAGAACCCTTAGTTCGGCTGTTTATCCTAGGTTTCTTGTCCTTCTCTCCCACCATCAGCAGCAGACACCTCCCCAGTACTCTTCGCATTGCCATACATCTTTTCAACGTAAGGAATACTGCGTTTATCTAAATCCTCATTGGTGGTCAATTCCTTCTCAACAAGGACCTCAATAAGAGTCTGCACTTGTATGAAGCTGATCTCTATACGTTTGCGGTCTTCCATGAGAGCATCATAAATCTTTTGTAATGCTTGATAAGCTTCCCCTCGGGTAATCATGCTATTCATGTGTTGCTTTTCTCGTTGTTCTTCTTTTAGCTTTTTCTTCTCTTCTGAGGATAGTGGTAGCGGCTTATTAGATTTAGGTTTCATGTTAATACTGAACATTTGGTATGCCTCCATCCTTCTTGTTAGTAGTTGAGCCAAAACTACCATCCCCACGTTCTGTTTGGGTAAGTTCTTCTACTGAGTCTACCATTTGTGGATCAACCTGTTCTACTGGAACAATAAGTATCTGTGCATAGAATTCTCCACGTTTTACTGTAACAGGTTCCTTACCGACGTTGGCAAATACCAAGGATATTTCTCCCCTATAATCACAGTCTACGGTATGGCATAGTAATTGTAGTAATAATTTAGAGGTGCTGCTTCTAGAGTCTATTTGTCCAACATACCCTTCAGGAATCTCTACATGTACACCAGTAGGCATTTTAGCACGAAATCCTGGATAAATAGTAAGTTTATCCATCATTGGGTCCCAATAAGGGAGGTCTAACCCCGCACTACCTGGTGTGGCGTATTTCAATTCCAAGCCTGATTTGCTTACATAACGCAATGGTGCAAGTTGTATTGGTGCACCCCAGCTATCATAATGTTGTTTCATTTCTCATCACTACTCCTTTTCTTTGTTAGGTATTGGCTTGTTATTACAACCAGACCACACTATCTCACAGGCATGAGCATCATTACAACACTCTGGACAGTTATCTGGATCATAATCCTTCTTTGGATCACAGGACATCTTGTTCACCCCTTCCAACAATAAAGAAATCAGGAAAGAAAAATTCTACTCTTGATGTGCGTTAAGGGGGAATACTGATATGCAGTAGTTACCGCCTCAAGACACTTTTCCTTACCCATGCTATTGGGATCTTGTCCTTCTGGTAGGTGACACATTGACACCCTCCCTGGAAAGTGTTTATCTAATCTGCTGGCACACATTATGGCACTCCTCATAGCGTCACTGTCCAACATGATAATGACCCTATCAATCTTATCTTGATTGGTTGCCAATTTTAGAAATTGGGTATCAGACATATGTTTACCGTGTATACATGCCCCCATATCCCCCAGTGAATAGCCATCCATCCTACCCTCGCATATGACTGCTATACCATGTTCCTTTATCAAGTCAATGTTAGAGATAACTTCAGATTTCTCTACCGCTATTTCACCTCGATTCACCTGTTCTTTAGTTAAACTTGGATTTAGTACCTTCCGGTAAGTCTTTTTAGATACATAACTCTTTGGTTCTGGTAAGAAGGATCTTGCCTGCCAATAAATGAGTTTACCCTCCTCAAAGTCTGGCATGATAATCCTGTTAGCGTATTTTCCTTCAGCACAATACCCTATAGAATATCTATCCATATCATCAGCATTAAGACCTCTCCCTTTTAAGTACACATAGGCCTTGTGACCCTCCTTACCTCGCGCTTCCATCATGCTAATATATTCCTCAGGTAAGGGGAAGACATACTTCTTCTGTAAAGACTCTCCTGTAGTGATGAATCTGGAATAAATTTCCTCTTCTAAGCTGTCTGGTAGCTTGGTCTGATAGCCCTCATAACCTCGGAATACCTCTAGGGCATCTCTCCACCCTATGTGGTTAATATCTGATATGAACGTAATAATGGAGCCAGAGTACTCGCAATTGTGACAGTAAGTCACTTTGCGATCGGTGTTAGCAAAGAATCTAGCCTTAGAGTCACCGCAAAAGGGGCAGTTCCAGTTGTACTGGAGCCCCTTTTGTGTAGTGTGTCTGGCTTTAGGCTCACCGAGTAATTGGATGAGGTAGTCATATATTTTACTCATGTGGAACAACCCTTACATGCTTCCATCTTTTTCTCAACTTTACCATGCTGATCAATGAAGCTGTAACCCCATATTTCACTGCTAACTCTTTCTGTGAAAGAGTCCTGTCATTTAAAATTTCCCTCACTTCAGAAGAAGATAACCTGGTGTTATAATGGTGCTCTTCCCCTTTCTTAGATCTACCTCTTTTAACCATATCTTGAGAATTTTCCCCAGGTGTTCCTAGTTCTAGGTGTTCGGGGTTTATGCACATTTTATTGTCACATTTATGCCCGACTACCTTATCTCTAGGTATAAGACCAAAACACTGTTCATCTATTAGTCTATGTGATTTCATGCGCTTGTAGTTACGCTCAACTTCTGAGTACCCATCACATTTTTGTACATGCGAGGTTACTACAAAACAACCATTTTCATCTTCTATAAACTCTAAATTTTTCTTTCTAGGCATATCTAATTCCCCTTGTTAGTTTAATATTGCTGTTTCGGTCCCATGCTTCTGCACGGTGATCACATTATCAAAATGACACCTAAGGGAGTCATTATGGGTAATAACAAAGATAGTGTCCTTCTCAGATTGCTTCTCCTTTAGCAGAGAGATAATTTTTTCACAACCAACCCCATCCAATCCATCAAAAGCCTCGTCATAGAGGCACAGATTAATCTTCTTATTTGACCTTGAGCTTACTAAATCCTGCAAAGCCAAAGAGATCGCTACATCCACCCTACGCTTCTCACCACCACTGTTTCCCTTATATTCGTCATCTCCATTATCATTGGTTACTTCCACACTGAATTTTTCCCGCATCTCCCCTGACTTTAAGGGAGTTTGTGTATTAAACTGCACAGTTATAGTAGAATCTGACAACCTCCCCAGATACTCATTGGCTCGGGTATTAAGAAATGGGGTAACGCTGTCTAGCAACAATGATTTAATACCACTGTTGCCAAATCCGTCACACCAGAATTTATACTTGTCGTATTGAGCAGTTGCGGTTTCTAGCTCCCCACTAAACATGGCGTGGTCATGTTCAACCATGCCGATTTTATCTATGCAGTCCTGAATTAGATCAGTGTAGGTCTCCTCTAGCAATTTCTCCTGCTGGGCAATCTGCTTGTCCGTACTTAGTACAAGCCTGTCCAGATCGGCCCTATGGGCCATATTGGACTTCAGCTTAGCTTGCTCAGTGGCAAGATCATCCCTCAGTTCAAGATATCGTGCAGTAAGAGGTTCTTTCTCCTTTAGCTTTTCAGCTAGGAACTCCTTAGTTCCCTCTAGGCCGTCTAAGAGATCATTGGATTTAACTAGTTCTTCCATAGCCTCTTTGATGTCCTTGTTGAGCTTGGCCTCTAGAGCTGTGGTATCTCCTTTAGGTAAAGGCTGGCCACAAGTTTTACACATTGTTGGTACATTCTTGCCAGATAATAGGTCTTTCCGTTCCATAGCTAGTTGCTCCAACAACCTTTGGTCTTTGTTAATTCCTGAAGATACCATGGATATGTGTCCTTCTGTCTCATTCACCTTTGTCTGATACGCATCATACTTGGACATTAGGGACTCCACTTTTGATATTAGGTCTTTTATTGAGCCAATCTCAGATAGTATCTCATCATCCTTGTATTGAATCCTTTCCTTGACATACCCATCCTTCTGAATTTTCAAGGCTTCGATGTTTTCTGCTATCTGGGTAGATAATTCCGCTTCCTTCTTTTGTAAGTCTTCTACAGTTTGATTCAACTGCTTGTATTCGTTATCAAGAGATTCCAACTTGCTTAGCAATCTCACCTTTTCTTGGGATAATACGGTCATATGTTCTTTAGAGAGATCAGCGCACTGCTTAAATATATCTATCTGGAGCATGCGTTCAAGTATTTTCTTCTGCTCACTATCCGTGGCACTAGCAAACATCTTGCTAATGCCTTGCCCGAACAGAACGGAATTAGTAAATGTAACAAAGTCCATATCGAGTATGCCCTCGACCATATTGGTCGTTTCAGCATCACTTTTACCTGTGATGTCCTCACCATTCCGTAATAAGAATACTTGGTTCTTGAAATCTTTATGTTTGCGATGTCTAATGACCTCATAAGTAACCTCATCTTCAATAATAGTCTGGCTAACACGTGTGTTTTTACCAACACTGCGTTTTACGATTTCATCACCTTTTAGTCCACGTATGGTCTCCCCGAATAGAACCCAGGTAACTGCTTCAGAATATATAGTAGACTTACCAGATCCATTAGACTCCATGCTGTCATTGCTTTGATTGTCTCCTTGGATAAGTACAAGACCTCTATTAGATAAGTTCTCTTCAGCATGACCAACAGACATAAAATTGTCTATAACCAGGTCAGTTAATTGCATTTTGTACCTCCTTATAGTTATTAGTGAACTAATGTCAAATTTGGGGTGCCCTTTTTTATAATTTTACTTTCTCGCTCCTTGTTCTGCACAAACTTCAAGTATCCTGAAGCCATCAATTTAGCACACTCAAAATCACTACCATCAGGACCTAAGCATATTGAGTATAATGCAGACATTAAGGAATCAACCACTACATCTAGACTAGTTTCTGAACCAGGAGTCAATATAAGACCACCATCCCCATCAGATTTTATAGTTATAATATTGGTATTTATGGCCATAATTTACCCCCTTGGTACTGCAAATTTTGAAAGCTCTTTTACTTTAGCAACTGATAGACCTTCCCACATAAGACCATTAGTTCTGCTTACATGAAACTCCTTGGTGTGGGCCCACTTATCTACTGAACAAAACCAGGTATCACTTTCCCCGGTTCTAGGAATGAATACACGCCATTCTCCACACCAAGGACACCACAGTATACGGTTAGAACTTTTTATTTTCCACCTAGGGGCCTCCTGGCCTTTGGGTTTGTTAAAGATGTAATAACCCCCCACCTTGCTATGCCCGAGTTTAGATAAGAGGGTAATTGGTTTTCTCTTGATGCCAATAGGATTACGATTTACTTCCACTTTGCACCTCTTTTAGCAAGTCTAGCCCAATCTGTAGAGCGTCTGGATTAAACTGGGCAGCGTAGTTAGACACTATTTCCTCAAAGCTCATACCAATTTTAACGTTAGCACGTTGGACCTCTTCATACACCTTTTTAGCTATAATCTTATACTTGAGGCCTTCTGGGATTTTTGTGAGTAGGTCCTGTACCTGGTCACTGGTGCATTTAAATCTAACATAATTACCCACGAGGGCATTGAAATCACAATCTTCATAGTTTTCTACAGTGACGAATTTAGGGCTGGGAATTGGTACAAATTGGATGTCCATCCTTTTAGAGGTGTCAATGACCATAAACCCATGTTTTCCATCGTCATTAAAGCTGTTCTGCAAGGGGCTCCCACAATAGAAAAAGTGGGGGGCATCCTTCAATATCTGGGGGGAGTGGTAGTGACCTAAAACCCCGTACTTGTATTTATCTATAGCTAAATCTTCAGTGGTAAAGTAGTCCTGCATAGAATAGCTGTCAACACCTACAAATGCCCCACTCACGCCTAGGTGTGCCATAAGTATAGGTTTCACTAAAGTTTCAGGGGGGTTTAGTATAGCCTCCTTAACCTTTTCCCCATCTTTGCTAAATGGTACCGCCCATACTGGAGTTTCTTCGTCTAGCCAAACCATAGAAGGTTCGTCAATAACAGTTACCCCACATATTTTCTTGAAAGTGTGTAAAGAGTTCTCTGGCTTATTCCTCTTGTTAGGTTGGCAGTGATTTCCTGGTATGGCCCATATAGAAATGCCAGATTTGGTGATGTCATCAAACACATCATGAGTGGTGTTAAGCACAATAGTATCCACAGAACCTCTTCTTTGGAAGAGATCCCCAGCAAATAGAAGGTGCTTTATGCTATTTTCCAAGCAATAAGTCTTTGCATATAAGAGTCCTTTTATCATCTCATCCAACCTGCTACTTCCGGTTATGTCTGAAATGTCGTTAAATTCCTTGTATATGTGAGTGTGGATATCCGCTAAACAAGCTACCTTCACTTTAACTTAACCTCCTTCAATCTATATGTCCCATCTATCATTTCCAATACTTTAGTAGGTTCTCCATTTTTCACCCATTCATCATAGTCTCTTACATAACCACAATCAGGAGTGTACCACATTTCACTAGGATGGGGAGGTCTACCATACCAGGGATAGTCAACACACACCTGAGGTCGGGAGTCGTGAACGGTGCACAGATTTGTTACCGAGTCCAGTCTAGTACAAGAGTAATAATACAAGGATCTACCACACTCATCCACTTGGCTTACCACAAAAGGGTTAAATTCTCTAGCTTGCTCTGTGGATAAGGGTATCCAATTCTCATGTACAAATTTAGCGTTAGCGTGATCTGGGGAATTTGTATCTTTTGATATAGCCTCTACTTTCTCTGGAGATATTGGTAAATATATTACTTTACAGCACGTTCCACATTTTTTACACTCACTCATTTATTTATTTACCCCCTTGAGTCCAATCATCTTCTTCCCCATTCTCATGTATGGTAACCTGGGAATCACACATTAAACAGATATAATGGTGTGACTCAGCATAGGAGATGCCCTCTGATGAGTCAAACTCCATTTCTTCTAAACAGTACTTACATTGCATTATGCTTTTGCCTCCTTACTCCTTATCATACACAGTGAGATTATAGGTCGGATAATCAATGTCTGCTGGAAGAGTTATACTGGCAACTCCATCCCGGTGCTTTGCTACGTGGATGCGCATGGTCCCATCCTCTTTTTCCTCCAGGGTCTGACACAAAGCGGCCATACAATCAGCAATGTTAGCCTTATTAAAGGCTTCGGCTAAATCCCCGATTGATATGATCTTTTTATCTAGACCTCCTCTGTTAGTTTGTGAAGCAGTCCATACAGGACAACTGTACTCACACCCCAACTCTCTCAAATCTAGATAAACCGACTCTACTTCAAAACGCTTATCTTTATAGGACTTTAACGGCTGCATTAAATCCCCATAGTCAACAATAATCAAGTCTGGCTTAAATCCTTTTTCAATATAGAGTCTGGTCAGATATGATTTGAGAGTATTAATAGTGCAAGTGTTAGCAGGAAATTTCTTGATGTAAAGTTTACCTTTGTGCAACTTCTGTATATTAAGAATAGCACCTAAGGCTTTAGAGCTGTTCTCCTTTAAGTAATCGAAGTTCTTTTTAGTTAATCTGCTATCATATCGTTTGGCTACTTGTTTTTGAGGCATTTCTAAGGTAAAGTGAGCCACATTAAAGCCTTCTAAAACTGCACCAGATCCAATATTTATTAAGGCTATGGATTTACCTCTATTAGGAGGTGCAATTACAACCCCTAATTCCCCATCTCCAAGCCCCCCATGCATTACTTTATCCAACCCAACCATTCCAGTTGAGATACGTCTCACCCCGTCTGTTCCAGTGGAATATATTTTCATACGATTTTCAGCATCTTCAAAGAAATCTGTGCCTAAATCTCCTATATCATCCCCCACTCGTATAGCCTTGGTGATCATATCCTCGATGTCTGAGTAATCCTCTGTACCTTTCTCGATTACATCCACACTGGCTAGTATAGCATGTTCCATAGCACTACGCTTACCAAATGCAATAATAGAGTCTTTTACATATTCAGCATCTGATAAGTCCATTTCTGTGATATCAGAAACGTCCAATGCATACCGACCAGCTAACTTAGCCTTTGGGCCATTGCATAATTTACGCACTTCCTCCATTAACATATCAAATGTGGGACTATTAACTTCTGTTCCGTGTACACTAGATCGGTCTATTTCCCTATCGTAAAGAGCAAAGATGATTCTGGCTAGGTCAACATGTATATCCTTTCTAAAATATTGGGGCTTAACAACTTCTCGATAGGTGATAAATATGTCCTTGCGTCTAGTTAGTAGGGCTAGTATTTTTAACTGAAAAGATTCTGAAAATTTATATACGTCATTAGCCAACTATCATGCGCCCCTCCCGACGAGCCTACTGAAAATTAAAAAACCCAACCTCTTAAAAGTTGTCTCTTTTGTGTTACAACTTTAAGTTACCAGGTATTCCAAAATGTGATTCCGACTGGGCAACGGTGGAATACACAATTTCCCGTATTCTCTTGCTTTTCTCTATTAATTCCCACACATGCCTGAGTTCATCTAGTTTTTTACCTTCCATGAGTTCGTTTGCCTTCAACATGTCATGTAACCACGGGAGGCTATACAAGTAATAAGGAGAATATTGCTCCCAAGAGTGATACAGCTTTAATATTTTAACCTGTGCACGTTTTTCCTCATCATTGTTATTCTGTATGTAACTGGATAGAGTCTCCACAGAAGATACAATAGACTCTACCACTTCTTTCTCTAGGCTGAGGAGTTTCTTTCCTTTTTGTTTCTTGGCAGAATCGAGCGTCCCCCTATAGTTCTTTTTTATGGTGGCGAGGTAATTAGTGAAAGTCACTAATGCTCTCTTTGAATACAGCATGCTGGGGTAGGGTCTATAATTTAACAGGCCTTGAAATTGAGCATCAAGGTATATCTGATAATCCCAATCTTTCATTCTGCATATCTCTCTGACCCTTACAAAGTGTGTCCAGTTTTTATCACTGCTCCTGTAGTACCCCCACCCCATACTTTTACACACCAATTTTTCGTAATACTGCTGTATTTTATGAGAGTCATAATCTCTGGTAAACTCGTCTAGCTGTTCCTTTAAGATGTAACATTTTAATAGCATAGGTAATTTTATTGAGACACGTAGTACTTTTATACTAATCCTGACTATTTTGATCGAGGTTCTCTGTATCATCTCTCCACTCCCTGTGTACTAACTTATTGGCTTCGCCAAATTAAATAATTTAGGTATTAAAAAAATTAAACTAAAAAAAAAGAAGTTAAAATAGATAACTTAATACTTAAGATACTTAAATTTAAAATTCATACTTAATGTATGAATTTTAATCCAGCATAGGCTAATAATTTCTCATAACCTATGAATTTCAAACTCTTCTTCTTGACATATTCTTAACCTTTCCATGGAGTGCTCTAAAAGATACTCATTGTGGTAATCTATGCAATCATATATTTCAAGGCAGCTCCCATCTACTTTCTTTCTCAATCCTCTACCTATACGCTGAAGCAATTGTCTCATAGACTTTCCACCAGCTAATATAAATAGACAATTAATACCAGAAACATCAACCCCCTCATCCAGTATGGGGGTTGCTATAAGCATCTGTAGCTCACCGGATTTTAGGCCATTAAGGGCTTTATCCCTAAATTTACCAGTTTCCTTACCATTGCTAAACATAACAGACATGTTAAGAGGCTCTAGTATCTCAAGTATGGTGTTGCCATGCTCAATCTCGTTCACAATAATTAAACACTGTTTCCCGATCTTTGCTCTTTTTATTATTTGTTCTATGAACTTCATATTTCTATGGTCATTCTGAATAATGCCTAGAGATCTAGCCTCTTGGTATTCTACATTTCCGACATCATGGTCTTCGCTCACTTCTAGAAAATGAACCACAGGTTTAGCAGAATACCCGTTTTCTATTAAAAACTTGTTGGTTATCTTTGTTATAATAGGACCAGTGCAGCCAAACAGCCGTTTTACGGCTAACGGCTGGGACTGGTCTACTGTTCCAGTCAATCCAAATCTACAGTATGCGTTAGACATGGACATAAATACATCGTACCAAGATGTAGAAGAAGCGTGATGCACTTCATCACCTATAAAGGCTACTACACTTTTAAGATAGGCCTTAGCCTTTGATACATTATTCTTAAGTTTTGTCCACTCCATATCTTCTAGTTCTTGTATTCTATCCTTAACTTCAGCTATTTGGTTAGTAAGTAGTATACTGTGTGGGTTGTGACGTAATTCAGATACTAGCTTCTTAACTTTGGCCTCTAATAGAGTACGGCTCTTATTTTTGGGCAATTCCTCAGGAAGCCTAAGATATTTACCAATAGTCGGTATCATAACAATAGTAACAATTTGTTCTTCCCAATTACCATCCCCAATAATACCAATTTTTATGCCTAACCTAGATTCCAATCGTGCATGGGATTGTATAAGTATTTCCCTAGAGTGGGTGAAGAATGTTATTTTCTCGCCTTTTTTTAATTGTGGGAGAAGTTGCTTAATAATACCACAGGCTACTTCACTTTTACCGCCATTAGTGGCTATATTAATAACTCCCCTCCCTAATTCTAGAGCTTTTACAACTGAGTCATATTGATAGTCTCTAAGAACTATGCTACCTAATTTTTCATCTGAGAGCAGTATCTGCTCCTCAGGTTTAACATATTGCAAAGGTTTTCTTTTATCTATGAATTTTATCTCTTGTTTAGCCTCAGTATATACTGCAGTTAGAGCTTCACTTAACAACCCAGTAGGGAAGGAACCCCTGGTAAAAAATCTTGTCCTACCATCCCAGAACCCCTTCTTAAAACTCGGAGAATATTCATGCCCTGGTGTAAGGACTGATAGGGATTTATCTAAAACTTTAGTCATCTTCTCATCCAAACCTGTAATTTTACACTTTAAGTTGGAAATTTCTATTGTGATCATTGTGTACCTCCTTTTTATTAAAGATAAAAGCTGAGATTTATTATCTGACACCTGTAATGGTGTGTATAGAATTGTGGCAGCGCATAAAAAATAAACCTCCGAGTGCATTTCGGAGGTTTACCTAGATGAACCTATTTATCACGTGGTTTCTGTAACTTGATTGACTGCATCTTGTATGGTCTTGTCTATAACTCCCTGTATGGCTTTACTAGCGGCATCTTGGGCAGTGGATTGTATCTGTGATTCTATGGCTTGTGTTATAGACTGCTGAAGAGAACCTGTGGAGGATTTTATAGTTTGTGATCCTCCCTGTGTAGCGTTGTATATTGAGCGAGACTCATTTAACACAGATTTTATTAGGCCAGACCATTGTTCGTCACTTAGCTTAATACCAAAAGAACCAACTTGTAGCTTTGCCTGCTCGATAGCAGCATTAAGTTTCTCTTCACCTTTAATCCCCAAAGTATGTTGCAGTTCATCAGCAAATTTTACACCTAGTTTGGCTAAAGACTTTGAGGTTTCCACCTGTTTTGCAGTATAATGCTGTTTCACATAGGCTGCTATAAATGTCATTAGTATGCCACCAATTAACTTTATAGCATCATTTAGGAATGCCGTAATTTGTGCATCCATTGTTATTCTCCTTTGTTGCATGAATTAGTTAAATTGTTGTTCAGTAATTTCATTTCCTTCAAGGTATCATGATGACATTTGTGTAGATATTTTAGTTCCTTCATTTCCAGTGAGTGTTTATTAAGTTCTTCCATAACAATATCATGAGTCTCTTTTAGAACTAGCTCCTGCCGTTCGCCCGCTATGCGGGCAACATAGGCGAGCACGGGAAGTGCTACTCCTTGAAAAAAGGATTGTACAATGTATTGCACCCATCCTACCAAATCATGAGGTCTCTGGAATAATAGAGGTATTAAGACAAATGTAGAAATGATGTAGAAGGTCACCATAGTAGACAAACCATAAGATAGTTTATTCCCCAGCCAGTCATTAAATGTTTTCATTAGTGACTCCTTACATGTAAAGTTTAATAGCTGTCATGAGAACTCCAGCAGAAGTTATTATATACCCCGCCCACCATCTGCGGGTAGTGCGGTCTTTCTCCTCATGGTCCTTGATTAGTGACGAGGAGTTTTCTTCGTACTTTTTTATTAAGGTTAATACCTCTTTTTGGCAATCTGACTTATCTTTACGGGTGACATATTCACCGGCTATAGATACCCTCATGTCATTGACCATAGTAAAGATTTCCTTTAGACTGGCTTTTATCTCAGCAATATCTTCTTTTAGTGCCTTAACTTCTATGTCACCCATATGTGCACTCCCCCTTTATATGCTACCTATTATATGCTACAATACAACATGTCTATTATTTAAATTCTCGTTTAGGTATGGAAGTGAAACAGGTCCATCAGATTTGCCCTCCCAGTTACTAATTTTAGGTTCTTGATACTAAATCTATGCTATTGGGAATGATATCTGTTGTATGATTTCTTCCTATTCTCATCTGTTATCGTTGCATACACTTGAGTGGATAATGGATCTGAATGTACAAGAAGGGATTGTGCATAAGACAAGGGAGCTCCGTTATTAAGGTCAGGGGTAGAAAATTTTTGGTGCTCAGGACTGGAGTGGTACTTGGTAAGTATGTCTGATATCAGGGTCTCAGCGTGTTAACTTCAATATTAGGGTAGCATTCTTGTATGGAATGTAGAATTTCTTCATTTAGGAATGTTATGCTGACTCTCTTCATATAATAAAACACAACCCTTCTTTTTTATAGAAAAGAAGGGTTGTTCAGAATATTTCTGAGTTCCCCCGTAAAGTTAGGGCATACTCGTCGAGAAGAAACTTATACCTAAAGAGTCTCTGGGTTCAATGATTTCAGAGAGTTGTTTCGCTTTTTCTGTCAACTACGCATTAAGTTCAACCAAATTGTTACCGTGGCTCCAAGGAGTTAAATTGATCTTGCCCGACAAATTACCTGTCGTTTTTGCTGTTATACTAACTACGTTAGTAATTCCATTCTGGTCGCAATACCCTGTGTTACCTATAAAAGTAACATCCATTCCTACGTCACCAGAACTCAAATCATCCGTAATACTCACAACTTTATTATTTACGGATCTGAACAGAGAATTTCTAGCTTCAAATTTTTGACCAGTTACATCGGCTCCAGCCCCAGAATGGCAAAGTAATGCACCATTAATTGTATGAGATACACCAACATCCGTATAGGCATACATTTCGCAATTATCTATTTTTATGGATTGATCTTGATGTAAACCAATGCCAACTGCTGCTGATGTATTAGATTTCATAAGACAATTAAAGAGTTCGACATCTCCTGCTCCTTCATAATCTAAATGAACAGCATACGCGTATAAGTCTTGCAGAACAGGGTCTACTAAATCGTCATAAGTGTTAATAATAGATAACCCTTCAATTCTACCTATCCCTCTATAATCAAGGGTAGAGATCGGATATTGTGCAGTATCGTCCCTTATAATGCAGGATAGTTTATTTACGCCTATCAAAGAGATATACCTGCCAACAGGGACGAGGATTCTCTCATAGTACGTTCCAGGATAAATCTTAATAGTGACAGGGTTATTAACTGAATCGTTTGCGTTGGCTATCGCAGTAACAATCGAACTGAAATCCCCCCAACGCTTTGCTACCTCGATGAATCCCTTTGGGATAATGATATTAGCTTTTTTGACCAAATAACCGTCAGGTATTGCTACTGGCGGTACATAATCTATTTGCATAAAAACAAAAGCAGATAAATTGACCGTTAATGTATTAACCCTAATAAATACGGCACTAACAGGTGACGTAAGCAATCCCTTACTCGTAATCAACTGAGCCTGAGACAACCCACTAATGAATACCTTACTACTATTATAAAACGCAACTTGCTCATTAAAATTGATTGTATAAGGCGTTTCTGCCGTTATTGGGATATAGTCTGAAACGGTATATGAAGCGTTTGTCCCTAATGTTCCATCAGTGTATTTCGCAAATTTACCAGATGTTGCGGTACTTTTATTGAATAAATTGTGAATATCATCCAAAATATTTACCACTTTACCCACGGTACCAGATAAGGTGGTAGCATTGACTAAAACGTCAAAATCAGATGTTTTAATCACATCTGGTTCTATAAAAAACTTATCATAGGATACGTATGAGCTCTTTATGCTGCCTAGTTCTAACTGCTGAATTGCTAAATTTGCGGTTAAAGTATTAACCCTAACATATGCTGCCCCCACAGGAGTGGTAAATTTACCATCAGCAGCAATTAATGTGGCTTGGGATAAGCCACTAATAAATACCTTACTACTATCATAGAAAGGTAGAAGTTCGATAGATGATAAAATATAAGCTGTTTCGGCTGTTACAGGTATAAAGTCGGAAACTGAATAAGTTGCACTCGCTTGTAATACTCCTGTATCCGACCTTGCGAAAAAACTATCTGTTACATCATCTTCATTAAATAGGTTTACCCCAACCTTCATAAAGTCAGCCTTTATTCTAGTGACCGATCCGTCTGCTATTCCTGACCCCTGATAAATGCCTCCCGATACCCAAGATGCACTATTCCAGTAGTACCACTCTCCATCTGTTGTAACAAGGTAGATGCCAGTGTCTCCAGTCGGTAAAGCAGTTTCCAGATCAATTAATGTTGCATATACGCCTTTAGGAGATCCACTTGCGACCGTAGCAATTTTGGTGTCAACGTAGTCCGTTGATGCTTTCAATGTTAACTCTAACGTATTCTCTGCCTTGAACGAAACAAGAGAATCCGAAACCCCCTTTAGGGTCTCAGTGGTTCTACCAATCCCGGCTAAATCTAACACACCACCCCTAACTTCATTAACCGCTTTAACTAAGCTAGACTTATCTACTGTATTTAGCTCTGCCACACTACCAACCTCTTTTTTAGAGGTCATTTTCTTTGGTCCACCAGGGGTACCAATGTATAGCTCCTCTTCAGCCACCACATAACCAGGTTCATAGGATCTTAATTTATCAACACTGGTTATTGAACCACTTGTTATCTGTATTAGATCTTTAGCCATGTTATTTCCTCCTCTATTCCACTATATCATCAAAATCTCCCCCGTTAATAGATTTACTTATTAACGGGTCGAACACATCATCAAAACTCCCACCATTTAGACTATAGCTATCTTCCACATACACCACAGACATTTTGGTATTTACTGAGTAGTACCTAACCCTAACCACCTGACCTAACTCCAAAGGCTCAGTGACACTAAAACTTGTCCTTGAGGTTTCGTTAAATCCTTGATGTAAGTATTGTGGGACGTTATCAATGGATACCTCCAGAGTGTGGGTTTGGGGGGTGTATTCTCCGTTTTCTAGATTAAACACTGTTTGACCATCTGAAGCTATGAAAGTTTCCTCATGTATGACTGCCCCCACTTTTTGTAGTTCTTCATTGACTGCGGTAGTATTTGAGGACAACTTGTCAAAAATAACCTCAAAAGTATCTAAATTCAGATTTAATGGTGTTAATTCAACCATAGGTAAACCTCCTATTGATTACTAATCAATGAGTTAATCATTTCTTCAAGAAGTAAGTATTTGGCCTGTAGATCTGTGTTAACAGCTTTAAGCTCCTCATACCCAGCTACCAAATCTTCTGTACTTTCCCTCAATTCCCTGAACTCCTTTTCCGCTTCCGTTCTTTTATACATAACAGCACCGTGCTCTTTATCTATTACCTTAGTAGGCATAAAGGTATACCTCCTTAAATAAAAATAGGTCATTAAATAAAATACGGGGATAATCATAGTATTAATTATCCCCGCAGGTGTCTTAGTATTTCAAGATGTTCATCAATTTCTTAGCTCTAGGTCGAGCTAGTGGATTTGTGGTAGTCAGAACTATTTTCACTCTGAATTCTTTGGCATTGATATCCACTTTATTCCACTCATACCTGGAAAATTCCTCATCCACAGGTATTATGGAAGGCGTTAGCAACTCATTCCACACCTCAGATACATCAGTATTCATGTAGTACACATGGCACGCAGTACCTGAGGGCAGTGTAAGATCCAGCAACACCTTTATTTTTGTGAATGACTCATCCATAACAATATTTTTTGAGACATACGTGCAAGAGGTTTTATCAGTAAACCCCACCACATTTACTGCATCCACTGCTAACATAGGAGAAGTTGAGTCGGCTACATTAAAAACAGCTTTTAATGATATGCTGTTGGCGATAGAGGATAATTCCCTATCTACATATGTTTCTATAGGTAACCATGAACTGGAGTTTACCTTATAGTACCATTCTATGCCAGCATTTCTGTAATCTAAAACTTGAGCAGCAAGTAAGAGCCTATTCAAGGCAAGCCCTGTTACATCATTAAATACAACTTGTCCATTACTAGTAAAATTAGCCTTATACACATCAAATTTTAAGTCTTGGGTCTGGTGTGCGGTCCAAGTGAGAGCATTAGAGGAGCTAAATAACACTCCCGTGGAATAAGGTTGGCTAGTGACATAATTATTTGTTATAAGATCTCTGGCCCCCAGTGTAGCGGTGAATACACTATAAACATTGGAATCTGATAGCACACATATACAGTATTGTTCGTTGGATCTGCAATACACTGGCTGATTCAGGTCTACCAGTGTGGCTGTCTGACCCTTATCAGACACAGTAATGGCACTAGAAGGCACAGTAGTTTCAGCATAGCAAGTGGTACCTGGATAACCATTTACCATATTTCTGATCTGCACTACTATGGCCTTACTTGGATCTTTTGTCGCAAAATACAACCCAATCCTGGTTATAATAGTGTCAGACTCAAATGAAAAGGATTGAGCCAATGGGTCTATGGGCACCATAACTATAGTAGTGGTAAGAACTGTATTAGTAATAATCTGTTTCCTGCCCTGTGCTCGGTATATGGCGGTTCCATGTCCAGTGGCTGAAGATAATTTAACCTCAACACTACCACAGGGGGTATTGGCGGGTACTGTAAATTGAGCAGTGAACGTTCCTTGCGTACCGGCCCTTACCGTACCTGCTTGAGTACCAGCAACGGTAGGTGCTAATGGGGTTAATGGAACCACGGTGTCGTTAAAACGACACACTATATTGTCAACCGAAGGGGTAAAATTTTGCCCTGTAACTTTAACGACTTTTTGTCTCATATACATGATAGCTTCATCTAAAGTAATGGATGAACTGGTACTAACAACGGAAGTAGAAGACCCCCACCCTAAGGATGCTCCCCCATCAACTAGGCCAAGGGCTATCCATTTTAGTCTCTCTTCTTCTGCCCAACTTTCTCCTCTGTGATACCACCATCTCCTAAGTGTGGTTGTTTTTGTCTCGGTTTTATTTAGAAGAATCTTGGTGGAGTCTATCCAGTTATCTACGGCAGGTATAACTGAAATTAGGCTCATGGGATTGTACACGGCATAAGGATTGACTAAAAAGCTCTCTGTAGAAAAAGTTTGGCTCAAAGCCTTTAAGTGTGTAAATGGTGCCATCATAATTCTACCTATTGAAGAAACCTGGGTTTCGTAGGTCTGAGTATTGGGTGTCATTTCACTTATGCCAATCGTAAATGGAAGGGTTAATTCTTCATTATCTAAGTCTATAGTTGCATCATACTCTGGATGGGTTAAATCAGATTTAGTGACACCTATAAACCCATCTGTAAATATGCCCTTAAGATCAGTAGCTGCCTCTCCATCTGCCGCCTCTTTGTCTAAATCCGTCATGGCTTGATTGTACTCTATGTCATCAACCCTTTTGGACAGTCTAAACAGGTCAGATTGGGATAGCCTCACTGTGTTGAAGTTACTTATGTCCATTTTTCCTGAATTTGGATACACTAGAACCGTACCAATTATGAGTTTAGTGGTGTCTTGATTTAGGGGGGTTTCGGATAGTCTGACAATCTCTGGTTTACCCTCAAGGACATTGGCAACTCCGTCCTTGTCTAAGGTCACTAAGTCTTTCCTAGCCAGATAAAAGTTATAACTAGCGTCAACGGTAGTCCCGGTTACTGGACGATCACCGTCGAGGAAATGGAGATAATGGTTATATTCAAACAGCTCTAACTCTATATCTGTTCCTAAAACCATGATTTTGTTATATTTATAAGTTACGGTATACGTGGTACCGATACTGGGATCTATGCCTGGGAGGGACCAGTCCACCCCATCATTAGTTAGTTGATAGTCAACCCCATTAACATATGTGGTTCCACCAGCTACGACTGAAACAATATTAACTACAGGAGTTTTAGATAAGTAGTCGATACCACCCGACACGTTACCCCTAGTTAAGATGTCTACCTTTTGCACAGTTGCTTTTACCTGAGTGATCTCCTTAACAGGCTGATTGTTTAATAGGTATCTATCAATACCTGTGATATATCCTTTGGGCTCATTTAAAACTTGTCTGGTAGTTTGGCTATAGTTTATAGAAACTGTGGAGGCAGCAGGTTTTATCATTTCAAACCCCTGAATGTACGCCTTACCCTCTGTGAGAGATATGAGGAGTTTGCCATCTCTAACCTCGTTTCTATCTCTTAGGTCTAATCCATTTATTTTGTAGTTACCATTTTCATCATAAGTCCTGCGTGCCAGCACATCAGTAATAACATCAATTTCTGGTGATATATCTGACTTTAAAAGAACCCCACCTTCCAACCTAAAAATGGTTGTAAATTCAGGGTTATTTCTAGCAAATTGGACAATCTCCTTTGACCGATGTGCGCCAGTTTGACCAAAATTCTCGTATCCCATGGCGGGATCTCTAAGTGTGGGGTCTTCTATTTCCGTTACTATAGTTGTGATCAGTTTAACTCCAATGACTTCTGACCCCACCCCGTCGATAGTAAGAGTAACACCATCCACCAATCTAACTAAGCCATCCATGTATATCCTGCCAGATGAGATGACGGCGTCATTACCACTAACCGTCAAAACACACCCATCCACTACTGACCCATTTTTCAGTATAGTGTCGCCAAGTCTACCTATATGGTCGTATAGGGTAGTTTGGATTTGTGTAAATTCCCTGGCTTGCTCTGCTGAGCCTGGTACAGCCAATATAGTGGTATACCCTTTAGAAGGGTCATAATCATCATAGTAAGGAGCAGTTATGATGGGGTTTGGCATGCAGTACACCTCCGTTTATTTTAATGTGTCTAGAATTCTACGATTAAAACTAATTGTTCTCTCTGATCAGGATCCCTATACACTGGCTTTCTATTGTCAATAACTTCAATAATGCCAGGGTCTGTGACCTCACCAGGTAACAGGACATATTGCCCTATCGGAACACTAACTTGCTTAACCAACCTAGTGTAGGCAGCAATCTGTCTATAAACTATGTCTGTTGGTAATTCTGAATAGGACAAAAAGGTAGAAATGTACACCCATCTAGCACCTTGAGAAAGTGCATCAGCATAGGAAACTATCTTCCATTTAGTATTACGATAGGTCAACTCACCAGAAGGGTCAGGCCTTACTAAAAATATGGATTCTACCTTTTTGTATGCTATGGGATCTATGAGCTCATCTGTGTTGGTGGGGGTGGGTGGATAGGATTCTCCTATAACCGTGGTGGTGGGGGTGGCTGTGGTTCTATCTGCCTCCGTCCAGGCAGTAGGCTTACCTATGCCAAAATACACATCAGGTTTGTTATAAAAGTCCATAGCCCTAGATACGTGGCCTTTTAGATGGGTTACTGACATATTGTTACCTCCTCTTCTTATTGGGGTGTTTCCTAGTTTTCTCCCCTAATGATTTTGGAGAGTTGTTTCGCTTTTTCTGTCAACTACGAACTAGCTATAATCTTAAACGTCCGTAGTATAGCCTTTAACTCATTTACCTCCGTTTCTAATTCACCCAATGTTGCACCACTGGTGTTAGGGTTTGCCGCACCAGTAACCCCATTCGCAAGTGTGTGAAAAGCCGTAAAAGCGTTGCCACTTATGTCAAACGTCCTAAATGCTATCTCCGGAGTCTCCCCATACCCCACATTCAATACCAAGGTAACGCCGTCAGCCTGTTTAAAAGTAAACACAGCACCGTCAATCAGAAAGCCTGTCGTTGCCCTATACATAGATACGTCAGCAGGATATCTATTATAGTTATCCGTAATTTCTCTATGCTCCACGCTATTAGGCACGTTAAAAATCTGGGGGAAGACCTCCCATTCATTCCAGCTATCCGTTAAATTATTGGATGTTCTAAAAGCTAATTCAGATTTTCCTGCGTTATAAGGTGTATTAAACTGATAAGCTGCACCGTCAACCTGCTTAACTGTTTTAAGTAAACCGTCATAAGGTACTGAACCTTGCGCCCTATTTAACGTAATTCCGTTATTAAAAGTCGAGGGTAATTCCGTGCCATCCAGTATGACCGTACTAGCAGGATAATTAATAAAGCCATACCATCTTAACGCTTCTGGGATGATAACTGGAGTTAACAATGATGTTATCCAGACATTTCCAATATTTAACGGATGAATATGCCGACCGTCTGCATAAGGATCATCTTGCCATACTACATTCGTTGAATCTAATAAATAATTGTAGGTGTCCACGAAACAACAAAAATAATCTCTACACGCCCTTTTTATCACTGGGGTAATTGCATCGAACCAAGTCGCGTCCCTGCCATTAGGACTATCATTCATTGAGTTTGGCATCATTAACACAATACTCATCTGTTGAACCGTTTTACTTGCCCGTATAGTGGCAAGTCCAGTTCTTAGTTTTGTTTCGAACGCGTCCACTTTTGCTTGTGTAAATGGCAGACCACCTGAGTCATTTGGTCCCCATTGAACAAAATAAGCATCTGGATTTTCGGCCATATCCTCAGTAATATAAGAATCTAACCATGTTTGAACAGACATTCCACTATGACCTTTATTCAAGCAGGTCGCATTGTGAACACCATAAAGGGTTAATATATCCCTAGATGCTGTGGACAGTATCCATTTTGGGTCTGTTATAGCATCCCCTTCAATAGTGCTAGGGCCTGAAAATGATAGTGTAACTGCTTGTTTTAACCTTAACTTTTCTTGGTAAGCAACTAGGTACTCCCTGCCGAAAATATACTTAGTATGTTTCACATTATCTGCCTTGAACGAAGCAAAGTCCTCCTGATTTGTTTTAAGGACTACCTTTGCTACTTCTGCCTTTTCTGCACTGGTATAATCATTAGTAGATAGTCCTTTACCCTCTACCTTATCAACCTTTAGTAATAATCCCTCCTCGGTATCAGAGGAAAGACTTTCAATCATATTCCTAACAGTCTGGGTAGCTTTTCTGGGTTCCACCCCAACCCCCTTACCTATATATAACTCCTCTTCATCTGTGATGTAAACTGGCTCGTTCTCAGCAGGAGTGCCTAGATTAACCTTTAAACCATACCTCAGTTGTATTAGATCTCTTCCGTCTGCCATTTGTATCTCCTCCTAACCTTCTATCACTTGTTGCACATATTCGTATAAACCTAATTCACCACCACTGATACTTCCTGTGATGGGTAAGGCATCCCCTAATTCACCACCATATAGGGAGTCCCCAGAAATTCTGTGTATATACACTTCTACCCCACCACTGTAGTCCTCAACAATGTCTCGTATCTTCTTATCCTTTACAACGGACACAGTGTACAGATTACTGGTTGGGAATATTTCCATAATCTTTGTGTTTCCATCTATTTCCCCCGTGTAAGTCCCTGATAGAGAGTATCTACCGCTTCTCATACCAGAATAGCTACTTCTAGTGCAGATGCCTTTATGTTTTATCCTCACCTCATAGCTAGGAACCTCAAAATCTAAATTGTGCATGACAAGGTCTAAGGAGTTATTCAATTCTCCACCATACAGCACTTCACCTATAGGTAAGTCATCACCCAGTTCCCCACCATTTATGCTCACATCTATTTGAGGTTCCCCTAACAACCCACCAGTAAACTCCCTATCATATGACCTAGGTGCTATATCTAAGAGCATTGATGCTCCAAACACTTGTTGTATTTCTTGGGTATCAAAGGTAACCTGCCTACCGGAACGAAGACCCCTACCAGAATATGCACCACTAAACACGCAGGTTTCCAGCTTATCCTTGATAGGCATATCACAGTGCAAAGAATAAAATTGAGTTAAGACCCACTCACCAAAAGATACTTCACCATAATTCCCATCTCCACCTAGTATAGAATTAGCTTGGTAGTAAGCTTTTATGCCTGCCCCCTTAGATCTCTGTATCTCTTGCATCATTGATTTGTTAGATTCTGGGGAGATAATGTCAACTACCCCAGACCTATAATAACTTCCACTTTGTAGCTTATCTTTACCACTGAATGCAGATTTGTTAAAAGTAAATATGTTATTAAAAGGCTCATATATCTGAGAAATATTGCCAGGGTCATCAACATATGACTCCACGATACTCTTTAAGGCAGGGGCGGTAATCCTGGGTTTTGTGAGCACTAACAGTATCCTAGTACGATAAGACTCATTCAATTCCTCCGCAGATCTAGGAACACCAAACCATTTACCCCATTCTTCAAGCCACTCGCCTGTAGATGTAGTTATGTTGTACTCTAAGTTTAGTAAAGACTGGTCATTCCATAACTCCATAAAAGAATTATTGACACAATCTGTCAGACATTTTAACTCACCTTTTGGCGTGTTGTTGAATATGGATATTAAACTATTAAATATTTCACCCATATTCCACCTCCTAGCTAACTATAACGACTACATCATCTGGTCTTACTAATTCATTTTCTTGGACCACTATGTTGGAAGAAGGGGAGATGTGAACATCGTATATGACATCAGCATCTAAATTACGTATAAAAGAAATTAGCTCCGAGATCACAACACTCTCAGATACTGTGTACTGACTCAAAAATAAAATTACTGAAGTTAGTATTAATTGTTGATACATAAGTTTGTCTATGTCTTCGTCCTCCGTTAATTGTACGTATACCGTCAGATTTACAGTTTTTTTGGACACTGGGAGTATTTCTACCTTTATGCCAGCCGGCCTATAATCCTCTAGAGACGCAACCACAGCATCCCGTAAATCTGGGGGTAATTCACCATCTGCATTATGAGCATATATTCTTACAGCACCTATACCATCAATTATTATAGCCCCAGTAACTCCTGGAACAGTTAGGCACCCATATTTCAGGGCGGCATTCGTCCCTTTGGCTAAAGTATCCACATAGGCCGAGAACCTAATTCTCAGTTCTTCTGGGGTTTCTTCCACCTTTCCATTATAAAAAGCCTCGTTATTAGAAATTGAGTAAATTTGCTCCAAATTAGTCATACTTGATTTTATTGAGCCCGCTGATACATTACCGATTTTACCGGGTTGGGTGCACTGAATTAACATATCCACACTTTGGGAACCCACAGGTATCAAATTATCAGAGGTTGTTTCAAAGTATATCAAATTATTAGAGGAGACAGCATAAAATCGAAATCCCGAAGGTATAGTCATCGCACTGGATATGGGATACTTAAAGGTGATGGTTATAGTGCCAGATGAAGGCACAGAGGGGTATTTCTCAAAGCCAAAGCTATTCAATGCAGAGTTCTCCACGGCACTGATAAATGCTTTATACATCTGGTAATAAGAAGATTCTAACTCAACGGCTATAGATTCAAGCATAGTTCTGGATACTGAACCCACTGAAAAATTAGTTATTTTGGAGTTGTTAGACTTAATCCAGTTTATCATATTATTGAGTATAACGTCAAATGTTTTAATAGTTAGACCCATTGTGAACCCCCATTTCATTACAGAGTACTATATATGCTATATGAACCCTTAGAAGTAACTATCTTACAACTAATGCTGACTGACTCATCTAGAGAGGTCACGCTAACATCTAACACATCAACAACTCTAGAATCACTTCTAAATGTTTTGATAAGCTCTATAACGGCTTTATCTCTCCAGTTTGTATCACCCTTATTTCCGATTATTTCCATAAAATTACTACCATACTCAGGGTGATAAACTAGAGTACCTTTTTTAGTTCTAAGACGATGCACTAAATCCTGTTTTAAGCATTGAATCCCAGACACAACTGCGTAGTCTAGAGTGGATGTATCAACTTTTAAGTCATCTTGACCAGCTTGAGATAAATTTGAATCATCCCTAGACAGCATAAAATCTGACCCAAATATCAGGTCACCTGCATTCACATCTACGTTAGTCACGGAAGAACTCAGAATTTCCACAGGTATCAGAATTACATCCCCAGGTTTCTTGACATTTACCCCTAATGAATTGTAGTATCCCATCCCGACTATAAATGGGTAATCTAACTGATTATATATCACTATATCAGACCATTTATTGGCATTCAGTAGCACTTTCTGCGCAATGCCTCTTATGGTGTCTCCTTCGCGTACAGTATATTTTTCTATTCTTTCCATTTAGGTTACTCCTTTCAGGCTAAAATAATTATTAGACTGGTTAGAGTAGGAATCGAGAAATAAGAAGTCCATACGCTTTACATATGCTACAGTTCTCTGCAAATCCCGTAAGACATGTATTAATTCAATTGGTAACTTACCGTTTCTGTATTCCAGGGATTGAGTAACAACTCTTATATTATGATCTATACGGGATAGATCAAATTTAGTAACTCCCTGCATGATGCTAGAAAGGGTGCTTGTCTTTAATTCTCCATAGATACTTAGAGCCTCTATATATAAGACATTACACCATACACGATCTAAGCCCCCTAATGCATGCGAGTATCTTAATAAGGGACTGTCAGACACCACATAAGAGGTCATGCTAGGCAGCACTATCATAGGATCATTTTTTAGCAGTTTTGAGTGAACCTCCACGGACTTGCTGGATACTTCCCCTATGAAACTAGATTCTAAAAAAGCCTTAGTCAAGTCTATACGTGTATTAACGACTACTCCTGGGGGAATTAATGTGTAATCCCTCAGCGCAGATTTACAGGTGGATCTGGGGATATATCCTTCTGTGTCACCAAGTATGGCACTAAGATTATAGCAAGGGGATAAGATCTTATCTAACACACTGTTGTCCAGGGTATATCTAAAATACTCTAAAGTATTTGACATAGTATCCACCTCTAATCATATTGTACATACTCAAGGGTATCAATAAACTCCCAGTTACTCACACTCTGATCAGAGGGTATAAATGCAGGGCGTACGCAAATTAACTGTATATTATATTGGTAAATTAAAGGTCTTGAGGCGGATCTGAGTAATTGAAATACTTGCGGTATAACTATCCAGTGTTCGCCATCAGTATAATTCTGAAAGATGAGCTCCTTATCCGGAGTAACTTCAGACCCAGGTGGCAACTTATCATAATATTCCCTGAGTAAGTCTCTTAACTGCTTGAATTTAGCAAACCCAGATTGTACAGTGCTGTCTTTATTAGCACCTTTCCATCCAGTAGTACCTTTCATAGTTATAGAAGGTAAACCTGATCCAAAGTCATCTACCCACGCACCACCTTTGGTTTGGGTAACAGTAACTCTAGCACTCTCTACCTGAACATACTCCTCAGGATTCAGCGCAAATTTATAGAATTTTCCCATAAATCCAAACTCTATACGCTTAAGATTATTTATGCCATCACTTTGCATATTATTAGTATGAAATTTGACTACATCAGACAATCCACTTCACCTCTATTCTAAGCACCATCAATTGTGTGAACTCTTCCAGATGCCTTTATTATAATATCCCCATTCTCATCAAATCTTATGAAACTACCTGTATTATGATTTATGCTGATTTCCCCGGATGAGGATATAAGGTAGCTACTGTCTCCCTTAGAAGTATGTCTGATTACTGAAATAGAACCGTCTATGTCTATTATACTTTCTGAGTAATCCGCTCCCAATCCATGGGTGTTAGAGTCGATTTGCCTGCGTGATATTAGCTTTCCTTCTGGAGATATCTCGTGATAGGATAGGGTACCATCATTGTTATCTCTGGTTATGCGTGGCATTCCTGTCTTACCAATAAAGAGTTTGGTACAGGTAGAAACTGCATCATCAAAATTAGACCTGTGGCAAAACAGTATATTCAGGGGAAAGGTGCTAGGTTCGTCCCTCCCCTCTCGTACCTTTCCTATGAGTTGATCCAACTCAGACAAATCCTTGTGATCGTACCCGTTGTGACTATCGGTTATAACATCATATGGATCATATCCCATCTTAAAAAAAGTCTTAGAGGAGTGAGAGTGCTCTACCCCTCCATCCCCGTCCACTTTATCGTAGGACTGACAAGGAAACACTTTTAAATATTTGAGAGCCTCTGCCTTATCTTGTGGGTTATCCTGATTTAATGGATAAATGGTAGTAAGGATATTCTTGAAAGAGTCTTCAGTATCTGGCAAAACCCCCAGGATAATAGGTTTAGTTCTAGCTGCATCTAGAAAAGCTAAAAGTACTAACTGTCCTTCCATTATAGGTTCCGTTGTACCCCATGAAGTCATAGTTTTTACGCTAAATCCTCCACTAGAGGATAGTATTTTTGGGGAATACTTGCCTTCTAGAGAGGTGGGACAACTAAATACATCACTCGTGTTTACTATCTGCACATCTGCTGTGCAATGTTTATGGTGGACGTTAAGTATTTTGGCTATAGCCATATACCCCTGCATTTTACTACCGGGTTTATAGGAATCCTCAGCTCTGCCAAGATGAGGCTGAGTTACTATTTTAGGTTCTTCTACCATATTGACCTCCTATACGATAAACACTCTAACTGGTCTCCTACCAAAATCCAATGCCCTGGACTCATTTTCCGCAGTAGGTATCTTAGGGTCACCGAGGAATATGTCAATTCTGGCCCCTTTCATATTTATGGAGCTATCTAGCTTCCCAGTGTCTTCTGCTATATATGTTCCGTTAACACTGGGGTATTCTGAACACTCCACTCTGACAGTTGACCCTTTAGGTATCACACTAAAATCCACTGCTATAGTTCTACCTTCTATGGGCCAGGTTTGACTAGCAGTTTGATTACCTGTTGCTATATACGCGGTGGCAATCATTAACATTGTGTTTTGTCCTGGGGTGTATTCAAATACATCCCTAGCCTCAGTAAAGTGGCTATCAAACCACCCACCTGTGAATCGGTGTATGCTAACTCCCACCCCTGAGTTGTTGTCTAAAACCATGTCGTTACCTACGTACATGCCCACATGCTGATAAGGATTAGACTTAGCACTAGTATTTGTTTTCTCACCAGCAAATATCAGATTTCCTGGTTTAAGGTCTGCCTTGCTGACTTTATAACCTTGCTTTGCCTGTCCGTAGGTGTCTCTTGCAAGGCTTATACCAGCTGACTGTTTAAACACATATTGCATAAAGGAAGAGCAGTCCCATGTCAAAGTTTCGGGACTATTTCCTCCATACACGTAGGTCACCCTACCTATAAAGGTTTTAGCATATTCCACAACACTACTAGCACTCCCAGTAGTGGTAGGAATTTTATCTCCAGTAACCGGATCTACAACCACAGGATCTTTCAAAGTTGCCATCCAAGGTACGCCACTGAATGGGGTGCTTTTTCCATAAGGAGGTGTAAATCTATCCTTAGCTGGGCAACCCCTAGTGAGTCCTATCACTGTCAACCAAGAACCAAAATTGATAAAATCATGAGACACAGATTTTATATAGTATTCAATGGCCGTACCATCCTCAATGGATTGATAGATCAGTTTGGTGCCAATCTTGTAACCGTTGCCCCCTTTCACTAACAAAGTACCATTAAACATGGAATTGTTTTTTATATTCCAGTTAAATAAATCTTCTTGGAACTTCTTCACTATAATGGTAACTCCAGGTCTGTCCTCCACAGTCTGATAGGCCGCGTATAAACTCTCAACATGTAATCTCCGGGTACCATATTTTTTAGAATATGGCTCATACCATATGGGCATTAATCCAAATGTGTTAAATGGATTAGAAGAAGTTCCGCCTATTTTCATACCTACTGAGTACACCGTGTATGTCTCCACATCACTTCTACCTATCTCATCCAATACCACATCCTCATCAGTGACGGTGACAGAATCAAGAGACTTCCAGCTACCTTCACTGAAAGGAGTTGGCCTCAGATACAAAGTGGGCTTATCATCCACCCCGATCTCCCAGAATAGCTCATGAAATGGAGGATCGGACACCTCTACCATAAATGCCCACATACTTTTCTGCCAGTTTAAGAGGGCAAGCCCATTCATCATTGTTACTCCATCTATACTAGAGGTGTTTTTTGATATTTTGTCAAATAAGTTACCATTAGAGAATTCATAGTTAGCATTTGGTTTAGCTATCTTTTCCCAAACAAGGTTTATAAGTTCACTAGGAGATAAACCAGATAGAGTAGACCCAAGTGAGAGTGATAATGACCCAAGATAACTCAGGTCCTCCACTTCAGGCATTTGACCTAGCTGAAACTGTATAAAGGCTTTACTAACTCCCCTACCTGTTATAGTTATTATCCTCTGTGGCTTATTATCCTGTATTACCACTTTCTTACGCACATCATCTACTAATCCCATGAACACTAATTTTCTAGACTCAGGAGGCCTCCACATTTCTATGGTTACGAGGTCATTAGACTCCACCCACAAATGCCAAGGTTTTTTTCTAGATAGAAGTATAGAAAAAATGGGGCTATCCGCCCCCATATCCCGCTCTGTGTGAATGCTCAGAATGTCATTGTCAATAGAAGATCTGGGGTCGGTAGTGGTTCTAAGAACAAGATTTTGCGTATCTGTGTATATGGTGACTATAGATTGTGGTTTATACCTCTTAGCCTGCACTCACTGCTCACCCCTTAACTTTTATCTCAAGGTTTTAACTGTTGAAAGACCATATCCACCTCTTGAGGAGTTAAATCCAGATATATAGTCAACTATGCCATTGGAGACTTTTGACTGATTATCAACAGTCATCCCTTCCACTTTACCTGAGATATTTATGCTGTGTTGTATCGTGGCATCGGGAGTTGGAGTAGACCCAACCTTTTCATTATAATTCTTAGAAGAGATGGCACTAGAATTCATATCCTTAACCTGAGACTGTATATTGATAGTCCTGGCGTTTAGTGTCTGAACATCAGCAGTAGAAGTGTCAATTGAACTACCAGTGTAAGAACTAGTGTCTGGAGTCTTTTTACCATGCAGTTTATCCCACAGCTTACCAGCTCCTAAAGCACCAGCCATAGATCCCCCACCTACCAAGGCCCCAGAAGCTAATAAGCCGACCCCACCAGTACTAATTCCTGCTAGTCCGGCAGCCCCCATACCCAGGGCACCTCCAATGAGACTACCCGCCCCCTTAAATAAGGATTTACCAAAGCTATTACCGCTAGCCATGTCTAATCCCACTCCCACGGTAGTCCCAACAAGGGGTATAGGTTTTAAAGCTGTCTTACCTAATGCCTTTAATCCACTAGAACCAGAGGAGAGGAGGGACTTTGAGTTGCCTAGTATTGTTTCAGGAATATTTTTCCATCCACCTGTTTCTGGACCTAGTTTAGTTAGCACGTTTTTAGCTATGTTTCTGGCTCCAGAAATGGGTTGAGGCGTACCATTATAGTTGGAGCTGTTTAATATATCTATCCCGGAACCTGCTGTAGGGGCTGTACGTGCCCATCTAGACAGGCCAGCCCCTATGCCTCCTGGACCTGGTGGTATATTTCCACCAATATTTCTTAATAAGCTACCACTAGCACTTCGTAGTGCTGTGCCACCTCCTATACCAGCAGCAAACATTCCACCTAATTGTAAAGTGGCAGGTAATCTATTAAATTGGGTCATCACATTGGTACCTATATTACCCGCCCATGTTCCCATAGTATTTGCCCTTTCTTCTTTATAGGCATCAGCAACAGCTTGCTTACCAGATGTGGACGAATCATATAGTTTTTTTGCTTCTTCCTCTGACGATAACCCATAGGTCACGAGGGCATCCGAGTATTCTTTACCCTTCATGTTGCTTATTTTGTCTAGAGTACCATTCCTGTTTAATGTCTGGACAGTCTCCATCTTGTCAGTCCAACCAAATTGCTGGGCTATAACCATTTCTTGGTTTGCTAAAGTGTCCCCAGGTGAAGCCCCGCCCTGTATCCTCCTAGCACCTGATAGCATGTCCTTTAGATTTTGTGGATCAGCTAAACCTTTTTGTCTTTGTATCTGTAGGTCTTGGTACCCAGAAATGCCCTGCCATCTTTTATTAGTACCAAGTCCCATTAACAGATTACCAAGGTTATCACTGCTTTTTATGCCGGCATCCATGCTGGAGAGTAATGATGCACCCCTCTCCCCCTTCAGAGTAGGATTACCCTGACCAAGTATAGTTTGGGCACCTACTACAGAACCCAGCTGATCAGTGGACATCTGTGTCATAGAATTACCTACTTGTTGGACTAAGGCAACAGTAGAGCGTATAAGTTCTTCCTCACGCCCCCTCATATTAGTTTTCTTTATGGACCCTGCCAGTAAGTCAGCAAACCTGCGTTGATCCCCTTCTTTTACAGCTCCTATTTGGGAGAGTATGCCGCCAGCACCAGCAATGAGGTTAGGATCAACCCCATGTATTCTACCAAATTGTTGTCCATAGGTTATGTCTTGGTTAATTTTGTTCTTATCGCCTGAGGTGCCCTGGAGAGACAGTAATGTGCTGGCAGTGTCTAGGGTCTGTTGACTTGTATATCCATTTTTTATACCCACATCTTGTAAGTCTTCAAGGGTACCACCATTTATACCAGAAAAATTGTTACCGTAAGATCCCATCTTCATCCCATACCTAGCAGCTTGGGATTGCCTTTGACGTTGAGAAGTTACAGAGGAATCTATGTATTGTCCTGCTCCATGTATTCCCCCAAATGGCAACAAACGAGATAAGGGGTTTAACGCCTTGTCCCCTTTAGCTAAAAGATCAGATTCCCTCATTTCTCCTATCTGACTATGATATTGGCTGGCCATAGTCTGAGATGCTCTAGCTTGTTGTAGAAGGTTGTTGAGGTTGTCACTTCTAGCCTTAGCCTGAGTGTATGCGTATTTTAATTTGTTTTCCTTTTTAGTATCTGTTCCAGTGTAATCCATATAGGCTGTTTGAGCCTTGGAGACAACTGCATCCAATCCAGACTTTTTAGACTGGAGGTAAGACATAGCACTCTCAGACTGGGACTTAAGGCCACTAGCATACTTCATCTGTTTTGAAGACATAAAGCCTTTTTGAACATGTTCTGCCTGTGAGGCTAATCTCTTAACAGACCTTAATAAGGTCTCTAGTTCTCTGAGTTTATCTTTGGCTTGAGCAGTTTCAACCATAACATCAACTTGATATTGGGTTTTTGCCTTTTTTGGTGGTGTTGCCATTGTACTATACCTCCTCCCAATCTGAGATACCCCTGCATTTCTCTGGGATTAACACCTCTTCACTCTCGTCAAAGATTTGAGGTACAGAATTTGCATCCATTTCCTTACAACCTTCTGAGGACATCTCGTTCCATTCATCCATAAAATCTGGATCGTGGTATGACTCGGAGTCCTGTGACGGGGTTGTATCCTCGGCATCTAATCTATCCGTGTCTATGAGATAGTGAATGAACATTAAGTCCAGTTGTTCGTTAGTTAAATCCATGTATTTAGTATCTGTGGGAAGAACCTTAAAAGTCTTCTGTACCCACCATTGAAATCTAGCATCATTTGTTTTCGCTATTTCCTGGAGGTTCGCTGTCTGTAGGTCTTCTACGAAAAGAATCCCTCCAGGACAAATACTGCAGGAAGACATCTTCCATGATTTCGTACTCCACATCTGGGTCAAACACATCAAACCACTCTGGAAACTCACTTAGCACTACGTCTAAGGTAGATATAACAGTAGCTATATTGTCTGTTAGTACATCCACACTCAAATTACCGCCCAGCAAAGCTGATTTTAGAGTTCCTATCTGGAGTACTTCCATTTGTGAGGGATGGTGTACTACGAATCTACCTACAAATCTTTCATTTATATCACTGTAATCAACATTTATAGAATGTGTGCGTCCCTTACCCTGGTTCACTTTTTGTAGGGTGTTGGAACGTAAAGTCCTTAAGACATCTGGTTGAACTACTGTCATCGATATTCCCCCTCTTATTAATGGTCATTAAATAAAATGGAGACACAGGTATGTTTTAAAATACTTGTGTCTCTCGTGACTTGTATCTAGTTATCTTAGATCTTGTTGCTAGCCTTGAGGTAGGTGAAAGTGGCGTTTTCTCCAGCGATGGCATTTACACGGAAAGTCTCACGGTAATTTACAATAGTGCAGCCCTCATAAGAACGGATGAGGGTAGGGGGGTCAACAGTCTTATCATAAACCGCGATAGTTATAACATCCTTTTTTAATACTTCCTCCCCTAAGGAGGCAAACCCGGCTTTAGCTAGGTCACCCTTTGAAACACTAGACGTACGAACAAAGAATCTCTCTAAAGTAAGAGAGCCCTCATATCTGTTGTTAACATGCTCCACTGGCATTATGCTACCAATTTCGTATACCCCTTCTGTGCCAAAGGAACGCTCTCCCTCTAACCCTTGTGCTTTACCCACCACTACTGTACCAATTTGTATTTGTATGGAGTGGCCTGAGTGGACTGTTTGCTTAGATTCCATTGTCATTTGTGATCACCTCCCATTAATTTTAGATGTCAGTGACGAAATGTGAAGTTATGAGTATGAAGTTTATGGGATCAAGATAGGCTACATCATAATCCACTCTGATGATGGACCCAGCGAAGGTAACCACGATGTTTCTAAAGGCTGCTATTTCTTCGTTAGCTACTGCTGCTGTTAATATACTTTTTGCAGCTAGGGCAACAGTGGTTACATTTACTGGTGTACCCTTACGGCCTACAAAAGTAGCTTCTAAAGATTGAGTAACTTTACCGGATAGGGCATCAGATCCACGCCTGAGTGACAACTCCCTGAAGGGAGATCCGATTTTAAGATCGGTGGTAACGGATTGGGCTAATCTTATGCCCCCACCATACACTTTTTCAAGTGTTGCTACCCCGGAAGTTATAAGGTCATCTATGTCAGGGTCCCCTGCCATTAAGTCTTTTTCTAGAGCAATAAGATTAAAGTAATCAAAGGTTAACGGCTCTGATGGGTCTACCCCGGAAGCACGTCCGGCTAGCATAGCAGCAGTAAAATAAGATGGCACCAACTTTGTAATTTCTGAGGTGGGGTCTTTGATGTATATGCCTGGATATGCTAGGACCACCCTAGAACTGTTAAGGAATGATGCCCTTAGCTTAGTTTCATCTACTGTCTCATCCAAGGCTCCGCCAACAAATGCTATTCTCCTTTGCCCTATAGTAGACATGTACTCTACATGAGATTCCGCTTCAGCGTGTATGGTGTTTGAGGAGGATAAAACACATAATATATCAGAGGTCTCCTTAGACAGGGAATCAAAATAGGTGGACCAGCTAGATGGTGAAGAGCCTGTTGCCCCCCCAGTTAAAGTAGTGTTAGCAAAATTAACTATAGAAGTACCAGAAGCAACTACTGGTATATTGATCAAGGAAGAGACTTTGTTGATCTGATTAGGTATATCTTGGGACACAGCCAGAATGTTATATGGGGATGTTTTAATATCTGCTGCCACAACTGGATCTAAAGAGCTAGAAGGCAATGAGTTGTCGGAATATACCACTTTGTATCCATCTATAGATGACAAATACTTAGCCAATTGAGTAATGGTGGCATATTGAGAATCAGTCAAGTCAACAGTAACATCTACAGTAGCAGATCCAGCGTCTAGCCCGCTCTTAATAACTAGGGAAATGGCTTTCTTAGAAGAAGCATCAACAGCTACAGTAATTGCTGCATAGGCATCTGTTCCCATATACTGTATTGACATCATTGCCCCAAGATTATCAAATATCTCAGTGATGCCTAGATCCCAACGGGAAATAGTAAATAGCTTACTTCCCGTAATTGTGCCATTTTCGAGTCTAGCAGTTATCCTGTTACCGCCGGTACCATACTCAATAGAATTCAGGGTCATACCGCCAGCTATTGCACTTGATTTTAGGAGAGCATTTGTGGGCAGCACTCCCACAAGGCTAGCTCCACCACCACCTTCTGGTGAGGGGGAAAACACTAGATCTAACATATCATACAATTCCCCACCCCTCAGGTATTTTCTAGCATCAGGGGCTGAAGAGAACCATTTTACTACACCCGGTGCTCCAGAATCTGATTCACCCAGATATATTGGCCTGTTGGTACTTCCTAAAGTTGTTATGGGTAGCTTACTAGTATCTATAGCATCATATGCTCCGGGATGAACTATCCTGCGTCCATTAAATATTACACCGTAGTCATTGATAGGCATTATATTACACCTCTTTCTGTGTTATATCTACTTGTCTCGGTATTCTTTTATCTTCTGCTCCCACGCATTTCTGCGCATGTACTGCACTACACCCATGTAGGCTTTAAAACCGGCCTTTTGCATATCAGACAGATTGGAGGTCATTAGTGCCTCATTTATATTAATACGCGGGGGGATAGATTCTGTCATAGGAATTTCTTTTATATCCTTATCTGCCACTTACTTATTCCTCCTCAGTATCAATTACAACTTGCTCAGATATATAGTGATCGGTAATAACAACTCCAGTAACGGGATCTCCAGAAGATACTAGTAGCACAGATTCCACAGTCTGACACCAAAATGTTAATGCTCTTCTGTACACAAATATGGGGAAGTATTCAGGGGCAGGTTCAAAATCTGTACCTCCGAGCTTTTGGTTAAAAAGTCCCTGTTTTATTAGGTCCTTTCTTCCAGAAAGTAGTGCCCATTTTAATAAATGGTATAATTCTACAGTTAAGTCACCATTGTCTGACCATACTTCAGCTCTATAACTGGATGAGTATAGAACCTCCAGTAGTTCATCGTCAGTATCCTCATCCATTTCTATATTCCCTAGTCCATCTTGGGTTTCATCATCATTTGATAGAAGAATACATATGCATGGTAGATCACTAGGAGTCCTAGGGAAACCCCGTATAACTTTTAAGGGCATTTTTTGCACATACTGGGAAATTCTCGCCAGTCGGGTGGGATTTATGTTTAGTATTTTAGGTATAACTGAGGGGGTATTTTTAAGGTAGGATAACTTTGATTCTATGATTTCACTTAGTTGATCCTCTATTATAGATAGCACTTCGTACCTCCTTTTACTACACTCTGCGTGTGGGTCTCATATGGCCCAGTATGTCCTGAACAGTGCCTAAATTTAAGTGGTCATGAATATTGCGCAAAGTGTGAGATTTGAGTGATGTGTACTTTTTTGTCCGGCTTAGGGTACCCCAAATTGGTGCCCTAGAACCAGCATACCTACGATTAAGAGGTTTACCTAGACCAGCATATTTGTACACGTCTATAGGTTTTACTAGTGGGGGGCTTGTATTAAGCTCAAGATAACCTGTGTTAGAAATATCGGAAGCATATTCTTTAGACATACTTAAGATATCCTGGTGTAGGTCTAAGTTATCTTGTTGACTCATGTAGGAAGTCCTCCCGCTTCAACTGATATTTCTTAGGTAAGGCTACAAATTTCTCACCACCCAGTGCATGAGACACCACCCAGCTACCTCTAATCTCATGCTCTATGTTTATCACAATGTACACTGGCTTAGTGATGTATAGAATTGAATAGTTGTCACCTGGAACAATGGACTCTGTTAACCACAACAATTGTCTTGGGCTGTTAGGGTCCACTATAAAATCCTCTTCAATAGTAAAAATCATGTCTAACTGACGAACACAATTAATGGAGGTAACCGGATACCTCAAGATATCAGGTATCCCGACAGGTTGACGCTCTACCACTTCAGAGAATCTCGTAGTGAAATCAGTAAAGGTGAATCTATCTCTGAATCCCACTAGATCTGAGGTTTTTGTAGTAGCATAAGCGTACCCAACGTCATTTAGTCCTATCCTGTCTTGCTGCTTATTTCCAGCTATGCTGGCTACCGCTATTCTAGTTTCAACTGGATTAAAGTACACATATCCCAAACCATGGCAAGTATCGCACTCATAATTAGGTTGACCAGAAGTCGAGTAACATGAGCAGAACATAGCCTGTTCCCAGGTAACCCTATACCCCTTCTGATGTATGAGGAGATCAAATTGCTCAGGCTTTAGGTCTACTCTAGGACCACCAGCATGAATGTTCTCAGTTTCAAATATGATATTCGTCATATCAATTGGAGTTTCAGGCATGTTCTCACCCCCTAAATAACAACCATGTTTATACCCAAATAAGTATTCTTAAGCATCTTTTCAAGGATTTTCATATCATCAGTATAATTCTTAATACGGGCACCCGCACCTGAAAACTCTGGGGATTGGGTAGTCCCAATAGACTGTGACAGACCATCTATGCTGATAGTTTGGTTTGCTATTCCAGCTCCGATAATAAGGTCCCCCCACACTTGGAGTATACCTATGGATGCTCTCTTCATTATATACTCTACTAGGTCATCGGGTATTTCTTCCATGCCAGCTCTATAGGAGGCGTGTATGATTTGTGGAGCATAGCTGAATGACCCCATCATTAAAGGAAGAAAATTACCCCCAGCAGATACAATCATGGAACCTGCGGTCCCAGAGGTAGGAAAAAGCTGTATTTGCCCAGATTTGCCATTAACTCTTATCCAGTCATGGGGGAAGGTTATCATCTGTTGCTCACCAAAAAACATCCCGAGGCTATGCACTTCCATGACTGGTCTTTTATACAACTGGAGATAAGACCAACTTAGGTAGTCACTTGCATAATAATCATGCAGTTCATCGTCTACTTCTATGGGTTCAATAGTAATTTGGAACATGCGTTGAGCGTATTGAACCGCTGCTTTTAAGTAGTGATCTAGTAATCCTGCACTCATCTGATTTCCATAAATATCTTCCAGAGGTATGCCAAATAAATAGTTGTCTATTAAGAACTGAGAGTTGATCTCTGAAAAGGATATACCCATGGCTCCCCCTCCTATCTTTTAGTCTTGATGGAAGCGTGGGCAACAAGCTTCGCTTTTACCTGCTCTGTAACTTGTTTTGCTGTTGTAGGTTCTGTAGCAGTGAGGGTGACAGGTTCTACAACAGGTTCTACAACAGGTTCTACAACAGGTTCTACAACAGGTTCTACAACAGGTTCTACAACAGGTTCTACAACAGGTTCTACAACAGGTGTGAAGTTAGGCAATTTAATAACACCCTTATAAATCTCTTCATCGGTAATTTCACCCACGCCATTTTCATCAAAACTTATTGATCCACATGAAAATGTTACTTCTTTACCAGCAAATCCAATGTTTAGTACTTTAGACAAATTTATTCCCCCTTGTATAAAATATGGGGCGTAAGGTTTAATCCCTACACCCCATTAAGGTAGTATCACATATTAGATTACATGCCCGACCCTAGGAAGCTGGGGACATCAGCTTTGATATTTACATAACGCATCCATTTCTTGGGGGCATACAAGATGGGAACTCCATACATAAGCACCATCCAGCGTATCACTGGTCCCAGTGTTGCTAGATCCATTTTCATCATAGGGGCGAGTTGTTTAAAAGCAATGACTTCAGGACTCATCTCGCCCATAAAGGCTGAATAGGTGTTAGGAAGAATAGAGTTCTTATCGGTGAAGACGGTCACAGCCCCACCAGCAGAGCTAGTAACGGCAAGTTTGGCAATCTCATAAAGGACAGTTCCATCTTTTTCACTGCGGTATACCTTCATAAATTCAATAGGGAATGCCGTGGATGCCGGATTGGTGGCAGTGATGGTAACATTCTTAACAAGATCCCCACCAGCAAGCACAACAGACTCAACATTACTAGGGATGGAATCACCATGGGAATTGCAAAAAGTTACTGCGTATTTGTATGTGCCCGCACCAGTGGTGCCAAATCTTCCGTCTGTGGCCAATGCAACTATAGCACTAGCGATGCTGCCCACAGCAGGGGATTTAAGACTGGTAGCATTGGAGTTGATGGGGCGAGTTTTAGTTAAGAAGATATTAGGATTAAACTCCACTTCCCCACCATGAGTCATGAACTTGTTAACCATTACACCTGCTTGATAGCCGGTATTAGTGGGCATCAATACACGTTCTTTAGGGAAAAATGCCTCGCTGAATTGGGCCATTACCTCAAAGGGTAAGTATAGATCAGAAGGAGTACCAAAGTTCTGAATGAGCATTTGAGCTCCCCAGTTAATGTGTTTCTCCTCCAGGTATTGCCCAGCAAGGTCGATTACGTTGCCAGAATCAATCATGTTGACTAAGCCATCCCACTCAAGACCCTCGTTACCTCCAGGTGCCAATTTGGAGTTACCCCAGAATAAGGATTGTTCCACCTTCTTCAAGAGCCACAAGATACCATCTTGATTTTGTTTAGCAACTACATTACCGAACGCACTGTTTACAAGTGTCATCGGGTGGCTGACTTCACGGGTCGTACCCATGAACTTGACGAATGCAGCTTTACGTACGTAGGTGCTATCATTGGAGTCGGGCAAACCACCTTCACCAACGAATCCCCCACCTTCACGCCCATAGTCCAATTGTTGACCGTATTGTTCCACAGTAGAATATGCTGGTGTTTTAGGAATTTTCTTCCACATTTTGATATGTTGATCACTATATGTGAGGACTTTTAGGCTATTTTCTAAGGACTCCACCCGGAAAGCTCCCCCACCTGTCAGAGATAGGGGATTTACCTCGTACCCGGCAGTTAAAGCCTTATTAAGTGCATCCACATCTGATTGAGATGCCATACCAAAGCCATTAATTCCATTCTGATAATCGCTCAAACCTACCATTTATTACACCTCCAAATATTTTATTTGCCAGTTACGATAGCCATGGCCTCGGGAGATAGTACCCTCATGTCACCCATTGATTCATATGACAAGATGTCATTCAGTAAAGCATGATTACCTGCCCCATGGGCGAGAGTAAGTTTGGCTAGAACTTCTGATTTACTAAGCGTGGCTGGAGCATTATCTCCTATGCTAGCCTTAAAAGATTTTTCGACCACACTGGTTACAGATTTTCGTGCTTGTGGTTGGGACTCAATAGTTTCCATACGTTTACTGAGTCTACGAATGGACTTTGATAACTCAGATTGAGTTTCTAGTACAGCACGTTGTGACTTGAGAATACCTTGGAAGGATTTGGCCAGTATTTCTGAGCTTTGTGTAGAGGCTTCTAAGGATTTATTAAGAGAATCCTTCTGACCATCCAATACAGCAGAGAGTCCCTTAATCAATCCTGCTAGGAACTCACTAACCTCTAAGGCTTTACGGACACTATCATCCGAGGTGAGCTCATCTTCTAGCGATTTCTCCGCATCCTCCCCTGGCTCGTCTTCGTCCATCTCGTCCTCTTCACCCTCTTGTCCCTCCTCAGCTTCTTCAGTAGGAGTTTCAGAGTCTTCCTCCTCTTCGTCGGGAGCATTATCTGAGATTTCATTAGGCTGCGGTTCAGCTTTTACAATAAGATTAGTACCGGCCTCACTAGCCAGTTGATCTAAGTCTTCTAGGGACTTAGCAATGATGTCATCCAATTTAGCCACAGGGGTGCACCTCCTAGTTAATAGTGTTAGCAAAGTTCATACACTTGCCGTAAGACCAACCTTTAGTTAGCTGGAGGTATAGCACCAGCTCGGATTTTGTAAAGGACTTTTTAGTTGAGAGCTTCTGTTTAAGAATTTTCTTGTTTGCCTCATCACCTATCACATATGATAAATTATGAAGTTGTTTCTCTAAGTCTTCCTCACGAAAGACACTACCACCATCCATTTCTAAGGGGTTGATTGCATGCCCTGCATCTAGGGACTTATCAAGATTATAGTCACCTTGAAAAGATTTCACTATAGCATCCCAAGTACAGTTAGTGTTAACTGGATTAGTGGTTATAGCTACATTGTATATTTTAGCTTTTAAGATTCTAGTACCTTCCCTTTGTATAATCTTCCCTTCTACAGAGAACCCTACATTTCTAGGTGCCCTGGATTTTCTTAGGGAGAGGGCTAAATTCCACATGCGGTCTGCCATCTCAACCCCTTTTAACAGGGTTCCTTCCACATACATGCCTATCTCATCTACACGCGTTGGTGGTAGTGGGTATCCCAATATCTGGCTATTATCATGATCGTAGTTAAAAAATCCATGGTTCAAAAAATTAGTAATATCCAATCCTTTATGCATCATAGTCTCACCTTGTCTATCCTCCTCAGGAGTAGAGGCATATCCTTTGATAAGACGTATTTCTTCTCCGTGTTCACTTGACTTCTCTACATCTGCATCTAGGTGGAATCTAAACATATCGTCATACAAGATATTCACCTCCATTACACATAAAATATTTAGGTTTAGTTAAATCTACAAATACGTTATTACCCTTCGTAGTTTTGTCCTATGCTATCTTCAATCTGTTTGGTTTCCTCCTGTTCTTGTTGTTCTTCCGGACTAATCTCTTCTTGCTCTTCTCCATCTACTGGAGGGGCATTGGGGTCTTCTTGCTGCTGCTGCATTTGTTCTGCTTGCTGTTTTTGCAGTAGATAATTAGTGTATGTGGGATCTAGTATAATCTCCCCACCTTCTATTGGGGGATCATCATTTTCCTTACGTATCTCGTTAATGGTTTTACGGGTACGAACTAGCTTTTCATTTAGCTCCGCTTTTTCTGATTCTGTTTCTTGATCCAACCCTACAAAGTTAAAAGTGTACTCCTGGCTGAATCTATATATAATGTTCTGGTTTATAGTGGCTTCAAGGAACCTTAATAGTGGTCTTAATCCTTTGTCTTTAGAGTTCTTTAGCCTAGACTCCATACCACCTTCCATGATACCTGAAGATCCCCCACCAGAACCCCCCCTATTTGGGAAGTTGATTTCTGATGGATCTATCTGATAAACAGCAGACACTATATTTATTAGGTAATTCATCCACATTTCGAATTCCATCTCTCTATTGCTCTGAGAGACATTAATGTACTCCAGACCTTCTACTGAAACTACAGGTGTCTTCCAAGCACCCATCATGCCGGATACTTGAGCAGTCCATTGTCTACGGAAAGCATCTAACTGCTCCTTGGTGATGTCTTGCCCTTTGAGATTTAGAATACCTTTCGTAGTACCTCCTTGAGAGAAGAACTTTGAGTTATACTCCTCAGCCCATAAGTGGGCGGTTATTTGGTTTATAAGCATCTCTAATTCAGAGAATCCGTAGGGTTGAATAAGAATATCAGTGCGGGGATTTCTAACACCAAAAGCTAGCTCTAAAGGAGTGAACTTAGATACAATCACCCCGTCTACAACCTGCACCCACCCAAACCCATCATCCTCCATATCAGTAAAAGTTACATGTCCCCCCGCAACAACGGATTCTTCGTTTTTCATAGTGGCTGAACGTATAGTGGAGGCATCTACAGCATAAAATTCCGCTGGCCTACCTATTCTATCTGGAACTATCTCAAAAGTAACTTGATCGTATACTAGCGAGTCTCTTACCACTTTACGCAGAAATGAGTCAAAGGAGTCTCTAGCTGGATTATTGGAGAACCCACATTTTTCAAGAAAAAGTTCCAAGGCAAGCATGACTTGTCTTTGTTGCTCTGTAGGGCTCTTTTTAGGGTCTCTTAGACGGATTTGGAATCCGATCCCATCATTAGTAAATCTGGCAGGTTGGGAAAATGAGGATATTTGGTTTACACGGGTTAATATCACGGATGCTACCACAGAGTTTCTAGATGACATCTTCTTTAAGGTATCATAAGTTATAGAACTGGGTCTATCTTTATACCCCAACTGGCTAACTAGGCGTAGCGGATCTTCAATTACAGCCTTAGATTCTTGTATCCTTTCAGATTTAGATATATCGTCTGAAGCTATGGGAATGTTGTCTACCTTTGAAGGGCTACCAATCCAAAATGCCTTAGATAAGTTACTAAAAATTCCCACACCTGTACCTCCTTGCTACAAATTATAAGGATCACAAATTGTTCTACACATACATTAAAAATCTAAGCAGACACAGAAATGGCATACCCATAACATGTATGCCCCTGTTAACAGCAATTATACTATTGCCTGCTCTGTCCCCTTCTGCTTACCTGTTCTTATCTTAGATTTCTTTTTCTTATCTGAAGTTTTAGATTTAGTGTCATTAGTCTTTTTATCCCTGAGTTCCTTATCCTTTTGATGCTCCTGCTCTTTAGAATTATCATCTTGCAACTTTTTCCTTTTAGACTCTTCTTCCTCTCTAGAAACCTTATTTTCTTGATCCTGCTCTTTTAACTTACGCAGTTTCTCTCTTTCGCTATCTGACACTATACTAGTCTTAGGTTTCGATTGGTGCCCTTTAGATTGACGCTCTTTGTCTTCACGATGAAGCTTTTTAGCGGATCTAGCACCCTTTCTATCAGCTATCTCCTGGGCCTCTGTTAGATCCTTTTTCTTCTTATTCTTTTCACGCTCTTTCATACGGAGTATGGTTTCGCGCTTTTCTTCCTCATCCTTTTTAGCATGCTTCTCAAACTCACTTCTTACCCATTGTTTTCTAGTGATGGTGTGGCCATTACGAACATAGGTTACAATAGACTGAATCAGTCCTCCCCTACCGCCTCCCGCCTTAAATATAAAGTCATCTAATGGTATTAGAAATAGTAACTTATTTTTATTGCAAGGCATAAAGTCACCCCCTATATTAATTTGTATATCGTGTCACCTTTTAAAGACTTTAAAGTACTATGATCATCATACACAGGATTTCTCCAATCCGCTGCTATGGAAATCCACCCCTGCATGTCACTTAAAGCATGCAACAATAGTTCAGTGCTGTCTGAGGGTGTATCTGGCTTCTTGTGATGGCCTATGAAATCAGAGTCAGACTGTCCAAGGGGTATGCCATGGGTGAGTAACTGAGGTGTAGTGAGGTATCGATACAACCTCTTCCTCTCAATGTCATCAGGATATGTGATCAATACTTCTGAGGTATCAGGATTGTAAAATATATAACCATTCTGAGCCTTACCAGTTTCCTCATTTATGCCACTGAGTTTGATCCTCATATTATTAGCTCCTTACATAAAAAGTTAAGGATTTGGCTGTTTTAGGCATAATAGTTGGCGCATTGGACCTTCTGCCTTGCCCCTTTTTGTTAGGTCCTATTCTAGTTGTGTACCTAGTACGTACCTCGTTACCGCCTAGTTTTGGAGGGAAATCTCCCCTATTTAATAAGTGGTCTATTGCATCTGCCATTATAGGGTGGTGTTGCTCTAGGTGTTTGTATCTGAATGCACTGTGTAAATCTGGGTGGGCACTCTCCAACTCATTCTTAGAGTCAAAGTTGACCTTTACTTCGTGGTATTTCTTAGATCCTTCTGTGCACCACTGGGGGAACGATTTAGAATCTTCTTGTCCCTTAGTCTCCTGCATATATTTAAAATAATGATGAGCAGCAGAGGAATATTTTGATACACTTTCTGACCAGTGTTCGCAACCCCAAATTACACCTTTGGGAGGTTTTGTTGCGCCCTTAAAAGTGGTATCAATGACATTATTAGAAGAATAGCTTGTAGCTACAAGGCCAACTGGTAGACCTGTCTCTTTGTTGGTGGGGCCGTATATTCTCCCCTCATACGGGGAAAGAAAGTTATCCTCATGAACATAATAGTTTCCTCTTTTGGAGCAGGGGCTCCCACTACCACTATTCCCAGTTGCCTCTCCTAAGGACTTAGAATAAGATTCAAACAAAGCATTACTATGTTTACCTAAATACTTCATAGCCTCTTTACTACCCTGCCAATGAGTCATGGTATTAGACCCTCCGCCAGCAAAGAAATGATCTATAGCATGACCAAATTCATGTGTTAAAGTTGATCCTAGGCTACTATCCTTATAAGACCTTCCATCTATAGATACACTGGGGTGGAATTCATAGGGGTCTTCGGTTTCAAGGAAATCAGCATCTTCTGTGCAAGTGTAAGGTAAAGTTATTTGATGATCGTTAAAATCGTAAGAGAATATAGGGCTATCCTCTTTATCAGAGGTTGGAGCCTTAATTGATAACCCATGTTTTATTAGCGTATCGGTAATGATATCAAAAGGTAGATGACCCGTAACTATGTTAAAATGTTTGGATATTTGTCCTCTGACATCATTAGGAAACATTAGGGATACTCTACCATGGCTAGACCACATCTCTTTTCTAGCTTTTCTGCGCTCTATGGGTTCCCAGTTCTTAGCAGACTCCTTTAATACCCATGGGTTGTCTTCCCCAAAAGTAGTGACAACATAATCCATAGCATTCTTAGATTTTTCAGGATCTACTAGTGATTTGTACATAAATTCACTAAATTCATCAGAACGTATATCTAAATCTTCAGTATTGGGGTCCCAAAAAGCATGTTCTTTTGCCACTGTTTTTAATAGCTCAGTACCGAAGGTCGCATCCGCATATAGGGTTGTAGAGTCATATCTTCCATAAGTGCCCTCATGCTTAAATATATCGTCTCGTACACTATCCTCTATTCTCTTCTTAACCCTACCTTTATATAGTTCAGGGTCATCTTCCAGAGCTTCTTTTATATCATGCACTGACTTTTCATGTAGGGGTCTGTGGTACCTCTCTAGGACTTCTTCTACCTCATCGTGTTCCCAGGTACGCTCCCAATCCTTATCAGTCCTACTAAAGGTAACCCCCTCCGAGGTTATTTCTACTTGACCCGTGGATCCATCTTTAGATCTAAAGATCCATAATCCTTCTGCCATCTTCTTAACTTGTGGTTTATCAAACATTGTCTTCAACAATCCCACTATGTCATCTTTACCATACTTAGGGGCTTCTTTAGCCTTAGCCTTAGTTTCATCTAAACCATCTAAAAAGATTTTAACATCCTTTAGGAGTATGTCCTTAACTTCCCACTTACCATGCTCCCCATCTATAATGGATAGAACAGGATTACCATTGTCATCCTCATTAATAGATGCCATAGATGCGTCATTGAATGTCCATTCTTTATCCTCTTTTGAAGCTTTTATCTCTCTAGGGGTTAATTTACCAAGTCTTCGTATTATAGCCATCATTTCCTTGACGGAAATCTTCATGTTTTTTAATTCATGTTTTTCTAGCTTACTCTTAATGAACTCTAGCTCTTTAGCATCCTCACTTAAAAACTTGGTAATAGCTTTAGTGCGGTTTATGTTATCAATGTTACTGTCCCCAGTAGGTTCAGGCTCTATCTTATACTGCTTGGCAAGACCTAACTTTAATTTGGGGCTCATTTTCTTCACTAATTCCCCTATTTGTCCTACCCTTTCAACTTCATCCCCCATGGCGTTAGCCTTATCAAAATCTTCTTTAGACAACCCAGCTAATTCCAGATTTTCCTTTAAATATTGCTTCAGTGCTGAGAAAGCACGCATCTGGTTTATTTTATCATTGGAGTTTTCCTTCCACTGTACTCCATATTTAGATATGAGATCCCACTTCTCTTGCTTAGACTTTCTGTTTATCAATTTGTCAACAGGATTCATGAGTTTATCAGACTCAGATTCTATGTCTAATTCATTACCACCTCTTTTTGATAAGTGCTCCAAATCAAGGTGATGAGGGTTTTCATTAAGAAACTTTTTTAAAGCCTTTACTGCCTCTATGTGGTCAGTGTTGGGATGATCATTCCTTTTCCACTGTATGCCATGTTTGTCTAACCACTGATATTTCTCCTCTTTGCTCATTTTACTCACTAGCTTGTGCACCTGGTCTTTTAGGTCACTGTCATGGGGATGGGCATCCTTAGTATCTGATTCCGTACTAGAGTGCTTTTGTGAGGGCGTATCTCCACGTGGGTCTACCCATTGCATGCGGGAGTAAGTCCCTCCATTTTTCCCCTTTACCTGAACCATCCTTCTTACTAATCTCTCTTTATGGAGTCTACGTGGTCCAATAGACTTACCTTCTTCCCCTTTTACTACATCTATGTAAAACCTCATCAACAAGGCACCTCCTCAGTATTCATTAAGTCTAAAAACAAAAATAAGACGGGGCATATGCCCAGTCTTATTTTAAGTAACTCCTAGAATGATACATAATCCAGATCATCCACAGTCTCATTGCCAAATTCTTGCCATTCAGAGAATTCCTCATCATTTTCCAAGTCTGTGTTAGCCCAGGTTACATCATGGGCACGACCTGGGGTAAACAAAGATTGTTTACCATTTTTGTTGTCCCTGATAACAAATTTAGACTCATCACCATACTTCCCATTCCATTTCAGGAATGTATACCCAGTTGTATGGTTTTCACTAGGCTCAAGAAATTGACCCATTTACATTACCCCCTATTTAAAAAGATTAAAATCCATACGTTTTTGAAGAGTCTCAAAGTTTATTGTTTTCTTAAGGGACTCTTCCCGTTCTTCCTCTTGGGTGGACTTTTTATTAAGATGCTGATCGCTAAACTTCTGCACTGGGGGATACCAACCCCCAAACTTTTCTTCACACATGTAGTCATCACCTCATCTTATGCCAAATGTTGTAGCCCATCCAATCAAGGAGATGGAGTATACCTTGAACGTCTGAAATAAGTTTATTTCATATTTGTCTCCATTAACTGCCTTTAGTATGAGGTTAATTGCCAGCACTAAGGTGGAGGGTATTGCCAGACCTAACCCCAGTATTATCCAAAATATAGGAAATATCATGATACACCTCCTATCGTATTGGGCAGGCCCCTGTAGTACAGTCAGAGCCTAATATTGCTTCCAGCTCTTCCTTAGCATTATCACTTAGGTGAAGCCTAGTATAAATATCCACTGGCCTATCTGTTATTTTGGATAGAGCTTCCTCGTATTGCTGTTTGGGACTTTTCCCATCCTTCTCTGAATAAGGTTCATAAGGTGCCTGAGCATACCCATGATTTTTATATGGTAAGCATGTGGTGGCCTTAATCTTAGTGCTATAATGTCTTAATAGTCCCTCTAACTGATCTGCTTCTTCGGGCTGAAAAGTTATGGTGCAGGAGACAGAGTTGTCTGCCCAGTATTCAGATAACAAAGCTTGGAAAGCAAATTGCTCATAGATTGGTACTTGTCCGGCGGATCTAAATTTAGGATGGTCCGCCGTGCATGCTTTTACAGGGAACTCAACAACCATGGTATTTGGCACCTTTATATCGGGTTCCATGTAATAACCTGCTTGTTTGAGTATTGGAAGTAACATGTCATCCATTTGGAATCGCATTCTACGTATCCCATACCCAAAATAGTGCCAGTGCATACCAGGTGAGGCACCCACTAGCAGTGATATTGTACCAGATGGTTTGACTGTTGTAAATTTTATAGGGGTGTTAGTGCCCAGTGCTTTAGCGTATTTGGTGGCGGATTCCTTAATTGTATGGTAATAGTCATCCAACGCCTTAACTACTAGTGGATTTACTCCAGTAGGTAGAGTCAAACCATTAGTAGTTTTCCACCCAGTAAATACTTCACCGCCAAATTCTTCAAGTACCCAATCCTGGATACCCGACAGGGAGGCACCAATCCTTCTATTCTTAGACACAATATCCCTAGAAACTTCCCAGTCATGAATGCAATGAGTGACCCTATAAGCGTATCTGGCAGAGATATCTAAGACCTTCTTGTAGTCTTTATTAGCTTTGTTAATATTGAGGGGAAAATTCTCCACCAGGTTGCAAGGCTCACCATTGGCAAGAGTTATTTCAACGCATGCATTGCATCCTTCAGCCTCCCCATCTATACCTTCTTGTACCCCATCTATCAGTCTCCCATAGTTCTGGATGAGGTACTCATTAATGTACCCAGGTTCTCCATTTATCTTTAGCTTATCTGACAGGAATTTCCAATCATCAAACTCAGGAGTAACCATTAATGAGTTATTTGAGGACCACCTGTGATTACTTTGAGCATGATGGGTGTAAATTAACCCCTGAAGTTCTTTTTCTTCGTAAAGATGCTGTAGGATGTTCATAGGCTTTAAGACTCGTTTCCCATTTTCCCAGATGAAATTACCTGAAACGTCTGTTTGGCAAATTTCATCTACTACTCCAAAATCCTTCATTTGCATAAACCCAATGTCATCGGTACTTCCAATAGATAGTTGTGCGGTTCTACGAACATTACCAGCAATAACACATCTTCCGATCATGTTCATTATGTCTACTACATCTACTGAAGACAGGTTACCTTGATGCCTAAGATTGAGAAGGTCATTTACCCCACACAGAAGTTCAACAAGTGATCTAGGGCCACTAGACTTCCCACCGAATCCTTTTATCTCTTCACCGTAACCCCGTACGTCACTGATATCAATAACCAAATTGGCTTCCCACAACCCAGCAAAATGGCTATCAATTACCCAACTTAGAGCATCACACCAACCTTCTCTTGAATCGTTCACTTTTCCAATTAATATGCCTTTAGTTGGCATCACTTTATCTACAACACCATAATCCAATTTGGCTGTGGGGACATCTATACTAAAGTCTGGGTGATTTGCATCACACTTTATAAAGAGGTTAATCTTTTTACTCACCACTGGTATCAAACTAACATCTTTCTTACGAGCAGTAAATCCAGAGCCTCCGCCTTTCATAGATACGTCAAAGATAAACACAAAAGGGAATGATACTTTTGCTTCTTCTCCTTTTAGGTAAGGTTGCGGTCTACATGCTATAAACCAGCAGTTGACTAGGGCATCCCCATGCTTCTTAGCAAAATCAGTGCCGGATACCCACAAACCTCTGCCAGGAGGTAACCATATTAAGTAGAACATCAAATCATAGGCTGTTTCCATCTCTTCCATAGTGAATGTTGGGTCATTGGGCACTAGATTAAAATTACCTTCGATAACTCTTTTACAGGTTTCCCACCATTCTTCGTACCTAAGTTCAGATTGAATCCACCGTGCGTACGTTCTCTTGTAGGTTTCCCAACCCAGTATACCCCAATCAGGTATTTTATTTCTGTATTTTGATACAAATTCTGGTGATAAGGAATACGGCATGAATCCACTCTCCTCAATGTTTGATGGTTTACCTTTGAAGACAAACATACCCCCACTAATCCAAGAGTAGGGGTGTGTTTATATCTCTCTGTATGGGATTAAATGTAGATAAGCATTATAGCATGGACATAGATATACACTGGAATGGTGCCTGGTAGGTCTTCAAATCCATTGATGACTTGGGTTTTGATCCCACCGTGTAGATAGGATCTTACTTCTTCAGGAGTGAGTGTGGTGTATGCGTGAGAACCGTTTTTTAGCAATAACTTAGTCATCTATTCATCTCCATTCAATTAAATGAATCCAAAACCTTGAAATCGTCTCATGAGTATTATGGGGGGTAAATAGTAATGACTTGTAGTTTTTCCCCTAGCGATTTTGAGGGGTTGGTTTGCTTTTTCCATCCACTATGAATTAAGTGATATCATACTCGAAATCAATGATTACAGATAACCCTAATTTCTTGATACTTTTAATGCTAGTTTAGCCGTTGAACCAGCTAATGCAGAAGCGGTTTTGATGTATACGCCTACTACTGCGTTTGTCGCATTTATGCTCCTAATAATTATAAGGTTTATCTCGTAATCTGATATGGCGGTATTTTCCACAAGAGTTACCGAACAATCTTTTAAACTGGGGGTATACCCACACCCATGAGCAATTGTTAATTCTTTAAATCCACCAGAATCAAGAGCTAATGTGCCAGATAAAATATTAGCTTCCGTTACATACCCACGATTCCCTTTAACTGATATGTTAGTGCTTGTGGCAGGTAAATATATATTTCCTGTTTCTCCACCTAATGTTACGTCGTTATCTTTTAAATCATTGAAATCATTACTGCCCATATAAATTCCATAAGCAGGTTTATTCGCCAGGTCCCCCTTTCTGCATTTGTTGCCTTTTAATAGATTATAGTTACTGCTGTTCACAATATGAATGTTGTCATACGTATTGTGCATAGCTTGGCCATTAGCTTCACATACATTATCGGAAACTATACTACTCTCAAATGTTAAGTCTGCATAAATGCCATGCTCACCATTCTCTTTACAGTGGTTATCACTAATCGTTGATAGCTTAATGCGTTCGTAGGCATAGATTCCAGACTTTGTGTTTCGGTAACATTTATTATTCGAAACATTTAATCGTTTAGGAGAATATGAATTATTTCCAAGAAGGCTTATCCCGTGGATTGTATTTTCATAGCAGGAATTACTTTTTAATTCTACTCCTTCTCCAACATAAGCGGATTGTATACCGGATAAGCTATTTTGATAACAGAAATTACCTTCTAAATTAATAAAGCTAGTGGTAGGTTGTGAGATTGCAATACCATGTCCAGCGTTACCATAACAATGAGTATTGCTAACATTACCATTAGTGACTCCTGGCTTATCTAGATTTGGTTCAATATCAATACCGCTTTCAGGGGCAATACCATTAGAATTTTTAAATACCGAATCCTCTACCGACCATTCATCAGCCGCCGCAATAGTTAAACCATTTCTGCGATTATTATTGCCTTTACATATAATAACATTTACGTGAACACTCTTTCCTAATGTACCAGTGCCCCCAATATAAATACCATCACCCCAACAATCATCTACCCTCACATCGATGATATCAATATTGGTACTGTTTTTTACCCATATCCCCATACCGCTTTCACCTGTAATCCCGGTATGTGTTGTGCGATCGCCCTTTATAATTCCGCCTATCAATTTACAATTATCCACACCATCAAAAAGCACAATCGCATAGGCATCTAGACTATTGGTTATTGCCTGTAATATTGCATTGGGAGATAATATTAATGATACATTATTCTTCATTACTACAGAGGTGAGCGCGTTGATATTATATACCCCTGTTGGTATAAGTAAAAAACCACCACCTGAATTAAAAACACTGGTTATTCCTCTGTTAATCCTGGCGGTATCGTCTGTTTCTGGAACAATTATAGGAAATTGTGTTAATGTTGGGTAATCTGCCTTATACGCAACAAAGTCTTCTTCGTTTGTCTTAAGGGATAACTCCTCATTTATACTTATAATTTCGTCAACCAGATCCATCATCTTTACCCAAGCTAACCCATTCCACCATTCAGGGTATCCAGTATCGGTGTTAAAGTAAGGCATACCCATAGTTTTAACGGAAGCATCTCTCTGCACCGTAGTGCCATAGGAGTAATCCATCCAAAACCACTTGTAGCTGCCATCACTTAGTTTTTTACATACATATATGCTTGGTATTCCAGAAGTTACGTATACTTGCCTGCCCTCTTGCATAGGCCCAGCTTCCGGTAATACAGTCACCTTCTCTATCTCTGTGTACCAATCCTTTATAAAACCAAAAGCTTGCCATTTGCCAGGTATGCCTGCTTCCACACACACCCATCCTAAGGCCTTGTTGGTAGTAATATCCGTGTTATATACAGTGTCACCCAACTGGAAGGAGCCAGTTATAGCCCTAGATTCGGAATTAATGGGAAATCGATAGAAACTATAACGATACCTGAGTTTAACACTAAGGTCTTCTTTGATAGCATCAAGATAGGATATATAATCTGACACTCCTGTTATTGCAGGTATTTCCAGCGTGCCATAACCACGCTCCGATAGAAAAGATGTTGCATTATTAACAGCAGAGAGATATGTCATTACAGGATTACTACTATCATATCCAAAATCAGCTAACTGAAGGTTGTTGCTTCCTAGTAATGATTTCTTGAGAGTTGCTCCATTAGGAAATGGGGACTTTATCATCTGAGTACTTGTTCTATCTAAAGCCATTTCTTATCCTCCTCACCTCACTCACCTATAATGAGCACATACTATTGAATTATCCATTCTTGAGGGTTTTCCCCGTATTTCTCAAATAACCTCTTAACTATGTCTCTCACTTCGTCACTACGAACTATGTGTTCCAGGGTTTTAAGCTCAATATACTGAAAATAAGGGGCTCCAGACAATAGATCTATAATATTGGTTAGCCCATTCTTTTTAGGAGCAACCCCTTGCAGGTCTATTTGGAAAGGGCTTGTATCCCCTAGAAAAAATATCCTACTATTCTTAGCCTTTCTAGTGGCCAAGGATATTAGCTCCCTAGTATTTTGGCACTCATCCGCTAGGATAATCATATTCTCGGCATCTAATCCACGTATAAACCCTAAAGGTAAAACCTTAACACGTCCTAGCTCTCGCAATTTCTTAAATCCAATAGTGCTAAATCTGTCAAAATACTGAATGAAATTAGTTAGTGTAGGGTCTAGTTTCTCATCAGCGTCTCCAGGTAAAAAGCCATATTCTTCCCCTCCAGCATTGACATATGGTTTGGCTATAACCACCTTAGTGCAATTAAGGTCACCTCTAGCACAAGGAGTAGAATTTATAAACTCTACAGCACTTTCTACAGCATTGGAGGTTTTACCTGTTCCCATCAGACCATCTATAGCTATCATAGTAATGTGGGGACTGGATATAGCATCTAAATATAATCTTAGATCCCTATTAGGGGGAGGGTTTTCTAAGTATCTAAATTGACGTATGGACTTTAATTCGGGATCATATATACCTTCTAATCTCTTACCACTACAAGAGATGAATACCGCAGTATTATTAGGTAAGGGTGCGCTGGGAAAAACAGGGGCCTTGAATGACTTAAATCTCTCAAAAGTAGCACCATCCACGATTTCAGTATGTTCCCAATGCTTGATCAACTGACCTCGCCTCCTTACCTTTAAAAATCTAAAGCAGGTGAGAAAATAAAATTACCAGGATAATTAATATCCTGGTAAGTAGGTGAGATTTCTCTAGAATGTTATTTTTAGTTCTACTGAAATAGTAGTGGGTTTTAGTCTCCTCAGATACTCCACTAGGTTGTGTACCTCCCACTCAAGTGAGTCTGCGTCTAAACCGTCCCGCACTAACTCTATGATTGTAGCACCTGTTGGTAAGTTGTCCTTATGTACTAATCGGTCCTGTATAGTGGGAGTGTCCTCTAGTTTACTAGAGGTGTCCATCTCTTGTAGGGATGGGTGAAGAGGGGCTTCCAATACCCCATCAGGTAAGGGTGGAGTAACTGCTGTAGACGGAGTATCTATCTCTTCTCCAAAATGTTCAGCTACTCGATCCTTAGACCAAAAAGTAGTTGTCACTTCTCCATCCAGAACCTCTTCTTTTTTAGAAGTTCTAAAAGCACCCTCTGGTCTTGTTAGTTTTCTAGACATTATAGACACCGTTGATTGATTCACCCCAGTCTCCTTAGCTATATTTTGCTGTAGCATAATGGTATTTTCAAGTAAGTACTTGACCCTGTCCTTTTGTTCTTGCGTGTATGTAGACTTATGCATTCTATCCCCTCCCTCTATTATGTTGACTTGCTCCAGGTGTTTCTTAAACTTAATGGTTTGCTTCTTAACAAGTCTAGATACGTAAGACTGGGATACCCCTAAAGAGTCCCTTATCTCTACCTGTGTTTTCCCTTCTATTATGGAGAGATTTAATAGATTACCATATTTAGATCCTAAGTCGAACTCTTTAAACTCTTTCCATAAGCCTTCCCTAAATTCTAAATCATCATAGCCATCTTCTTTGCTTTCTAAAAGATCTGACAGGAACAACTCATGCCCTTCCGCATTATGGGTCACTGGCGTTTCGAAGGATACCTCATGTTTAATCTTTTTCCATTTCCTGTAGTACATCAGTATCTCATTTTCTACACATCTGGAGAGATAGGTGGCAAACTTTACACCTTTAAGGGGGTCAAATGAATTAAGAGCTTTCATATATGCTACGTGAGAGATACTAAATAACTCCTCTTGCATTGAGTAGTCATTGCTCCATATTTTCCCTGCCCACTTCCTACAAAGATAATGTATCAGTTTATAAAAACCTTTATATATGAGGTTGCTAGAAATCTCATCATGATTCCTAGCCTTATCTAATAATTCTTGGGTTACTTCAACTTCTTCTCCCATTTCTAACCCCCTCAACAAAGAAAAAAGGCAGAACGCAAAGTTCTGCTCTTTAAATCCTAGTTTCATGTAATTAGTTTTGACCCTGAGCCTCTATTCTATTTCCCAAGTATTTTATTCTGGTGTTCATATGATTTAGAGCTCTAGACTTATCAGCCCAATGGTGGCCACCATTTTCATTCAGATGTTGATACACTTCTGACAAGTATTCATTTGGATGTTTATGGGTGTTAACATCCTTGTCCTGCAAATGCTTTAGGGCATCTTTCACATGTGGTATCATAGTTTTAATGTGTAATTTTCTTAGTTGTGTGTAGTGGTTATGCATTTGCTTTAACGTATTTAAATCTACGTCGTCAGTATGAAAAGGCTTATCAGCGTCTAAGTGGGAAACCAGAGCATGGCTGTATCTTAGCCAATTGACCCCCTCATGACTAGACTCATCCCACAACACACCATTTTGCTTACCCCGATCCAATAAACCCTCCCTTGATAAAGCTCCCCTTAGTACAGCGTATTGATGCACTCCTGACATTTTACCGCCCCCTAGAAATGAATATTCCTTCCAGAATACACTATATTCCCATCACTCTTGAGATCAAATAAGTGTAAAGCTCTTTGTATTTCCACACCACTGCCAAAGGTAGGGGAGTTTTCTACGTCTCTAAATCCCCACTTATTTTTGAGTGAAACCAAAGAGGACTGAGATTTAACCCCCTTTGTAAACCCATCTGATCCGTTACGTATAAATAGCACCCCATCCTTTTCGTAAAGCAGTTTGGTGGAATGGGGGTCTTCAGTCAATTTCATAGCTTTAATAACTATGCTCAATTATACTCACCCCTTATTCATACTTAACCTGTAATCCGTGAAGTTTAGCAAAAGCCTTAACCTTTTCATGCTTATCCCTGTGGTCCTTATTAGTACTCCAATCCTGTGGAACCAGCACATGATCCACGTCCCTTTTAAAATCCACCCCACCTAGTATTTGTGTTTCAAAAAAACCTGGGTCATTATTCCTAGTGCCACTGGCAATAGATTCCATAGCTCTCTTACGTACAGCATCTGCCTTCTTAGGATTTGCCCATTTACTAGTCCATCTGTCAATTAGGGCTTGGTGAGAAGAAGTGGCATGTCTGGTTAATTTACCATTAGTCTCCCATGGCAAGCTATTTGAATCTCCCATAGTAACAGAGGATCTACTCTTAACATCATTCTTTAGCACCAGAGCTATGCTACCATATCCTGAAGAGTCCAACCCCTGGTTAAATAAATCCATACTACCATAAATAGGACGTTCCCTTGGTGGGGCCTCATCAAACCCTTCCCCATATAACTCGCGTTCTGCAATCTCTTGTGCCTCTGCGTCTATATTGCCTATCTGAAAGGGGTTGCGTAGGTGCCCATCTGAGCTAAATTGGTCCAGTGTGGTTATGCCCCCAGGTAATTTCTCAAGTGGGTCTATGTGTATCATAATACGTGCCTCGGAAGCATTGGAAACAAATTTCTTATAGAAGGTATCAGCATCTAGATCAGTCATTTTAGGGTTGTCTATCATGATAGATTTTATAGCCCATTTGCGAGCCTTTTCTTCATAATTTTTGCTGTTTCTCCCTGCGAAGTCAAGAGCATAGGATTGATGCTTTCCTATCTTAACATCTTCTATTTTTGCTGAAGCAGATGTCACTCCCTTGTTAGGATTTTTCCCATCCATAAGAAATTCGTGACCTTGAGCCAGCCATAGCTGTATTTCAGAGGAGCATCTCATCCATACCATAGCTGGGGGGAGGTCATTTCCCTTTTTATCTACTTTTGTCCAATTTATCCCATATGCTTCAGCCCTAGACATGATATCATTTCTATCGTAATTTTGTCCCAGTAGCTTGACTTGCTCTTTTATGTCAGGGGTAACTATAGCATTGGTTTTAGACATCAAATCCTTCTGTTGGGTCCTTACCCCACCTACCATTTTGCCTTGAGATAACAAAGTCATAATGTGCTTTTTAAAATACATCCAATTCATTACTGGATCGTCTTTCTCTTTCCAACCGTAATCATTATTACGAGCCCACTCCATAAACTCCTGCTTATTTCCTTCGTGCTTATTCAGCAGTGCCAAGAAGTGTTTCTCCACGGTGCTTTTACTTTTCTCTTGCATGGCCTTATCTGTATCTTTGGCATTGTCTTCTATTTCAAAGACACCACCATTACGTATGAGGTTTTTTATGGCACTTGCAGCTCTCATCCAATTCATAGGCGGAGAGAACATTTCCCCATATTGGTCCAATCTCTGCCATGTGATACCTTGTTTATCAGCTTGGTCCATAATGTGATCATGAGTGTATTTCTTCTTTATGACATTCTCGAAATGATCAACATCAGATACAAAGGTGGTTTGACCGCCTTTATTGCTATTGTTAGTATTAGTTTTAACCTTAGCTTCCTTAGGATTTTGTTTAGCCTTTTTCCTGCGCACCAGTTCCTCTACAGATGGGAACTCATCCTCATCTTCAGCATCATCCTCCTCAGGTTCTTGCCTATCTTTACTTTTTACAGGCTCTTCTCCGGTATCCTCGTCTTCCTCCTCATCTCTATCTCTTACCTCCTCATTGTCCTCATCCCCACCCCATATGGAGTCATCATCCCAATCAATCTCTTTATTAGTTTGAGTTTGTTCCACTGCACGGTGCCTAGGCTGCGTGTCCTCTTCAACTTTGTGCCCTTTAGAGGCAGGTTGGCCAGTTTTAGGATCTACCCACTGCATGCGGGTAAATTGTTTACCATTCTTACCTTTAACCTGAACCGCTCGTTTAACCAGCTTATCCTTGTGGAGCATATGTGCCTTGCTTAAATCTAGCACCAAGGACAGTAATTCACTTTTCTTTAATTTGCTCTCTGATAAAGCTTCTTTGTCCCCTTCAACATATAAGAGCACTTGCTCTAAGTTATGGTGGTGGTTCTCTTCATCCTTTAGTATCTCTTCAATGACTGGACGTATTTTGGGATCAGTCAGATTAATTATTAATTTTCTGTAGTCCTGTATAGCATCGTCTTCGCTGTGCAAATTTTGCTTTAGCATGGTTTGTATGCTGACCGAATCACTTTTCCACACTGAACGGTACATCTCTTTAGCTTTTCTTATTTTAGCATCATCTGTTCCAACCACAACACAAGGCACATGTGTGTACCCCAGTTCATCACTAGCTACGTATCTATGATGTCCGTTCTGAATATCATAATTATAGCCTATCTCAACTGGGTCAATGGTGGCATGTGATTTCATCTTATTCACTAGAGATTTCACCTTGTTCTGGTTGGTGGCCTTATCAGTCTGATAGATCTGCTTCAATCTGTTGATGGGTATGTAAATCACACCATATTCGTTGGGAACTTTGTAGGCACAACGCTCTGCACCCTCTGGCAGGTGTGCTTTTCCAGCTTTTATTAAATCTATTAAAAGTTCCATATGTCTCACCCCCTAGTTATCAATATATAATGTCATAGACTTGTTTATATAGTCATTAAAGGGTCTAAATAATACGGGAATGTCCAATTCTTCATAGCCACCCTTCAGAACCATGCTAGATAGTAACTTATGATCTCTCCAGTGGTATTGACTAACAGATTGCCCCTTTTTGATGCAAGCGTATTGGTCCCCAAGTTTGACAATTATTCTTCTATTGGGTTTATTCTCAGCTACTACATAGCATTGCTTTTGTCCAGGCATTCGGTCTACCCCCAATTATCATATTTGCCTTCATCCTCTTCCTCGTAGTCCTCATAACTATCTGGTCTGTTGCCATTGACACTAATAAGCTCAGGGTCTATTCGTGGTTTGTGGTAGTGCAACTCAACTGGTACATCTTCAGGCCACATGTGATCACCATTAGCCCATTCGGGGATGTCCTTAAAAATATCTCCACCACCTTGGGCATCATGCATCATGCGCAGCATGTATATGTCCTTTAAGTGATCCATATCATGTATTTTAGCTATTGGCCGGGTTTTATAGAAAGTGTCAGACATATTACCCGTACAGTCTTTCAATATCGAAGAGTTTAGTTTGATGGAGGTTCCATCTCCGTAAGATGTACAGGCCCCTAGAGAACTGCCATCGGGATTAAAAGCCAGGTAATTAGGCTTTATATTATCTCCTATATCTAATCCCATACACAAATATTCAGCTTCGGCTCTGTCTGATATGTTACGCCACATAATGTTTGAAGGGCTATTTCGCTCTTCGCTAGGATCACTATCAATGATGTCTTGTATCATCTCTAGTTTAGCATCCATATCCACATTGCTATCTGCTATTTTATTATATTCACGGATGTCCCTTTTGGTACCCCTAGACCTTACATAATCTTCTGAGGTATTTGCTACGTAACCATCTTTCAGTATACTGTCAAGATGCTTTTGACTAGTATTGATGGTTAGATTTCCATCCCTCATATTTGCTCTGAGAACATTAGCTCTTTCCCTGCCTAAAAGTTTATCCACCGCGTACTTAGCAACAGCGGGATGAGATGCCATCACAGCAAGGTCTTTATTAACACCATCCTTACCTGAATCTGTCATTTTGGATATACGGTCTAAGGTTGATAGCTGAATCTTTTTTGCATACTCAGAACTATTACTAGAAGATATAGATTCCTCAATTTGGGGGTGTAAGGTTTTCCAGTGTTTACTCATGCCTTCTCTCAAACTAAGGTATTTCTGACGAGTGGTCCCTTTTAAGAACATTGACTCCATAGAATCAAAAACAGGGGCAAGAGATTTACCTGCTTTGTAGTCTCTCAGTAACTCAGATACTTCTGTACGTATTATACCTTTATCTACATCTGATTTTGTCTCACTACTGATAGATTCCTGGTTCTCATTGTATCTCTTACTAAATTCACTGTCCTTGTGGGGGATGAAATCTCTTCCAGTTTTACCTTTCCTTGATTCAGCGGTCTCAGGTACAAAAAATGCGGGATGCTCACCATAAATATGATGCTTATCCATGTCAACTCCCTGATCTTCCATAGCTTGTTTGTGCATGGGGTGTTTCATAACTCCATCACCCACAGCATTTAGCCAGTCCTTAGAATTGTTAATTCTTCTCACACCATGGCCAGTACTGGCCTGTCCGGGGTTTACCCACTGCATGCGGGTAAATTGTTTACCATTCTTACCTTTAACCTGAACCGCTCGTTTAACTAGGTGACCAAAATTGAGTTGGTGAGATTTGCGCACGTCTAAATACAAAGTTAATCCCGAGCTCAATGATTTTTTAACCACTGGTCGGAATACAACTGGGGGTTCTACCTCTTCAAAGTTCTTTCCGGTAAGAGACCTATCCAGTATATCCTTTTTACCCCATTTTACCTGAGATGGTTTCATTCCTTTTTCTACTACCCCATAATGCTTTCCCCATCTAAGGATTACATGATGCCTATCTTCAGATGATCTCGCTACCACAAGTAATTCCACATTGACACCCCCGTTACATAAAATCAAAGTTGAAGTTTTGTTTAGGTGCGTGCAAGCCAAGTACACGATCCACAGCGATGTAGGCATAGGTTAACGCACATGCAGTATGGTCCGGACCTATTCTTGTTACCTTCTCATAGATTAGGCCATCTTCTTCCTCCATCATGGTGCGCACGTTTTTTAGGTGTTTTATAAGCATTTCGAGCTTCTCACATCTACCAAAGGTTCTCAAAGACCTACTTTTGATGTTATACAGGGTGCGTTTCATCTTAACAGTTTTATCTACTCGCACTTGCTGAATGTTATCACTCCAATTATCAACAATTGGTATATTGTCCTTAGAAGTTCCCCAGTTACAAGCGAATACCCTGCCAGGGAATTGTTGTAGTAAATAAGTATTTCTATCTGCACCATATCCAGCATCTGCCACTATGACATCTGGGTTATAGGGCTTTAGTATGGCTGTAAATACATTGACGTTGTCTAATGGCTTGTTAGGATTTTCTGGCACCCAGTGTAGATCTAATAACTCTATCTGATTATCCTCTGTTAAGCCAAGTATAACTAACCAGGACATATATCCCCAGTCTATTCCAGCAAATACTTTCTTGTACTTAGAGTAATCTCTGAATCCAATGGGTTGATCGTAGGATATGCAATTTAAAATATCTTGATCTACTATGACAAGACCCTCGGAGGCGTAAGGGATACCAATTACATAGTTATAGAAGAGTTGCTTTACTTTGTAACTAAATTGATTACGCATAACGCTATCCGCTGATATCCATACCGAATCTAGCTGGGAAATGTGGTATCCTCTTATTTCAGTCCTGCTGGGGAACATGGCAACATACTCCCCAATATTCCATCTATTCAAAGGTCGATGGCACTTGGAGCATAAGAACGCATAGGTGTTATCACGGATTTGTTCATTTATTATATCTACTCCCGTAGAATCTATTTGGATAAGGTTGTCTTCGAGTGTGAGTATCTGCCATTCATTACAGTGCTCACACTTATGATGATAAAATCTTTGGTCAGACTTATTAAATAAGTAATCTACCCCTCTTCCAGGAATAGTGGGGGTAGACCATCTGCGCAGCAGGCCATACTTGGACGATTTCATAGATTCCATGAACGCCAACTCAACACCCGTACTCATTCTATCGTATTCATCCAGTCCTAAGTAGTCTATGTCTATACCTTCACCCATATTTCCCCCCCAGGCAGACCGTAAGAACAGAATGGAGTTATTTGTGAGTTTCTTTAGGCTTACATTGTTCAAGGATAAATCTTGTCTCTTAGTAAGATAGGGAGACTCTTTGAAGATTGGAGTAATGCGGGTATTAGAAAAGTCCTCTAGCTGTTTCTGTCTAGGGAATGTATACATTGCTTTTGTATTAGGGTGAGTATCCAAGAAATGAACTATAGAAGTTATGCCTATTTCAGACAACCCCAGTTGTCTAGACTTACGGGTAACTAAATTTGGGTGTTGGTCATTTAATATAGCAACCTGCCAAGGACGATGTCTGATTGGATCGGTGGCACTAGTGAAAGTTAGGGGTCTCCCCTTGATGAACCTGTGCTGTAGAGTCCAAAGAGATGGTATCTTGTTTATAAGAATTGTCTGGAGGTCTTGAGCATTAATCGACATGTATAGACCTCCTCTTAAAGTCATAACTATGCAATACTCTGGTGTCCCCTAAAATAAATGCCTTTATCAAGAATATACACATATAAGGTCTTTTCTTTATATCCTGCTCCCAAAGTATCAGTAGATTTTCTCTTCCCACCTTTTCCAGTTTTAGCTTATCCCTACATATATTAGTTATTTGAGTGGTGGTCAAGTTACGCAAATCATAAATATTAGGGTTTGAATGCCAGAAATCTCCGTTTACTTCTATGTACTTTATTCCCTCACTAGTCATAACCTCAAAATCATATAAAAACTTACCTACCCTTTGTTGTTCACTGAACTTCACTTTCTGAATAAGGAGTTGATTGGTGCACCATTCTTCTATAGTTGTTCTCTTAGTGTAAAACTTAGACATAAATTCTGATCTAGACTCAGCCATTTTCTGTTTAGTCTCCTCGGTATGGTGCATACCTCCAAATCCTGCCTTACCATACATAGGATTACCCTCTCCTTTGTTGCGGATACTCATATTCTTCTTAACTTCCTCGGATTGGTGTCTACCATACATAGGATGATTTTCACCCATCATCCTTTCAGACATATTTTTCTTCCACTCTTCCGTATGTTGGGTTCCATAATTAGGGTTATTTTCCTTACTCATGGTTTCTTTCATTCTCTTCCTAAAATTCTCTGTTTTATTAGGATTATTATTGGCAAATTGCTCGCTACGTTGCTTACATACTATGGGTGCTCCTGGATATTGTGCTTTGTATTCAGGGGATCTTAATCCATGGATGCTCCTTAGATGACTGGATAGGTGTGGGGTGCTGTACCCACATACCCTACACATAGCTTTTTCATAGGTGTCTTGATCGTTCATAAATATTGCCTCCTCAATTCATCCAATAATTGTATTATCTCCCCAGGATATACCAGATCAAACGCCCACAAAAGAACGTGCTTACAAATAAGCACGTTCTCCACAGGCATGCCTTTTACTTATCATCACCTACACGATAATTATCATTCGCTCCATTCAACGCCTTCATCATACCCTCAATAACTGCTTGGACATTCTCATCATTAACATCTATGACTTCAGACATATTGGTAATCCTAGCTTCTTCTAGCTGGGTTTTATTCTCAGTCCGATCTGTTGCCTCTCCTAACAACAGTAAATCAACTTTGATTATATCCATGAGGTCTTTAGCATGTCTGATACCTTCTGCTTCCCCAGTTTGTACTTTATCCATGTAGTCGTCAACAAGAGTGCTTATCCTTGCTCTATGTTCTCCTTTCACTCTTTGCACTTCTTCCTCAGTAGTAAGCATAATTTTCTTGAAGGATTCAGATAGATTACTGACTACTCTTAATCCAGGCTTCTTTTGGAATGTCATAACTAGCCCTCCCTAGTATAAGTGTCTCCCCTAAATCCGGTTTGTATCCCAGATAATATGAAATCCCCTTCAGGTATATTTTCATTTATTATAACTTTCACAGTTTGCTCTTCTTCAGGTATGCTTAACTGCTCTATCACATGTTCCTGGCCATCTGACACTCCAGTTATCTCAAAATATAATAGCGTAGATGTTTTTGTGCCCATAAATACTTTAGTTGTGAAGATACCTTCGTCCTTTAGCACAGACATTTGATCAGATATACTGACGATCAGGGATCTGTATTGGTTAAGAGTCTGTGTGTCTAACTCCTCATGGTGCTTACAGATAGGAGCATTTCTACAAGTATACTCTATCAATTCAAACACAAACACACCTTCATTCAATTGATACTTTACCAACAGGTAAGCCCTCTTAATTAATAAAAGTTAAGAGGGCTCATCTATTTTCCATATGTCTCACTAATCCTTCAGTATAGACTTAAATTTTAAAGAACTGGTACTAATTTCTACATCCCCTGTCCCCGCTAGGGTCAGTTTTATAGAGGGGAATTGTTCAGGTTTTGCGATACATAGATTACTACTCACTTCTGATACTCTAAATAAATCCCCCACTTCAAGGTTCTTTTTACTGTGCACATAACATATCTTTAAGATAGGTAGGCCTTGATTATTCGAGTGCTTTCCTTCAGATATCTGAGATAGGGCCTTCACAGCACTGTTTATGATAATGCGTGGGAACACGTGTGGCATCTCTACTATAGATTTTAACTCAAATTCATCACAATTATTACATAGAATGGCAGCTATTCTCATTCTGGTTGTATCATCAGCAATGTTATCATTTTTCAAGAGGATGAAATTAGCACTATCCATATACTGTGACAGTATCGCCCAAATTCTTTCTTTAAACTCGTTCATTATATACCTCCATGTTAATTTAATCAAAACTAACAAAAAGAAATCAATAAGTTAAAAATTCTCACCAGATACAGTATTTGTAGGAGGAAACCGCAAAATCCTGAGAATGTCATAGGTTGGCGGGGGTTCCCCTTTTAAAAAGGAAACGATCTTTTGTATTACCTGCCCCCGTTAATCTCTTAGTAACCCACAAAAGAGCAAGATATATTTTTTCAGCCTTTTTTAACTGGAAGGGGGATTCATATTGAATGCACAGACTCTAGTGTTTGAGTACAAGAATTGGAAGGGTGTAACTTCCATACGTCGCATAAAACCCCATGGCATATGGTGGGGTGCCACGGAATATCATGAAAAGATACAGTGGTTACTATCAGGGTATGACTATGACAAAGGAGGAAACAGAGATTTTGCCATGAATGGCATAATAAGGTTCATAAAACAGGAGAATCCACCTAAATTACTAGAACTTGGATCGGACCCAGATTATATGTTTAGACTAATAGGTCACGCATTAGGTTTTACTTTGTATGATGAGCAAAAGAAGTATCTGACAGATAAAAATTATGTCTGGAAGGGAAGTGGGCAATCGGGCCAGACAACTGCATTTTGTATAAGGCTGGTGTTGTCGGAGGGTCCACCACTCAAAGCTGATAAAACGTCTGAGTTTAGCGATAGGGAGGGCTGGTCGTATACCTCATATAATCGAACCTACTTTTTGCCAATGTTAAGGGATATACATTCTAAATTAAAGGGTGCTGGTTTTAGAGTGCGAGAACTGTCATTTAACTAGTAGCTATAAGCAGGAGACGATTTCTTGTCTCCTGCTTTTTTCAAGCAGTGAATTTTTTGAGGGGGTAGGGAGATTGATAAGAGAGGGGATGAAATATCTTTTAGTAATGCTTATATTTTGTGGTGTTAGTATATGTATTGGCAGTATAGTGGAATTTATCCTGGACGGAGGTAAAGATGTTAGCAGTTAAGTATTTTATACTGGGAGTGTTATTGTCAGTGACCTCTGCAATTTGTGCAGGTTCCTGGGTTCAGCTTGAGGCCAGCAATCCCGTAGCCATTATGGCGGGCGTACCTCCAGTGTTGGTAGTAGCTCTAATAATATTAGACTACCTAGGAGGAGGAAAATAAAGTGAAAACTGTTTTAGACGTGATCTATATCATATTAGGGACATTAATGTGTGTTGTTAACGGACGAGATGCCACACTTAAAACTGAAAGGCCTAGATGGTGGAGATTAGTTAGTGCAACTCTAAGCGTAGCCTTGCTAATATTTGTAACACGCACACTTCTTGAGTTATTAAAATGAGAAAATACTTATTGGTCTTAATTGTGGTGGTTAAGAGGGGGAAACATTAGAATGGAACCTGAAGTAAGGGTAGGGCAGATATATAGGTATCGTGGGGCCAAAGGATTACAATTCCACAAAGTCGTTAGGGTTAGGCCTAATGATTTTGGAACTGGGTACAAGGTTCACTGTGTGGATATGAATGGCAAGATAAGTATTAAAGATAGCGAAGTTTACACCAAACCTACCTCACAATATATTTTGTGTCCACCGGACGCTAATTGGAATATGATACTGTTTGAGGAAAAACGCCGAAAACAGTTAGAAGAACTGGAGTTTTATGGGACTCAAATACTAGAGGCGTTTAGAGTTCCAGTATCACCATTCTTTGATTGCGCATCCTTATATGGTGCTATGAATATGACCAACAAAACTAACAAAGGTAGGGATGAGAAGGTGGAAACAATCTTATGTAACTCTCTAACCAAGAGGCTAGATGCGGCAGAAAAGGACTTTAACAGTAAAATGAAATTAGAGGACATGTCCCACAAAAGTAGAGTGTGTGTGATAACCCAGGAATTTGAGGCCTTAACAGCTTCTATCCATAAGGAAGAAAAGGAGAAAATGGACAATCTAAACAAGTTCTTAGATGATCTTAAGAGTAAGATTATTATGTCAACAGATTATGACATCAAGACTGTTAACACTCCTTCAAATATATTGCTTGGTCTATCAACAACTGAGATAACTATCAAGCTTACAGGAGGAATAAGCTAAGATGAATGACGTCAAGGATACAATCGATAATCTTAGCCTGAAATTAGCAGAAATAAATGATTTCATACAAGAAGCAGAGGTGTCTAGGGATAAGGCTAATATAGTCGTGAGTGGTTTACAATCCCGTAAGAAGACCCTAGAAGATAAGTTGTCCATTCAAATGAAATTATTATCTGCTGCTCGGGAAAAAGAGTCCAGAATAGATAAGATTTTAGCTGGATTGAAAATGGAGCTAATGGAAGCAGAGAAGTTCACGTACTGTGTAGATAAAAGTACTAAAGAGGACTTTCGCTCACATGCTGTTGGAATAGCTCCTGGATGCTATGAACGTCAACCGATACGATACGTAACCTACACCGGACATGACACCTTCACATTCCAAACTTAGTTCTCAGGGAGGGTAACAAATTAACTTGCCCCCTTTTAGAAAAACCCAAGTCATATGACTTGGGTTTTTCTACTATGCAGGAGAAGATTTCTGAAGAAATGATTTTTTTAAGGAGAAGAAAGGGAGGTGGTTGGTATGTTTAAATGGTTTTCAAGGAAGAAAAAGTCTCTTACTCCACAGTACGTCGTACAAGTCTTTATCAAAGGTGAAGTAGGATTTCAGGGACTCTTCCAAGAGACATTAGAGATGGCTAATGAAAGAGCTAGACAGATGTCCTCACAAATTAATCAATGGTATGCTGATAACCATGATGCTAACGCTAGAGACAACAATATCATGGTGCCTTGTGTTTCTTGCCTAGGGCCGGTGTCTTACTTCGAAGCACCCAGCATAAAGTATATTAGAGTGAGTAGAGTGTGGTAATCAAATAGAGGGGGTTTGACATGAATAAAGGTTTCACCACTATCGGACCGAACTATATAAGGCGTGCTAGGGATGGGTACACAGAGTTTGCCCAAGGAATAAAAGACAGGTTTGACTTAGCAACATCATCTGGACTTCATCTATTCACCACTAACGCTAAGGGGTTATTCGCAGCATTCCTGGATAATCTTCCACCAGATGCTAGACAGCACTATGTTTGTAACTGCTGTAGACATTTTGTTGAGCGTTACGGCAATCTAGCAGCTATGTCTAGCACAGGTGTGATAGATTCCGTAATGTGGGGGGAAAGTAGTATCCCTGATTTCTTTGCTAAGTCCGTCAAAGCTATGCGCGCTCTGGTGCTAAAATCCAAGGTAACTGGCGTATTCATATCTAGTGATCGAATACTAGGAACTCCAAAAACTGGAGAATGGTTTCACATGTGTGCCGCACTACCTAAGGGGATGGTACATAATGATAGGAATCTAAGTGCTAGTCAGAAAATGGCAGAGAAGCTACAAGAGTACAAGATGCTTACCACGGCATTGGTAAAGTATAAGATAGAGGACATTGAACGTGCCTTAATGCTTCTACAGTCGGGTTCCTTACCCAGGTCAGAGAAATGTCTACCCACGTTGGAATGGTTTAAGGATTTACATGTTAGCAGGAGCAAAGTAAGAGGTATTGAGCGTGAGAACTTAGTATGGCTAGCTGTATCCACTGCACCTGCCGGGTTTTGCCATATTAGTGGATCAATGACCGGGTTACTGTTAGATGATATTACCAGTGGATTGCCAATTGATGTTGTAACGAATAAGTTCAAGGAGAGGATGGACCCCTCTAATTACCGCAGAGCACAAGCTCCACCATCCACAGGTGGCATTAAGCAAGCAGAGAAGTTAATTGCTGATATGGGCCTAGATCTGAGGAGAAGGTATGTTGCTCTCAAGGACTTTAAAGACATACCTCTTTTATGGACAGGCAGATCACAACTTCAGACAGTTAATAAGGAAGCCGGAATATTTAGTGCCGTGGTTGCTAAAGGTCAGGGAGTAACATCAAATGCTAAGATTGACTTACCAAGCACTGTGATGACTTGGGAGAAGTTCCAGAGAACAGTGCTACCAACTGCTGACAGTCTAGAAGTTAAAGTTGATAATCCTAGTCGATTGATGGCACTTGTTACTGCCTTTGTAGAAGATGCTCCCAGCATTCTACAGTGGAATAATCCATTTAGCTGGTATTACCATGGTGGTATTGATGGTGAAATCAAGCGTAGAGTAGAGACTGCAGGAGGTAGGTATGAGAATAACGAGATCCGATGCTCTCTGATATGGGAGGGCTATACGGACTTAGATCTGCATTGCACCACTCCTAGACGCGAGCATATCTACTTTGATAGAAAACGTAGTAATTGTGATGGATGGTTAGATATTGATATGAACGGGGGTCTCCATAGAAATGATTCGCCTGTAGAGAACATTCGATGGGCTAGCAATGCTCTGAGTGGCAGGTATGTATTCCACGTTCACAACTATAGGGAGAGAGGCAAGGGCAGTACTCCATTCAAGGTAGAATTGGAAGTCAATGGTAAGATCTATACCCATAATGGGGTTGCTGGTGATACGGGGTTCAAAATTGAGGTGTTTAACTTTAACTACGTTAAAGGACAAGATCCTATTATAGATAACGCACCTGCACAGGCTTCCGATAGTGTGTGGAATGTACCAGTTAATGGATTCGTAAAGGTAAGGGGCATTACCACCTCACCTAACCTATGGGGTAAGAACCCAGTCCTTCATTCTGGAAACCACATTTTCTTCTTGCTGGATGGGTGTAAAGACTTATCTAAGGGTAAGGGAAGAGGTTTCTTTACAGAAATGCTAATTTCTGAACTACAGGTGGTCAGGAAGACTTTAGAAGCTTACTGCGCTGTTACACCTATTGAAGGTGTTAATGAAGCATCTGCTTGTGGAGTGGGGTACTCTAAGGACAGTGAGTGGGGGTTGACTTTACGGGTGAAATCCAGTAGTTCAGTGAGATTGATTAAGATTGATCGGTGGGATTAGGGTGAGAGCGAGCCCGCCTAGGCGGGCGAGCATAGTGAGTGGAGGTTGGGTATGCTGGATAACACTATAAAGGTAGGGCTAGTGTGGCTTATTATGGGAGTATCTCATGTCTGTACAATGAGATAACCTGGGGTACAATGAGAGCTAGTGTTATTGAGAATCTGAAGGATGCCAACAGCCCGATGATATCAGACATGTTGATAGACCTACTAGATAACTATAAGTGGGTTGTAATTATTGTGGAGTATATATTGGCCCCAGTGTTCTTTATGGTAATCATGTGGGATGTTGTTACTCTATTAGTCGGGAAAAACAAAGCGTACAAAAAGTAATTCATTAGGGAGTGAGTGGTAAATGAACTTAGTTAAACCCAGAATGGGAAGGTTCTCAATATCTGTTGACGATATCCAAGATAACCCAGATATGGTTAAGGAAGTATTTAAGGGGTTAATAGTGGTTAGGGCAGAGATGTTATACCAGCCCAGGGCGATAGAGTACACCGCTTTAGGGGACTGTTTTGATACAGTACCGGAGGGGGAAATACACCCATATTATCTGCCATTGATTAGTAAAACAACTGTAGGACAAGAGGGGTGTGTGGTGCCAGTAGCTACCTTTAATGGGTGGAAACGGATACTGTGAGGAGAGGTGTCTGTGGAATATTGCGATGGGTGTGTACACCTATACCCAACAGAGGAAGATCAACACAGAACACGTTCTAATGGTATGCCTCATATATGTAATGTACATGTTCAGAGAGTGAGGCACATGGGATGTTACCCACATATTGTGAGGATAGCAGGGTGTACAGACTATGAAGTGAAGAGGAGTATGAAGGATTATCCACCTAAACGAATAACACACGCAGAGAAAAGGATTAGGGAGATTAAGAAATCACATGGGGATAATCCAGGACAAACTCATACTTATTGAGGTGGACGGGAACTAGGACTGTGGGAAGGCAGGTTGTCGGCGTACCAGAACACTATGGATGGAATAGACGAGTGGTCGGAGCAAGGTGGGTAGAGACGAGCACGTCCGTCAGGACGTGCGAGGCTACTTAAAACTTAAAACTTGAAAGGGGTGGGGTGTGCAAAGGGGAGTAGTATTAACTGAATCAGAGTATGAGGAGGTAGTTGATAAGATAGTTGAATCTTTTGAAGACATGCATGAAATAAGGAGATTTGATATCAACGCTGGTACGTATTCTGACAGAGTAAATCTTCGAGTAGATAAAGTACGGCATGGGTTAAAAAAGGTATTAGACATACTTCGAGGGGAATAAACTTAGTGTTTATTAAGGGAGTGATTCTATGTGTTCCGATGGCAACAGCCGATGGATGATAGAACAAATAGATAGATTAGCGAGTGAGAATGAGGACCTTAAATGTGAAAATAGGGTACTTAGAGCTAACCTAGAGAAGTGTAAAAGCGAGCCCGCTTTAGCGGGCGAGCATACTACTTAAATCTTGAAAGTGCCAGGTATTCTCACCGACTTATAAAGTTTTGAAGCTTCTAAGGGGTGGGGGTGGGGGGGCCTCCGTTTACTAGTAAAAAACAGGGGGGTGGGGTCAAAAACGAATGTGCTTTCCTTTAGCTCTGCAGTACACGCAGAACACATAGACCTTTTGATTAGGCACTTGGCAAGCACATATTCCCTAGCTCGAAGCAGATAAACAAGGAGAAGTAGACATGAACGCTAACAAGGTTGGACAAGCACTCATAGGTCTAGCAACACTGTTGAAGGACATCACACCTGTACAGGGCAAGCCTTACACACCTAATCACTGTGCTATCATTGCTCAGGCTGTTGAGGCTGTGGCTAATGGCATGACACTACTCATTGACTACGTGGCGGAGAAGGAAGCATCTATGACGTCTCTACGAGTAGGGGACACAACTGATACAGCAGAGCTGATAGCTGCCTTAGAGAAAGCTAACAACGAGTGTCAGCCAGTGGCAGTAGCATCACATATGCAAAGGGATGAGGAATGTGGCACATGTAAGTGCCTAACATGTAATAGGCCATGCAAGCGTTGTAATACCTACTCTGCACTAACCTGCTTCACAAACACATGCCCCAACCACAAGGTATATAGTCCCACAGAGTGGGCTGATGGTAAGTAGTATACTAAGGAGATGAAAGCAATGATTCAACTAGCTAACATTGAATCAATACTAAAGGATGCAGCCAGGAGGCTGGAGTTAAAGCCTCAAGAGGAATTAGGATGGTATGCTTGGCCTCAGACATGGGGTGATTCCTCTTGTGGTTTTGATGACAAGCTTGACCGCATAGTGAGAGCGCAAACTGTCGTAGTGGCTCTGGCAGGGTTTAATCAGGGCAGTGACATGTTGGTATACCACAATAGTAGATTTGCATATAGAACAAGGATTGGCATGGGAGTATGGCAAATGGTTATGTCACATAATTTACCCGGCAGGGTTTCTGCACGCATTAGCCTTAGCATAGCTGTGTATGATGAAACTGACGATTACGTTGAGACAACAAAAGGTAAGGGAAATTGTGACAGGTGTGTGTGCTTGAATTGTCCACAACAAAAAGACTGTCCATTGTTAAATGATGACATCGTGCTAGGTTGGGCTTGCCTGAGGTGCAAGGGAGAAGCAGTAACAGGGTGCCCGGAGAGCAATAGGTATTACAGAGGTGACAAGGGCTCTATAGGTCAAGAGTTATCAAACATCCTGTCAGAGTTAAAGGAATTGACGGCTCTAATAAAGGATACTGTGCATGTGTCCCCTTTTCCAGAAGAGAGTGGCATAGATGAGGCTGTAACTAGAACTAGAACTGAGATTGACAATGTTGTGGACAGGTGCATTAACAAGATGACATCAGAAGGCCTATGATGTGTGAGAAATGCAAATGCAGACGTTGCAGTAACACCTGCAAGAACTGTGACTCACCTAAAGTGATATGCCAACAGTTAGAGTGCACAATGTATGTTTGTGCAACCCCATGGTAAGGAGGGAAATATATGGCGGGATACAGCATTGATAACAATTTCAAGTATCACCCACCAAATGAGTTACAAGTAGCTTGGCACGGAGCATTAAGGGACACTGGTAAGGAGTTAGCGCAAAGCATACTAGATTTATGCCCGGATTCTAGGGAACGTTCACTAGCACTCACAAAGGTTGAAGAGGCTGTTATGTGGGCCAATGCTGCAATAGCAAGGAACATGTAATCAGTTAGCAGGAGACAAGTTCTCCTGCTTCTCCTTTCTTTTGTTTGGATTGAAGAGGAGGACATAGCAAATGGCAGGAACATTTTATGGCTATACAGTCCACTGTAATTGTGGTTCCTACAATGTGGGGGTTCATCCCTAACAGTGATGAGTACAGCTCATACGGAGATTCAGAGGATTTTGAATGCTTAACCTGTGGTAACATATTCAGAGTACACACACCTTAGAAGGAGGACATAATACATGGCACCCAAACCAAAGAAAGCAGTATTTCTAGACAGAGACGGGGTAATTAATCCCTGCCCGCCATTCGTCAACAAACCTGGAGACTTTACCCTGTTACCCCAAGTATTCGAGACATTGCAACGATTAAAAGATGCAGGTTATGCTTTACATGTGGTAACCAACCAAGGCGGCATAGGACTTGGATTTATGACTCCCGAGGACATGGTAGGGATTAATAAGCGCATGTTGAGAATGCTTCCCATGATTGACAGCGTTGAGTACTGTCCACATAAGCCCGATTCGGGCTGTGAGTGTAGAAAGCCTAAGGGTAAGCTTATTAGAGACGTGATTGACTCTAAAGGATATGACCCAGACCAATGCTGGATGATAGGAGATCAGTCAACTGACATAGAAGCTGGAGTTAACGCAGGATTAAAGCGTTCAAAGTGCTTGCAAATCCTTCCCAATACAAACGCGCTGTTTGTCATGGCTGGACTCATATTATGAAGGGGTAAGCAACAAGGCAGTATTGCAAGAGGTGGAGTTAGAAAGCCACGGGTTAAGCTAACGGCAGAGGAACTTAGGCTTAAGAAGAATGCTAGAAATGCTGAGTATAGAAAGAATAGGAAAGCAAGGGAGAGGGGTAACAATGTGGTATCAACTAAGGAACAAGAATTATGCTCAGATGATAGATAAGCCAACACTGGAAGAGGCTGTTGCTAGATTTCATCAAGTGCTAGATGGTGAAGGTGCACTTTACACAGCTAGTAAAACTACACACAAAGAGGTTGTGCATAAATTTGGAGCCTCTGAGTTGGAGGGTGATGTTGCAGTCAGGTTTAACTCTATCAGGGATGTAGAGAAGCATAATGCACACGTAGGAGGTAGATATTCATGTTAATTAGTAGCCCAATGTTTGATGTTAAATCAAAGGATCTACAGTTAGGAAGTGCTCTGTGGGTAGTTGGTAAGGAGGTACTTAGGAGCAAGCGTAAGAGGGACGATAATGAACAGGATATAAGGAAAACTGCTGCTATAATTCAAGATGTATCCCCTTTATCAATAAGCCTTAGCTGGTATGACCCCAGTATATTGGAACCTGACTTATTAACTATAAAGGTGGAGCAGGTTACCAATGGGGAGTATATGCTTACCCCAATGGTGCCAAGAGTTGGGGAGGTAAAAGAATAGAAACAATGACCCCCCAAATAGGGGCAGATGAATTCTACACATCTCACGGTAGGCAGGAATAATGTGGATAAGCCCACCTCAGAGATTATTTCTCGGGGTGGGCTTAATTTATTGTTGAAAGAGGTGATGCCAAATGTCTGAAGCAGTACAGAAAATAGTATGTATTGATCCAGGTCATTAGCTATTCATGGCGGATACGATCCTGGGGCTGTTGGTAATGGTTTAAGAGAGGCAGATATTACACTAAAAATTTGCCTAGCTCTTAGAACTCTATTAGAGTTCAATAGTATCACAACAATCCTCACCAGGGAAGGGGACTATGCTCCGGAACATAGAGAGGGTGACACTAATGCAGAATTGTGGGCAAGGGTTAGGATAGCTGAAAATGTGAAAGCAGACTTATTTGTCTCAGTTCATATTAACTCTGCTACAAGCTTATCAGCCACAGGGCTTGAAGTATTAGTGGCAGGTGCGGGTGGTAAAGCAGCACACTGTGCTAGTTTAGTGCTACAACAACTTGCAGCATCCGCTGGATGGTTCAACAGGGGGGTAAAGATACAAAATGTTCTAGTGTTAAAGGAAACGTCCATGCCTGCCATTCTTACAGAAAATGGCTTTATCAGCAATATAAGTGACTCTTCCATGCTAAAGGATTCACAGATCATTCAATCTCTAGCGACAGCTCATGCTAAAGGAATATGCAACTATTTTGGCCAATCATACAAAGAGCAAGGAGGAACAGACATGCTAGAAGTAGCAATACTACTAAACACCAAAGAGGACTATTGGGCAGGTGCAGATGTAGCAGTTAAGCACGACAACTGTGCTATGTTTGTACGGGGGCTGGACAGGGCAATACCAAAGGATGCCAAAAGCTCTAAGAAACTGATTGTGGTAGGAGGTCCTACTACCAAGCACCCCAATGAGGTTCTACTCTCAGGTGATTCAAAGTATGACACGGCTGCTGCTGTAGCAGGATATTTGAAGTAGGGGGCTGGATTGATGAAGGTATATTTAGCAGGAAAAATCACAGGTAACCCAGAATACAAGGAGAAATTTGCTAGCGCGGAACATCAACTAAGTAGTTATGGTAACATAGTGTCAACCCTGCTGTTCTACCACCCGGATTTGAACAAGAGCAATACATGAAAGTATGCATACCAATGCTTGACATGTGTGAGGCAATATACCTACTCAAAGGATGGGAAACTAGCACTGGAGCCAATACCGAGAAGAGACATGCTGAACAGACTGGGAAAATAGTATTATACGAGGTGTAATGCCCACAAAATCCCCTGAAACTCCAACGAGTCGCAGGGGAATTTCTATAATTTGACTTAAGATCTTTATAGGGAAGAATCGTCTCTTGGTGCTTCCGAAGGGTTTTTGCTCGACTCCATCTTCCATAATTGGAAGTGTGCTAGAAAGTCAGATAGTCCTTTCCAATAGGCTGATTTCCCATACAACTTGGCTTGTATAGGAGTACCATATTTTCTGATGTTCAAAGAAGTGATCTCTATGCCTCTACTCTCTAGGCCCTCAGCTAACTCATACAACTCCACCTTAGTTATTGGGCCAAGTGTGCGATCTCTCCTAGAACTCCGGCCTGATTCTGCAAGATTTCTGTTGTAAGGACGCTTAGACTTTTTTGATGCTGTGGGCTTCACTATTTCTACCAACTTAGCAGCACAAACTTCGTCGTTCAGCCCCATACTAATCTGTTCCAGCTCAAAGGCTAACACTCTAGCCCTTTCTTGGTTTAGCTTACTGCTATTGGACCTCAGTCTACCAAGGTCTGCTTCCAACTGTTCTATTCTACCAGCCTGACTATTAACTACTTCCACCATATTACCAATTGTACCAAGAACTTTCTCCATTACATTGCTCATGATGCCATCTATCCCTTCCAGTACGTTGCTAATAACATCCTCATAATGGCTTCGCTCCTCTACCACCCTATTCATTAATAAGTCTTTGATTGTAGGAGTGTCCCTTAATATGGTCAGCATGTCTTCGATATTGAATGATATAGGTTTACTATTCTTTTTGTAGTCCCTGCCAGCAATGTCACTAGGCATCCTCATTGAGCTGATCTTACCAGTCCTGCTAGCCCTACCACGAATACCTCTACCAGTCCTCTTAAGTTCAATATTGTCCTTACAGAGCATTACACGGATTTCTTCACTTGATTCCAATTGTTTCATACCATGAACCCCTCCTTCTCTTAATTTTGAAGGAAAATGAAAAGAAAGTCAAGCTTTAGGGTTTTCACACCCGCTCCGACCCAAAGGCTCGAACCCAAGTTCAGGTCTCTTTTAATAGGAAGGTCCCCCCTAGATAAGAGAGATACAAAATATATTTGTACTGTATTAGATTTCTCTAATAAAGCCTAGGATTGGTGGTGGGGGTATTGGTGGGTAAGCGAATAAGCCTCCGTGCTTATTTAGATGAAGGGTCCCCCTAGCTACTCCACCTACCATTCCACCATCCCCCAATATATGAAGCGTTCCTCTAGCTACATCACATACCACCCCACACGCATACCACAGGGTACTTTCTGTACTTGACTTATTCCTATGTCCGTGATATAATAATAACATCAGCAGGGGACACACACCAGACGGGTGCTGGAGATCCCGGTGCTAGATGCAGGAGGTATGGGTATATGGCAAAGAAACAACCAGTGGTCAAGGTATCAGCAGTGGTGTACCCTGAAGTAGGGACATTCAAGATAGATAAGGACCTAAAGAAGGTATATAAGAAGCTATCTGATGATCAGTTACGGGAATGGATTAAGCTAGAAGGCCTTACCTGGAATCCTTGTGACGACAACCTAGCCATCAATAGAATGAGGATGTGCATGGCTATATTGTACCTACACTTTCCTAAGGCCCCTAGTAAGTCTAAGAAAGCTGCTGGCTGGAAACAGTTCACTATTGAGGACCTGCTGATGATCGCTACCGAGCGGAACGCCGTATATGACTTCAGTGACCATGAGGCCATCTTGCGGATGAGAGTGATCATGGCTATCAAGGCTACCGGGTATGTGGCAGAGTAAATATGAGTAGGGGGCCTACGGGCCCCTACTACTTAAATGAAGGAGTGAGTGCATATGGCATTGTTACAGTGCTTCCTAGCAGGTGTGTTAGTGAATATAGTGGTGCATAATGTGCGTAAATACATGAGTAGGTCCACCTGAGGGTGGGCCTTTTCTATGTCCATTGGTGTGTCCACTAAAGATGAAGCCCCCCGCCTAGGTAGGACGCGTAGCGTCCGGTAGGCTAGCGCACACCCGTAACCGTACTTGACTTTTTCTCTGTTTCGTGAGAAACTTAGAGTGTCAGCAGGGGGCACACGAGAGCGGTGGAGACCACCCTAGCTAGGCAAGGAGGTACGTACGATGCTTGAAACAACCAGTGAAACTCTAAAGGTACTGCAGGAGTTAGTGGCACGTCTAAACGACTTCAACCAAGCTGAGCAACTGAACGGGTACTTGAACGAGCTAGGGTACGAGTTCAACGAAGCATTAGCTAGTGTTGGGTGCTTTGGTGTGGACAAGGTTGACAACGAGGACTAGGGGTACAGGGGGCTACGGCCCCCTACTTTTGGAGGAGGTTATTATATGGCAAAGGACAAAAAGGGTACAGTAGTGAATGAGGGTGACACAGTGACTATAGAAGCCCAAGGAACACAGGTGACTGGTAAAGTTGTCTACGCAGATTGGAGCTGGCTAGCGGATGGTGGGTGGGACATAGAGATGCTTGAGTGTGATATACGTGGTGGGTATAGCCACTGGAAGCAATACTTCGATGGGGCAGGGTGGTAGCGGTCAATGGTGTTAATGTTGGGGAGGCGTGAGCCTCCCTTTTCTTATGCCCGTTAACGGGCCATTAGATGAAGCCTCCACCTAGCTACACCACATATCACCCTGCACATTCCCATTAGATGAAGGCCCCGCCTAGGTATCACACCTACCCGTGTCTGCCATATGCCAGGACCCTACTGGTACTTGACTTTTTCCCTGTTCCGTGATATAATTATTTCAGGGTTGAGGGAGAGCGGTACCGAGGGTGCCGGGTGACTCGTACCTAGCCCGGTGGTCTGTGACAACTGAATATGTGAGGGGTATCAAAAAATATATAGGAGGTATGTATGATGACGAAGAAAAAAGCTAGTACTGTGGGTAAGGTAGCCCCGACTGTATATCCTGAGGTGGGTACATTCAAGGTAGATAAGGACCTCAAGAAGGTATATAAGAAGCTAACCGACGCACAGCTAGATGAATGGCTAGACCTAGAGGGATGGACTGAGGAGTATAACCCTACTGAGTCTGAAGCAATCAATAGAATGAGGAAATGCATGGTGATACTGTACCACCACTTCCCCAAGGCCCCGTCTAAGGCTAAGAAGAATACTGGGTGGAAACAATTCACTATCGAGGATCTACTTATGATAGCCAGTGAACGGTCGGCTGAGTATGAGTTCAGTGATCATGAGGCGATATTGAGGATGCGGGTGATTATGGCTATCAAGGCTACCGGATATGTAGCGGAGTAGAGTATATGGTGGGGTGGGTGACCACCCCTACTTCAGATTGAGGGAGTGTATGTATGTCTAAGGTATGGTCAGTATTCGGCCTAAATTGCTATGACACCCATGCCGTAGAGGCGTATACTAATGGTGGTGAACTCGCTTATGGCACTGCCATTGGTCCTGATGGTGAAAGGTATTCCCATGTGTGGGTAGAGCGTAATGGGGGCATACTAGACAAATTTGAATGGACTGACCATATGAAGAGGGGTACCTACTATATGCCTGATGATAAATATGTGGATGGGCTTATTGGGTACCTGGAACGAGAGGCATGACCAAGTAGAGGATGAGTCAGGAGGTAGTGAATGACTATATCAGTGTGTGAGAGTCATGTACTCTCCATTACAGGAGGTATGCTAGTGAAGGCATCTAAGATAGATAGGGCACGTGAGCGTTATGCAGATATAACTAGAGAACACTCTGATTGGGTGAATGGGTATACTGATGAGCAGGTGCGTATGGTGGAGCGATTCATATCAGGTGAACGTATATCAGTGATAGCTAAAGATGCAGGTGTAACACGTTCAGCCATGTATCAGAGACTAATGGGTACCACCCCTAAGGGTAAGGGGTCCATACTGAGCAGGATAGGGCGGATAGGGGTGCCAGATAATAGGTAGATAACGTGGGGGTGTGTAAGCACTCCCTATTTTTGTGCCCATTTCCTAGTGCATTAGATGAAGCCTCTGCCTAGCTAGGGCGCGTAGCGTCCGGTGGGCTAGGGCGGGGGGGTGGGTGTACTTGACTTTTTCTCTGATCCGTGATATAATTAATCATCGGTTGAGGAGCTACTCTGGTGGGTAGATACCCTGGCTAGAATATAGGAGGTATGAGTATGAGTAAGTATAGTAGTGTGGGTGAGGTAGCTACAGTAGTGAACACATTCTTCGATAATCTAGGGTGGGATGATAATGGTAGGGTGATAGCAATGTCAGTACGTAAGGCTGACCGTAGTGAGCACGCTCGTGACTATGACTACATTATGAATGGGTACACACATGAGTTGTACTTAGTGTGGACTACAGACGATGATGAGACAGGAGAGACCTACACTGGTAATATCATGGGGCAGGTGCTACCCGCCATATTACACGAGGATAATACTCTAGAATGCCTAGATACAGAGGGTATTGATGAGGTATTTGGAGGGGGGCCAATGCTACAGGATGTATGTGTGGGTAGGGCATTAGAGTGGCTGGGTGATATTGATACGGTGATAGATATTGAGGATGGGTGGCGTGAATGGCCTAGTGAGGATACCTGGTTCAGTATATTACAGGATCGTGACTACTCCAGTAATATCTAGTGTGTACATGGGGTGGTGTAGATCCTCTGCTAGATATAGGAGGTATGAGTATATGACTAAGTACGACATCATCCGTGACCTACAGGCATCTGACGAGAATATCTATCATAAACACGTGGTTGTGCCTATTCACCCTGCAGATAAGGTTAAGTTGGTTGATGAGAATGAGTATGGTGATGATGAGTTCCAGATAGCTACACATTGGTGTATCATCGAACAGACCCCTACAGATGGACCAGATGGTGATATAGATGATTATGACCCGGAGATATCCACATGGACATGCACCCTCGATGAGGATAAGTGTCCAGTATTCTACTATGATACACCCTTTACCACTAGCTCTAAGATAGATGAGGACACATTTAATCACGTGGTACAACAGTGTGTGGAAGGTGGATTAATAAATTGGTTGTAATACATCCAGGGTGGCTAACGCCACCCTTTCTTTATGCACTTTTACAGGTAGGATGTTCCTAGTTATGTTCTATAGATGAACACCCGCATGCTCCATTAGATGAAGCCCCCGCCTAGCTAGCCTGTCTAGCGACCATATTGGTAGTCCCCACCTAGCTACATGCATACCTTTATTAATTGAAGCCTCCGCCTAGCTAGAACACCTATCCCGCCCTGCCATACATCAGGACCCTGTTGGTACTTGACTTTTTCTCTGTTCCGTGGTAAAATAAAAACATCAGCAGGGGACACTGGCCCGTAGCTAGGAGATCCTTACTGCTAGATATGGGAGGTATGTATAATGGCTAAGAAAACTGTAGTGGTAGCACCTGTGTATCCTGAGGTAGGGACATTCAAGGTAGATAGGGATCTCAAGAAGGTATATAAGAAGCTGTCTGATGAGCAACTAATGGAGTGGTTAGCCTTAGAGGGCCTAACACATAAGCCCTGTATTGAAAACCCAGCTATTAACCGTATGAGAATGTGCATGGAGATTCTTTACCTACACTTTCCCAAGGCACCAAGTAAGGCTAAAAAGGCTAGCGGGTGGAAGGTGTATAGCATAGAGCAGCTAATGGTGATGGCTAGTGAACACTCCGTAGAGTATGAGTTCAGTGACCATGAGGCTATCCTGCGAATGCGTGTTATCATGGCCCTTAAGGCTAGTGGAGTTACTGCGGAGTAAGTATCTAGCGGGAGGGTGTGTAGCCCCTCCTAGCAACTAAGAGGAGTGTGTGTGTATGACTTTTGTAACTGTAGTAGGCCCAGATGCTAGGTTAGAGGAAAGTATGGATGAGCTATTATGCGCTAGTGAAACTGATGCACCTATATCTGCCACTAAGGGCGTTACTGAAGAGGGTGAGCACGTATGGGTTATATCTAATGCTGATATCCCAGTGGCACGATATGAGTACCTGGGTGATTGGTTAGAGAGTGTGCCTGGACACTCATTAGCTATAGTGGGGTGGGATGATAACGCCATAGACTACAGATGCATTATCATAGGCATCTAGCACCTACCCTTACTTGACTTTTCCTTCCATCCGTGCGATAATTATTTGTGGGGCCGGGGCGTATGCCCCCGCCTACACCATATATAGGAGGTATGTAAATATGAACGACCACTGTGTATCCACTAGTGATACTACTCGCCGGGTTACCTTATCCATAGTGATAGACTACTCCGGTGAGCCAGTATCCAAGGATAGATTAGAGCTGGAGGTAATGACTTCCCTGCTAGGCCAGATTGGCCACCTAATACCAGACATGGATATGGATGAACGTACTGGCAATATCACAGTAGACACTGTTAGTGACATACAGACTAGGTGGGATTTCCCCGAGTGCCCATACTGCAGTGCTAGGGACACTAGTGAGTGTGTGACTGAGTATTGTGCCATACGTGGGTCAGGAGGTACTAATGAAAAGACTATCTAAATGCTTAGCCTGCAAAAAGGTAGCTAAGGAAAACCACCGAATACACAAAATATCAGAGGGTTATATGTATCAACTTTTGAGAGAAAATTGTACCCACACAGAAGAGCAACAAAAAGGTGTGGACACAAAGAGTTAATAGCATGGGCCCCTACGGGGGCCTTACTAAATAAGGGGAGGCAGTGTAGATGTTTAAGTTACATGAGGTAATGAAGGTACGCTGTGGGTTTGATAAATGCGTTAGTGGCACATGCCCATTTGAGCACTGTATTGTAGTGTGGATGTCTTAGTACCCTGCTAAATGCGAGGAGGTAGTGTAAATGCCTATAATAGTAACACCCGCCCTATCAACAGCCAAGGTAGTATATCCAGACCGTAACTACAAGTCCACCAACACCCACCATACCTGTGACAGGATGCCTGGTGGGGTTGGTATAACCTGGCATGAACGGCATTTAGGTATAGAATGTGGTGAACTTATCATAGCCGGTGTGTGGCGTATGTGTGTTAGGTACAACGCTGATAGTGATACAGACATCAAGTACTGCCCATATTGTGGGGAGGAACTAGTATGACTAATGCATACTCTATTGAGGAGTTTGAAGGCCTAACCTATGAACAGGGGCTAGCAATCTTCATAAACAAACACAACCACTATATGCGTGCCATAAGTGAGTTAGTGGATGTACGATACATGTCAGATGAGCTAGCTGAGATGGCTGATACCTTAATTGATAAGGTAATGAATGGTGGTCAAGGACAAGAGATACCTGGTGTGGTGTGGGACATGTCTACACAGTATTGTGAAGAGTAGAAAAAGAAAGGGTGCCGTACGGCACCCTTTCTTTATGCCTACCCCCATACCCTCTAGGAATTAGTACAACCCCACCCGAATAAATTAAACCATAGAGAAGAAGGGGGTATGTGATATGTTTAGCTTGAGCACACTAGGGATACTGATTGGGGCGGCACTCTTGTATATGAGCGGTAAGCATACTGTGGATGAGCCTAGGTGGGAGCTGGCAGTGAACACTGTACGTGCTGAGAGGCTGGATAGGCCAAATCCAGGTATTAGAACTAAGGACACCGAATGTAGTAGGTATGGATGCGAGTACTACAACTATACCGAGGGTAAGTGTAAAAAGCCTTGGAATGAATACTGCGGGTACAACTAGGTGTATGGGGTGGGGTGGTGTGGGCCACCCTTCTCTATTTTCCTACCACGTAGGCTTACTTGACTTTTTCGCTCAGACGTGATATAATGAAAATGAGGTCGGGCGAGCTACGCCCACCTACAGCAAAGCAGGGGGTATGTAAAAATGATCATCCGAGCACACGTAATCATTACTGTGGAGGTGGGTAATGAAAATCCCAGTGATGACTTAGAGGTTATCCTAAGTCAGGTGGCTAATGACTTTGAGTATGAAGTAGGTAGCCTAGAGGATGTTACTGAAAAGTTAGCCCCAACAAAGCAGGGATATGTAAAAATGTTTACACGGGAAGAGGTTAACTGCAAGTTCTACACTATTCACAACGAACAAATAAAGGTGCTGTATGTTAGGGACTTAACCGGGGTGGTAAGGCTAGAGGTACCGTTCTCAGAGGTACCCACAGACTTAAACTTACAGGACGCTAGAGCAACACGGAACTGGTTACTAGCAGAACACCACGACACATTGGTAAGCCTAGATTTAGCATAGAGGAAAAACCCCACCATATGGTGGGGTTTTTTTATGCCCTTTTTAGATACTGAAAGTTGCATTATGAGTGTTAGGTACATCAAGGGTCCCGGAAGGTGAAACCCTCACCCCGGAGAGGTTCCCTATGAAGTTCTTATGAACTTTTGTAAGGGGGGTGCTATTGGCGAGTAGGCAGGGTTGGGGAGGGGGATCTGACCCCTAAAGTCCACCCAGTATAAGAGACTGATGCAGGATCAGGGGCACACTTAGAAATCGGATTTGTAGTCTGATTGTAATTAGATTTGTGTTTGTGTCTTGGATTTAGGATCGGATTTTAATAATATACCATCTTAAAAGTAGGGAACTAAGGATGTGATTTTAATGGGAATACCTGTTAGTGAATTAGAGAATGCCATTAAGGAAAATGTGGTTAAATCTAAATCTGAGTTAAAATCTGATGAGATCATGTGTGAGGGTGATACTAGGGGTACACCCGTAGACTACTTATCAGAGATACCATTATATCCTAGACCCAAACCAGACGAATATGATAATGAAGTAATAAACCAGTACTGGGTAGAAAGAGATATCGCTGAGGCATTAATTAAACGTGGACATAGTAGCATACGCTCTAAACAAAAGGCACAGGTAGCTGAAGAAGGATTTATAGCAAATCATGTTGAAGGCATATATCTCAGGTCTGAACTATTACAGATGGACTCTGGGGAGGCTACAAAACTCTTTTTAGAAGTGGGGGTGACAATACTAGAAGATGTGCAAGATAGTGTGGTTAAGGAAATAGCAGTATCAAAGAAAGACATCAAGAGGGCATGGGAAGTGGCCAAGAAGGATAAAAACGAGGAGGAATGTCTACGGAACACGCAGGATAATGCATCACATTTACCTTCAGATGACAATTGGATTCGTAAAATTGTACTGCAGGTATTAAATGAACAGGGGTTCATGGCTAAATCAGATTTACCATCAGAAGGTAAATCTGATTTCAGATTAGAAAAATATTATGATCTGACAAAGAAACCCGTAGCCTTCACAGTTAATGCCCCCAAGGATATGCAGGAGGAGGTAAAAGCAAGAGCCAAACAACTTGGCATTACGGCTCAGGAGTTATACCTCAGAGTTATGGGAGGGTATCTTAATAAGTGAATTGACTCTTTCAAATGAAACCTCCCCCTAGCTACCCTGGCTACCCGCCAATGCATACAAAAGCCCTGTTGGAGCAATACCAACAGGGCCTTATCTTTATTTTCAGTAGGGCATGTAGCCCGCTTTACACATTATACGCTTTACGTTATACTAGCTATAGTGATTTAACCACGGGTACTGGTGGGGTATAGGGTTGTAGTGGGCCACCTACCCACGCCCTAGGGCCATTAATGGCCGGTGGGCGAGTGTGGTATGAACGCTCTAGCATGAACATTATGTCATCGCAGTAGCTGTAAAAGTATCCACAGTACATGGCTAGCCTCCTCATACCAAATCAAATGCTTCTAATTCCTGGTAGTGGGTGTCTAGTACCCAGCTGAACAATTTATCATTAGATAGCTCTGCTACATCAACTAGGGTGTCATCCTCAGATAAGGTAAACTTAACGTTACCAGAGGTATCCATTACATACACCTCACCACGTCTAGGGCTGTAAGACACTGAGAACTTATCAGCACCCAGCCTAAGGTGTTGGGCCTCCACTATCTCTATGTCGTGGTCCTCACTAACCTCCAGTGTTAAGGTGGTGTTATCAGTAAAGATAATCTGGATACCGTCCTCAGTGGGGAAGGCCTCATGGATAGTCTTACCTGCACAACCTGATAAGTATTGCTCGAATGGGTTATTCATCACTATCATCTCTCCCATAGTAGTCTATCTGTATTTGAGTCTCATACACTTTGAATAATAGCTTCATATTAACCCCTACCTCATCACTAGGCAGATCTAGTTCCATTAAGCGAATGGTTACATCTTGGAATGCCTCTTGAGGTTCTAGGTGACACTCATCTAGGCATTTTTTGAACTCTAGCTCAACATCCATCATACGTACCTCCTATTTTTTGGTAGGTGGGGCATACCCTCCGCCTCCATTTTCATTATATCACGAGCCGGAGGAAAAGTCAAGTAAGGTTACCTGGTAGAGGAATGGATAAAAATTGCCCCACCTGCTACGGAAGAGGTGAGGCCAGTTAGTATGAAGGGTATGAAACTTCATACTGAGGAGGTATGGCAGAAAGACTACGCGAGCCATTAACCCACGAGACATCCTTCTGACTTTCAAATTATACCATGGATCTGCGAAAAAGTCAAGTATCTGTTGGTGTGGAAACTTTAATAAGTGTAGCCGGGTGGTATGGGTGGGGCAGGTTTTATAAATTGAAACCGGATTCTAGATAGGCTGGATGGAAGTGTACTTAAAAGAATGTGCAGTGTTTGTGCAGTGTTTGTGCAATTGGCGGATCTTAGGCAAGACAGTAGTAAAGATGAGGTTATATTAGCAGAGGATAGCAACTGCATAGTGACCTTGTTTGTGCTTAAAAATATATTTGCGTCATCATACAAATAGCTGTGTAACTTAGATAGTTCAGATGGATTCTTGATAGTCCATTTACAACACTGCTTACCAGGGTGTAAAGGTGGGAATGATGTGTTGAGCTCTTTATTGCCTAGTACACCTGTGTTAGTGATGATCCAGTTTAAAAATCTCTCATTTATTCTCGGTATGACTAAGGCATCTTTTTCTAGGATGATTACACCATCTATATAACCTCTTATAAAGTGATGAGTGTTGCGATAGATAGTTAGTGGCGGGTTCATAGTACCACCAGCAACACCTCTGTGTCTGGGGGGTAGTCCTGTCTTAGTGATCTGAGTGTGTAAGGCATAGTCATAAAAAGACACTGTTAACCTTGTATCTGTGGTAGAAGTATCTGAATGATTTCTTACCCTAGCCTTAGGACATAGTAGTTCTCTTAGCATGTGTAAGTGCTTTTCATCTTTACCTTGGAATGTAACTGATACCTCGCTTGGTTGCTTTTTAGTGCTGAGTGAACCGTTTCCATATATAAAGCCTAACCAGTATAAACTTTGCTGAGTTCTTCTATTAAACACTTCTAGATTGTACCACTCTTTCACATCTTTCTTAATAAAGCTGTATGTGGTTATATGACTTTTCATATTTTAAGTGCCTCTTTCATATAAAATTTATTTTGTACGTGGGGTATAAATTCTTACTGAAGGGTGTAGCCACATATAATCATGTATCTGAAGTGTATTCTTTCTCCTTGACTTCTAAATGGGTATAACTTAAGAGCTTGATACCTACAAACCCGTTTATAAGGTTTGTAACTTTACCCTTATTGAATCTCATCATGGTAAAGGAGGAGGAGGTAACGACTCCGGGATACCATGATGATGTCAACTGAGCCCGCTTTGCGGGCGAATAAATCATCTGTAATGAGTATTATTACTGTAATACAACTACAAGTGATTATACTGTGTTATAGGTGGTTACTGGCTTCGCCAAGAGCAAACTAGTACTCGCCCCTAACGGGGCTCCTACAGTTGCTCTGAAATAGTAAGATATAATAAAGTCTATTAAGAAGTAACCATATTATAGTAATCATTGTCCATATGCTTACTGGTGTTTCTCTTCCAGTAATATATGGCCTTCACCAACCTTATGTGGTTTGTATGGTTTTGTACGTTTGGCCCCTCTTCTTATGTTAAAAAAATTATGTTACTTATATAGAATCCAAATCGTTCGCATTATGATATCACTGGTAGGGTTATCTTACAAATTATATGTTTTAATGTCACCCCTCTTCCTAAAAAAGGAAGCTCCCCCGTAGGTACACCATATATCACCCATACCACAGCCATAACAGCAAGAGGAACACTATATAAAATAGTGTTCCTCTATTGCAAACTTGGCAAATATTTATTTTTTAGCCCTACTGGCCACACTACATCCCCAAACTAATATAATGTTTCATAGCATTCAACGTTACAACCTTAGCCTCATTAATGAGTGCCGTGTCACCGTTACCTCCTGTACCATCAGGTATGCTGTTTAGGTTAGCACAACCTGGGCACTTAAATTTACTATGTTTAGGTACTAAGAACTTACCATGGTCTACGCAGGATCTTACTGTCAGACTGCTCGGCATACCTATCTGGGATACTATGGTATCAATAGGGCTTGTCATCTTTATCACCTCCTTACCTATTCAGTCTGAGCATCTTCATATTGTTTCAGGTATTCAGGAGCGTGCTCCTTGTAATAAGCATACTCCACATCGGCAATAGACTTATCCATTTCTTCCCACTTATCTGAAGGTACATACTCCTTGATTATCTCAAGTATAGCAGCAAACTTCTTATCCTCCAGCTCACGTACCTGTTCTAGACCAAATTCAGTAAGTCCAGCGTGCTTACCCTGTGTCAGCTTATTCTTCATCTCTATGGCCTTAAGAGTGTCAGATAAACTAACTTCCTTGGCATCCAGTAAGCTATCAAACCCGCGCTGTATCACTAAGTCTAGCACCTGAAGTTCATTGCGTACTTGGGTTTTAGCCTGTTGGTGCACAATAGGAGGTAGCATGATGGACTGTCTAGGGGTAGGAATCCCTGCGGCACTAATGCCTAATAGCTTCTCTACAGTTATCTCCTTAGCTAGGGAGCTCTGTAGTAGGGCCTTATATTCATACAACTTCTGAATAGAGATGCTAAATCCATGTAGCCTACACCAGTCTGATAGCCTAGTAGGGGACTCCCCATCTAAGAGTCTACTATTAAGCTGTGAGATATGTTCCCATGCACATAGCTTTTCTAATTTGTAGTACTTAGTCTCCAGCTGTGTAGGTTTAGCCGGGGTTGGTACCATAGCCATAATATCACCTTCCTATTCTAATAAGCGTATGCCAAAGTCCTTAGGGCTAAATATAGGTTGCACTGATAAATGATACTCGCAGACATAACCGCTTGACTGCACAGCTTGACTATTTACCCCATCATGCTTGGCCACTAGCCGATAGACGGCTGGTTGGCCACACGCTAGGCAGGTGGGCGTAGTATTGTGAACTGACTCCTTAAAGCTAAGGTCAATGTCGTACCGGGATGCGCCTAGCGCGGTGGTTAGGTGTGACGCCATTACGTTCTTACACATCCTCTACATATATGATTAGTTAGCGGTCATACTACGCCGATAAGAAAAATGGTATGTTTCTGGTAGGCGGGCCTAGATGTACCGCTCGCCCCTATCGGGGCTCGCTCTTACCCCCACTAGCAAATCGTCTATAAATAGACAAGCTAGCAAAACGGGGTAATCTAAAATCAACTAGGCTATATCGGGGGCTCGCTCTTAATGAGCTAAGCAACTGCAACACTCGTGTAAATACATAATATATTCCCCACCCCGCCCCACCTACAATGGATGCCACTCCTATCCACATACATACAACCATCAATTTTAATAATCTATCTATGCCATCACACATCCTTGCCCCTCCCCATTAGCATCTCATTAAGCTTCCTAAACCCACCCTTTTCGCATACTGAGCACACTGATAGTGAGATAACTTCCTCTTCAGGTAGTATGCATGGTATAGACATGTTTAATAAACAACCATTGGTGGCCCAAGTATTATACTCCTCGTTAAACTCTACATACACCCCAGTATGCTCATAGTGCTTACACACACCACATATGGGCACCACCCCACCAGCATAGTAAGGACATCGTATTTCAGGATTAGAAATGCATCTACCCTTCTCCACATAACCACCTCACCTAATAAGCTTTCTGATCATTAATATTCCTATCAACAACTTTTCAGCATACACTTAGTACCACCTTACATCCCCATAAACAGCTAACAGAGGTATCCTACGTAGGATACCTCTGTTTAATAGCATCATTATCAAATGTAAAATACCTAATAACACCTATAGTTATCGCCAACTATCTTTTTAACAAAAAATACTACTATATTAGATTCTTCTAATACAAATGCCAAATTACTAAATTAGAATTTTCTAATATAGCTACTCCTGATAGCATTTTACAAAATTACTAAATTAGAATTTTCTAATATAGCTACTCCTAATAGCATTTTACAAAATTACTAAATTAGAATTTTCTAATCTACCTCATTCTAGTGGCAAAGCCCTTGCAATCGCAATGTACCCAAGCTCGTTAAGCTGACCTACAAACCATCCCGATACGTCCACTCCATCTACGTCCTCTGGCACCTCTAGGGCAAGTACATTATCCACGAGTTCCTTAGGAGCATTAGTTATGATAAACTCATCACCATCACTACCACACACATACATCCCACAAGCATCTAAATACTCCTGGGCTAGCAAGTCATTATCAGATACCTCTGAAACAGGATTCAATACTACCTCCCCCTCTTCCATCTCAATGGCTAATAATGGATACTTAGGGCACCCGTATAGCGGGCAAGTGTCTACTTTAGTTACCTCACACTCACACCTAATTGTATCATACTCACTGCACCCATCACATGAGCAGTTATATCCCTTACTACTACACTCTTTATTTGTAACCTCATCACATACTTTACTCATCTTTAGCCACTCCCATCCCATAACGCTGTAAAGCCTCACCGTAGTTCTCCATTATGAAATCCTTAACATCTCCTGCATCATCAATATTGATGCCTGCCTCAACCATCCTATCAGCTGCTATATGAAAACCCTTACCATTGTTCCCATACACAGAGAATATACTACCCTGGAGTTCCACCATAAAGTTGATATCTCCTTTAATACACTCCACACACACCGAGACAGCACAATTATCCTCCTCTTCAGGAGTCATAGTGCTACCTCCCTCCATGTAATAGTCAATAGCCTCTGCTATGTTCTTCTCCATAGAAGCAACGTCAACAACATTCTTTCCAGCTACCTCAATAACTACTGTGAAGGTTAAAGTCTGAGTTACTGGCGGGGCCATACTAATGAGTTCAATGTTGTGCATGTTTAGCTACCTCCTTTATTCTTAGTGAAATCTGTTACTTTGTAACACTGGGAGCCATATTGAAAGATGCCATCATTCCAGCTAGCGATATGTTTACTTAGTTTCTCATGTTCATGCTCATCCAGCATATCAGGCTCTATCATGTACTTAGCCATTAAGCCAGCTAACTCACAGATGGCAATAGTATCCTCAGTCTCACCCATATCAGACTCATGCATAAGAACAATGCCATAAGGTATTTCATACTCATCACGTAGGGTGTGCTGACACACACCCATAACATGCAAATGATTAGTAGCTGCTACAATAGAGTCTACTAAAACTATATCCTCAGGTTCTACTAGTACTACTGATAAGTTTCTCACTTTACTACCTCCTCTTCGGCTATATCCGCTTTATGCTTAGGGCAACCATATAGTGGGCAATACACCTCTTTAGTGGGTGTGGCATTACATCCACTAGGTAACACGTTACAGCAACCCATACAAAGACATGTGTAGTCTTTAGTAATACATGCCTCTAATGGGACTTCTAAACATAGTTTTCTCACTCTGTGTCCTCCTTTACACCTACCACAGAACATCCCATGTACACAGTTACTTTTCCACGTAGTTTGGCCCATTTCTTACGCAACCGCTTAGTATCATAACGCCCATACCTTGGAGGAACTATGACACTACTAACATCAAAAGTTGGCAGCATCTTCTTGAGAGTGCTTGGATGCCCAGCATCACATAGAGGGCATGAAGCAGTGGGTGTAGACTTACTCACAAAATGTTCAGCAAACAATCAACAAGGCCCCCTAACACTGTGAGATATGATTAGCAAAGACCTCTAAGGGTAAGTAACACGTCTCACCATCATCATACTGATACCGAATCCACACTTGACCTTTTAAGCTAGCTTCCGGCTCTCTACCAAGGTCTTCATCACCCTGTAGTGCTGCATCCATAAAAGCCACTACTCCATCCTCTATGCACACATAATCATAGTCAAAGATACCAGTTACCTTTACAATATCGACCTCAATACCAGCATACCCCCAAGATGGATGGATGCAGTACTTGTATCCTGTCATGATATCCCTAGTGAAACTTACAGACATGTGCTCCATTAATGTATACCTCCTATATTCTTTTAGCCCAGACCTTCGGGGCATGATTAATTATCTCACACCTTGGAGGAAAAGTCAAGTAACCCCACGTGCTAGAGGAGTGCCCAAAAGTGGGCACTCCTCTTTATAGCAAACTGGGGTTCACTTTTTATTCACAAACAAATCCATAAAGCCAGAGAGCAAGAGGGTAACAGTTATACTGCAACTAATTATTACTGCTACTCCGATTATTAGTTCCCTTGTGGCCATTGTCTAAACACCCTTCTTTACAGCAAACTGGAGTTAGCTAGAAGTATAGCACCCACACCTACCTGGCCTACACTTACGGTTATCACAAGTCTCTCTATTGAGGACACAACCAAATGGACACTTATCAGTACAATCATAACAACATTCTGGATTTTCTAACCTGGCCGGTTTAAATATTGAAAGTATTTTTGTTATGAGACTCATTTATATACCTCCTTATATACCGGGGCATAACTTGCTCACCCCAATTCATGCCAACGGGTAGAGACATTTGCTCAGAAGCTGCCCTAATAGCTTCCTCCCCAGTTTCAGCATGAAACACACCCAGAACTAAGTCTCCTTGCATTTCTCTAACACTACCATCATCTTTATTTGTTACATAAGCTAAGGCTATAGCCTCACTCTCCACACATATTAGAAACATTCCACACACCTCCTCATATATATCAGGGCATACCTTCTGCCCCATTTTAATTATCTCACACCTTGGAGGAAAAGTCGAGTAAGGTTAGGTGATATGGAGAGTATTCACGTCTCCTCCAGTTTCCTAACTGAGATATGGGCACCAAACTCGTAACCATCTTTGTAAGCGATTTTGGGGCCGGGGTTGGTTTCCCCTCGGGACGGGAAATCCCCCTACAAAGTTCTTACAAAGTTTTTAGGGAGGTTTGTAAGGCCGGGATAGGAGGCCACAACCTCACAAAACGCGGAAATGGAGACTGAATATTCAGTCTCCATTTATCCTGATGTTGTTACTCGTTTTTGCTAATTTGCTTAAGTAGATGTTCTCTGTCTGCTCCATGTTCAGAGCAACCATACAAAGGGCATAACAAACAATGTCCTTTGGTGTTAAGTTCACACTGGAGACATTTACACTCTCCAGCAGATGCTCCACAATGGGTGTTAAAACAAAATCTACTCATATAATGATATCCTCCCCTACTATCTGTATTAGGTGGAGTCCCTCTGCTCCGTGTTTAGCACACCCATACATGGGGCATATAACACAACTATTACTATCATCACACTCACGGCACAAGCAACCAGCTTTTAGGCACTCATCGGTTACATCATCACACATTTTACTCAACAGTGTTTTCCTCCTTTAATATGGCCTCATGCTTGGGGCAACCGTATAGGGGACAAGTACCTGATTCTATATTAGCACACTCACCTGGGCTAACTTTAACACTACCCCAGTCACACTCAACACATGGGCAAGTTCTGTCTCCTAGCGCAATGCTACACTCTTCACCACTAACGGAGTTACAAGACCTACCCACCTTTAACCACCCCTATGAATTAAATACCCTACCCATTTCTACCGGACATCCATACATGGAGCATGAAGTGTTTCCATTAAACAGCGACATGCAGTTTAGCAGCTCTTTACAACGTAAACACCAACACGGGTGCCCCTTGTCATTGCATTCATTTTTAGGGACGTCCTCACACATCTTAAATTTCACTGTTGGTCACCTCCGGTACCATGCCATGGCATCTAAGTCCTTGTCAGGCTCCACCAGAGGTATTAGATTGGATACTGTGGCTGGGTGCTTAGCACACCCAAATAGCGGGCAACACTTGCACCCTTCTCCCCCTATCCTGGTAGGCAGGAGGTTGCATCCGGGACACTTACATTCATGCTCTTTACAGAGAGATACTTCAACATTGTCACAAAATCTACTCATCATTATCCTCCGCTTCCATTGATGGTTTGACTAATGGATACTTAGGGCACCCATGCATGGGGCAAGTATCCACTCCGGTTAAGGGGCATTCCCTCATCCCCTTGTAGTAACTGCACCATAAACACCTACAAAAGTAACCCTTATTGCTGCACTCTTCCGCAAAAACATCATTACACAGCATGTTTATTCTTCCTCCGCATCACACATCTGGGCAGTAGAAGTGTCTCCACACTCTGATACTATGATACCCAGTAATTTGGTGACTAAATGTCCTTTACTCTTTAGATGAGAAATGTGAGAGCTAGTATCCTTCTTAGTGCAAGTGTTACACTCCCGCCCCTCACACTCATCACATGTATCAGTATTGTACTCCTCAATAAGGTTTTCCAGGTGAACCGGGTCGTCTAGGCCATACACCAGATATGCCTCATCTGGGCGAGCACCAGCATCTAAGTTATACGCTAGAAACACTACCGGGACATTGTCTTGCAAGACCTTATGCTGGATCTCAACGGGTGTCTCAGCTTTATGCTCGGGGCACCCAAATAAGGGGCAGGTATTTTCTCTGGTTATAGAACATCCCTTAGTTCTGTGATATTGGCAGCTATTACAATAGCACGAGTACCCTTTTCTAGCACATTCTGCCGAGGTTATATCTTCACATAACATTATATGTCATCCCCCTTATCGAATAATTCCTCTAAAGTAAGTAACCCTTCAAATGGTGTGCCTCTACCTTTGTCTAGGTTGGCATGGATGGCCTCCTTAGATAGCTTACCCATCTTCCAGTTACGCAACACTAGTTCCATCTTGTTAAGGTCCCTACCACAGCAGTCATTCCACAGCATGTACAACTTAGATCCGTACAACTCAAGAGTGTCACAGTACAATACCAGCATTGCACCATCAATCCCAGCGTACCAATCTTTCTTCATGTTCATTTCTACCAGACAAGTGATAGCATCATGATTGCCCTCGCCCATCTTCACCATGATGTCCATAAAGGAATCCTCCAGTTTAATCTTGCTCACTACACATTTCCTCCTCAAATTTAGTGATGTTGCTAACAAAAGTGAGAATTTCTTCACTTAAAAGAATCCATCTGGTCAAGTTTGACCCCGTCTTCTTCTAGGTACTTCTCTACAATGAATAAGATACCCCTAACTTATCACACACCATTTGCATTACATCCGTACTGCATAAACCTTTCACCATAAACCTGGATGTTATCTCGACACAACTGTTACAAGGGCCACCACCCCACCAGTTTAATATAATATTGGTAGCTTGAGTATATGACTTAAGAGTGGCAGCACTCTCACCAGTCTCTTTATCAGTAATCCTCATCATGCCAGGTAATAACTCTTCGCTACACGGGCCTACCTTCTTGGTGACGTTAAATGGAGTTCCACAACAGTTACACATCCACCCCATAGTGGTAATGTAATGAATCTCAGTGTTATTGCATGTTGGGCAACTTGTTAACATTTTGCATACCTCCTAATCCCAATAATTTTCGCCTTCAACATCTACTCCAAGTTCAGACAATTCCCCGATGTTAATTTTTAACACCTTATCATTAGGAATACTGGCAATAATACAGGCATTAGATTCAATAGTGCTAAGACTAAAAGCACGCCCAAGGTGAATATTCAGAAATATACGGAAATGTGGATATTCAGATATTCAGAAGCGTTTAAAGTCCTCAACATTAGGTGGAACCACCAATCCAGTGTTTTCAACATTATACATGCAAGGATTAAAGAATGCTACCGCCATTTACATACCTCCTCATATATTACGTGAGGGCATCCTCCCCCACACCCAATTATATCACGAACCAGAGGGAAAGTCAAGTAAGGTTACTTGATAGGGGAATACACATGAAAGGATAAAGAAAATAGCCCCCATAGGGGCTATTTTCTTGTTTACTCTGTGCACCACCACGTTAGTATTATAACCATCACTATAAAGACTAAGGCCATACCAAGCACCACATCATCAACACTCATTAATACCCTTATGTTCTATTCCTCCTCATTAAGAGCCCTAGACAGTACAACAATAACTACAGCTCCCCACCCACATACCAGGGCAGATATTCCACCAAGTATTAACAAGCCTGAGGCTAACTCCTCTATCATTTCTTGTCCTTCTTGCGTCTAGGCCACACCACCAGGTTCCATATGGATCGAGTATGATCTTCTTCAATAATTCTTACAAGGCTCCGTGCTGATAGATAGCCCAATAACCAGGGCAAGGCCACCACATGTTTTACTAGAATCCCGTCATCTAGGTAATCTAGATTCGTTTCATCGTTAAACCGCAGTGTTACTGACGCTACTAATGTTATAACAAATATTAATGCGCCTAGTCCTATCCCGGCAAATATCATGTCTTATCCCCCTCCTTACGGTACTCCCCCTGGTAATCGGCCCCGCACCCATTACAGGTAAAGATAGTGGGATCTACATAACGGTGGTGAAAACAATTAGCTCTACAAGAGCACCTAAAGGGTTTGCCCTCACTTTGAATCATGAACGAACTGGTATAATCAACTACAGCTAGTAAAGAGTCATTAGTATCAGGCCACACTTGCTCTACAGTTTTACCGAGTCCTTTGGCTATACGCTTAGCTTTGGTTACTCCAGGCTCTACCAGACCACTACATATCTTGTTTAAATACGCAGTGTTTTCTCCAATGCTGGCAGCAAATTGTGATTGTGTTATATGCAACTCCCACTTTAATATATCTGCAATGTTATTCCTGATCGGCATTGTTATCTGCTACCACCTTCCACACCCCGGAAGGCCTAAACTTTGAGTGATCACCCCTACTGGTTATAAGATCATTTAGTTCCAACCACTGTTCACCACTTAACTCATGTTGGATGTACTGATCCCACCACCTGTACCAAGCATTATAAGAATCTGTGCGCTCTACGTGCTCACCCGGTTTAGGATCGGATATCTCAGTACCAAATCTACGTGAGCTGAGAACTGCAAACTCCATGCCATACTGGGCCTGCACTAACTCATTAATAGTATTAGCGTGTAGTGCCTCAACACCAACATGTTGATTGATACTCCAGATAAGTTTACCCAACATGTTGATCATTGCATACAGCTCATACTCAGTGCCGGATTTAATCAGTTCTACTGCTTCCGGCTTAAGGATAGTACCAGGTTCTACACCCCATTGTTCATTTGACATAAGCTTGTCCCCCTTATATTAAGATATAATCACTTAACTCCTTATAGGCTTGCAACACACTCCTTATAGGAGTGTGTTGCAAGCCTAGCCACCCGTACACATAATGTACTTAACCTGCTCATACTATTAACTTAGCGTCCCTTAACGCGATAATGCAATACATTCTCATTATACGTAAGTCACCTTTGCTGTCTTTGACCTCCAGATCATTGTCCATAACCATCTGCACCAGTTGCTCTGTAGTGTAGGAAGCATATTTGGACTTAGACTTCTTATTGGTGCTCTCCTTAGGAAAGTGTAGTTCTACAATTGCCATAGCCACCCTCATGCGCCAAATGGCCTCATGGTCAGTTGTCTTAATGCCGGTGAGTATTCCTTCTAGATCAGCCCACTCCATAAGCTCATCAATAGATAGCTTCTTGATAAACTTTTGTAGAGGCTTCTTTTCTGTGTAGGTGCCTTTCTCTGGATAGGTAACATCTGAAATAACGGCAGGTTTACCTTTGGATGGAATGGGGGGAGCTGTGTTTAGAGGTACCTCAGCATAGGGATCTGCTTGTTGTTCCTCTTCATTAGGCTCCTCGTCTAACTCCTCCTCAGTATCCTCAGCCTCACTAACTACCTCTGCTACTTCCTCCTCAGTGGCCTCATCTAGTTCCTCCTCCCCAGTAGAGTCTTCATCATCCTCTAAGGAGCCAATATACTCAGTAGGCTCAGTGAGTTCACCATCCACCGAGACTCCGGGATACATACCAGCCTCAATATCACGAGTTGTGACCTTAGGTACACCTAGCTCCATAGCTAGCTCTTTAAGGGAAGATACCTCTTTGCCATTAACTAAATACATTTTGCTCATTCACATACACTCCTTCATATTGTTATAGTGGTCGTAGGGTGCTCCCTCGACCCGTTGAATAATTTTATCATGGGGGTGTGGAGAAGTCAAGTAAACTTAGGTGTTAGGGGGATGGTCATCCTTTGCCCCATACATCCTCTTAAAATTCTCCCTCATAAGCAGGCTGCGGTTGTTAACCTCATAAGACTTCTGAGTAGCTGTTACTACACGATCTAGTCCACACACATCAGTTAGTTCAGAGTACCCTACAGACCTACCTTTTAGGGCTGTGATCTTAATTTCATCAGATACTACTTCTCTTGAGTCTTTGTGGAGACACGCTAGTACTTTTAGCTCCAGATCCGAATAACACATGCCTATAACTAACTGGTTCTTCCCATCTTTACTCATTTTATTGCTCCTCTACACTATAGTGACGTGATCACTAAAGACATCTAATGGGAGCCAACGTACACTCTTGTCCACTAAGTATGGAGAAACATACTCGAACCCGATGAAATATCCAGATAATGTCTCAGCTATTTCCTCACTCCAGAAGTCAGTATCTGAGATGTACTCAGCTATATACTCCCCAGCTTCTTTGGGAACATTGGTGGCAGGTTGGATCTCCACTACTTTAACAGTGCCTTCCATGATGCTAGACCACCCGGTGCTAGGGTGTATCTTGTGTAGGGAATTAAGAGTGATGGGATCAACACACCTTGCCACCGTTTCCATAGTTACCACACACTTACCCAGGGTTATTACACATTTGCTCATTTACGCATACCTCCTCTTATCGCGTGGGCTTCGCCCCACGATTAATTTTATCATGAGCGTGGGAAAAAGTCAAGTAAGCCTACTTGTTAAAGGAATGCATACAAAAGCCCCACCCGATAGAAGTGGGGCTTTGGGGAGGTTCTACATGTCTGGTGGAGTAAAGTCCTGCACCTCCACCCTAATATCTGGACCCCACCAGAAGCCATACTCAGTTAGTAGCACTGAGTATTTAGCAAGTAACTCATGCTCGTCAATACTTGGTACGAAATCCTCATCTTCAGAGTACCTAATATAGATTTCAGCTATCTGGGCCAGGTCCTTCCTCATACTAGGGTGTGGCATGCTCTGTGGGACTAACACCAAGATGGTATTACCAGTGGACTCAAGGAATACTGGGCCCACACCCTCCCCTATGGCCGATACGGCCTCTAGGGTGGCAAGGATAGCCTGTTGGGTAGCTAAATTTTGCAGATCTATCACAGTGATCATTCGTCTACCTCCTTAACATTCTATAATAATGTTACAATCTTTACAACCCCAGCAATAATCCACTACCTCACCCTGTTTGATATCTATTTGAACTTCTGCCGGTTTGTTACACTTAGGACAAAGTACTACGTCCCTAGGAGTGGGAGCTTTGTAGTGCTCACAATAACCTGTATGGATTAGTTTACACCCCTCGCCAAATGGGCCCCTGGCCCAGGGGGCATAGCACACTCCACCATCAAAATAGATACAACCTTTAGTATCAAGGGTACTGATGTCAATTATCTCCACAGGGTACTCGGATTCAATACCTTGAGTGTGTCCTTCACCACGCAGGTACTTGATAATTACATCATAGGGCAATGTAGAGAATATACTTAGCACCTTAACCTGCCATCGTTTAGTTATTTTACTCTCTTCCCCTACAACTCTTTGAACAACTTCTGACAACTGATCCCACCTAAGGAACATAGTTTCTGGCGAGGTAAAACCGCAGTCCCTCATAACACGTTCAAATCCACTGAGATCTGTACCTTCTGGTAGCTCCACTTTAATCTGTTTGATAACTTCACCTATATTACGTGGTGCTTTTTCGCTGTTCAATTCCATGTACCACCCTTCCTGCTATAGTATTAATGAGTTGAGCAATAGAATCCTCTATTACAAATAGTTCATCATCAAAGATAAACCGTATCTCTGACTTACATGGGGGTGTATTAAGTATAAATTCCATCCCTACTTGCTCAACTGTCCATCCTGCTTGACGTAGCCTCATATCAAAGAAAGTATAAATTCCATTTAACAGCCTTTGATTTATGTCTGTTATGCCAATGCTCATTATCATCTCGGGGTATGAGTGCTCCAATTCCCAGTAAGCCTCCAATTCCTCTAATCCCTCATGTCCTTCTAGTAGCCTCTTTAGAGTGCCATAAAACCACTGCCTGTGGGCATAGGGACTCTCTGGCCCCTTTAGTATAAAAAACACATGCCCCTCAGACTCTGTGTAGACTGAGAGTATAACACTGTCTGGTAAGGTTATGAAATCTGAACTAGTGGGACCATCTATCTCTGCTAATACAAAACGCAATTCTTCTTGTACTTCACTATCCACACACTTTGGAGCATACACTCTAACGTGCTGGTCTAAATTAATCCAAGCATATTCAATGTTAGGAGCATTAACTTTCACAAATTGTTCAGTGCTAAGTTCACTACGGTGTTCCTCTTGGTTGAATATTAGGGTCTTTCCATTAAATCTTGTTAGATCTACTTTCATCCTATTTCATCCCCCATACTCTTGATATGAATTCTCTCCCCCACCTCATAAAAAGGCACACCATCCTCATAAGGGCTATCATTAATGAACAATACTTGGGTGGGGTGACCGGCTATAACCTCTTTAATTTGCTCCACAATGCCAGCTAAGTTACGCTTACTGGACATATCCAAAGTTAGCTTGATCTCCACTACGCTCACACAACATACCTCCTGCTTACTTAGAGTAAGTCCTCCTGACCCTCCCCTAATTGTCGCATGAAAACCAAGAAAAGTCAAATACCCCTAAGGCAATCCTTAGGGGTATTTTCTTAGTTCTCTTTGTAAAAGTTCGTTACATCCTTAAGAGTTATACCACTAACCAGACGATCACTAAGAGTACTCTCAATATCTTGAATAATCCTCAGCTCTTCCTCTTCACTATCTACTTCAATATCAACTATCACTTGAACAATTCTACCTGCCACAACCTCTAACCTCCTTCATGTACTCTAGGTAATCCTGGTGATCTTTTAACTCTTCTGGGGATAGCCTGCCTTGATATGCTGACTTCCTGCGTCTTATTAGCTCCTCATGGAGCAACTCATAGGTAAGCCCTACTTGCATTTCAGACTTTAGCACCTGAATCTGGCGTAAGGATAGCTCAGATATATCTTGAGGACTCATCACAGGACTATGCCAAACACATGAATAACTGTGCTACTTTCATGAAGCATAACTGTGTCTATATATTTAGTGCCAAGCGTATCAAACTTTGCCCCTGTATAAACAGTTCGTATGATGAGTGTGCTGGTAGGAGGAGCTTCAGTATCTACCAGGCAGTAGACAACAACCTCGCCATCTTGAGCCTTGGCACATATAATGGTTGTTCCTTCTGGTACTATCATCCTGTTCTCATGCTGAGCCCCCAGGGTATACTTATAAATGACTTTGATAGCTATTTCCCCTTTCTAAAGTTAGGATTGATCTTTAGCCTCGCCCACTCTACCGCTGCCGGATAGGTTAAATAAAATTTATCTACCATTTCCTCCGCCTCTTCTACCGTTATGCCGAGATTGTCAGATAGTCTTTTATGATCAGCTTCAGGAGTCATCTCACTAACACTGGGTTTTTTATCAAAAACTATGGATTTACGTGTCACCTCACGCTTAAATAGTTCGATTACTTCATTCAAGTAATAACCTCCTTCTGCTGTAAAACTTGAGATGCTGGGTCTACCATATTTTCACTGAAAACCTACTCTTCCAAGGTAGCAGTGAGAGTAATTTATCAGCCAACACGTGGACGATACAGCCAATAATGGCAAATGTGTAAACTTGGGTACCAAGTAACAGAAATGGCAGTGTCAATACTATGCACCCCATAATGGAATGGCAGTGGCCCCGGTGCTTCATGCAGGATGCAAATGGGTTGAATCTACCTAACGCAGACTTATTATGGTCTATGTCAGGCAATAAACTTGAGATAACCACAGCAGATAGGGACAGCCAACTAGGTGCGATAACTAAGCCGATAGCTGCTCCCAATGAAAGATGACCATACATATTGAAGACCATCGCCCCCTAAAATATAAATGCTTACTCTATTAACGCTATAAATTCTTCCAGTAACCTTTCATTATCGGGGTTACCTCGTACTCTTGCCAATGCATATTGCAATGGGATATAACTTTGTAATAGTTTTAAGGCTTTTATAGGCATTCTGCCTAATTCTTCGAATAGTTTGTTTTCATCTAAATCATAAACCTTGGCAAAAGCTACTATCATAGCATCACTCATAACTTGTGTTCCATTTTCAACCGCATTAATGAAGCCCGGTTGTATATTTGTCAATTCAGCCACTTGACTTAAACTTAAAAGCATGTTATTTCGGGTATCCTTTAGGTGTATCCCAGTCTTTATCATCTTATCTGTTTGATTCATTCAAAGCACCCCTTTCTCACTTCACCGTGTAATTAAACGAACTTTTAGAGGTATTTGCTGCACCTGCTACATCTTCATCAATTACTCCAAGAGTAATAAAGGCATCTACAATGTTTTTATCCACAACCTCTACTATGCACTTTCTGGCTATATCCATAGGCAGTTCTGCTACAATGATCTCTGCATCATAATAGGTGTATCTTGAAGTAACCTGTGGCCTGCTAGTAGCGATCTTATTGATCGTCCCACCAGTCGATCCTTTTATCACAGCTTGTTCAGATACCTCTATCCATTCCTCTATGAATGGACGTAGTTCTTTTAACTCCTTTTCCAGTTTATTCTTTTGCTTAGTCTTGGCAATAAAGTCATCAATCTGGGCTTGCATTAATTTATCTGGTTTAGGGGCTTTCTTAACCACAGCTAGTTTAGTTTTACTTGTGGTTTTAGATGTTACCCTATCAATTTCTGCTGTCTTTGCCATGTAAACCACCCTTTCACCATTTCCTTGTTGAAAGTAGTTTGTCCCGAAGTTTGATCCCCCATTCATATTGCCAAATGGAGTGCTCTATATCTTCGGCCTGTTGAATGGTAAAGCATAATCTGTCATCCATACTGTGAGGATTAGCTTCGTTTATGGTTGCTACATCCCCATTACTTAGAGTGTTAAGTATATTACGCCTTAATTTGTATGTGTATGACAGTTCTAACTGACTCCTAGTAAGATTCATACATACCTCCTCCTAGTGCACGTGAGGCTCTGCCCCATCATCTAATTTTCTCACAAATCGGAGGAAAAGTCAAGTAGGGGCAGGTGGGGATAGGAATGGAGGCCCCTAGGCCTCCTGTAGATGTCTCAATGGCATTAATCTGTTCTTAAACATGGAGCCAATACTACCATCGTTGTATCTGATCCACACGCACCTAGTGTGCCATTGGTCTACCGGCCCTTGCCAAGGTATAATAACGCCCTCCTTGCCACTGTCTATGCCGGACCCTTCACACACTTTTACAGGAGTACCTGATTTGTAGCTCTTTCTAATTCTAGCTAGTGGTGCTATTTTCATTTAGTGCTGCCTCCATATTTCAATTTTATCCTCTCCAATAACTCCCTATCCTGCTTCCTTAACCTCTCGATATTTTCAGTGTCCTGCCAAACAATGAAAGAGCCAAGTGTTCCATGCCTTTTGCATCCGTCTTTAGAATACAACCTTTTCTCCCAACCTGTGTAGATTAAAGGATCTGTTAAAATATCAGGGTGCTTTTGTTCTGCTAGTTGACGAATAACACCCCTCAATATTTCATTTTTAGCTAAATCATTAAGAATGTTGCCTGGGTCATAAAAGTATGCTTTCCCCATATTTTCACGTACCCATGGAGTGGCTTCTCGATGATGCCACTCATCATAGTAGAAAGTGTCGTACACATACTGCTCATCAACCCCCAGATGCTCAGCTAGCTCCCATGCCTCTAACAGATACCTTGCTTTTGCAATAGCACAATTGCTAGATTCCCACAATCCCCGACTTCTATGTCTGCCCCTGATACGTCTAGCAGTTACTAACTCCTTCTCTGAGAGTGGCCTAGCACTCATAGGCCATTTTAGAACCGGGTGTTCAGTCACACCATCTCCCCCTAATTCACAGACTTGAACATAAATACATCCCAGTAATGCGCTCCTCCATCTATATCCAGCATAATTTCTGAAAAGTGCTCCCCCGCCTAGGCCTCTTTTTGCTAGTCACAGTTGCTTTCATGCCTCCATATTTTTTCATATAGCATCTAAATGCAAATTGCCCAGGCCTATCCCCATCTTCTAAGTCCTGGCATATAGTGACTATGTCACCAACTTTAATAGACTTTTCCCACACATTCTTGGCATATATGTTTATTTGCTCTCTAGTTAACTCTTCACTAGAAATCGGTACTAGTGGTACCGATTTCTTTTTAAACAGCCAATTAAACACTACACTGCCTCCTTAGGTTTCTCTGCCAGTTCCATCTCACCTATGAACTCACTAGCCCATGTACCACGTCCGTTAAACGAGCCAATGGAGGAAATATAGCACCTTGTCTCAGCCCTAGTAACAGCTACATACATCAACCTACGCTCTTCTTCTACTGCAAGAGGCTTAGTGCCTTCATCCCTAGCTTTTTGTGCTTGGAAATGTGGTAGTATCCCATCACTACTGCCAGCTACAAATACAGTGTTATACTCCAAACCCTTACTTTTGTGTATAGTCATCAACTGCACACCATCAATAGAACTCTTGACAGCACTTGTCATCAAGGTGATATAGTCTAGGAAAGACTTAATATTCTCCTGCTTACTAAGAGCATATCTGAGAGTTTCAATGTTCTCTAGGCGGGAGTTGCCCTCGTCTTCAGTATCTCCCTCCTCAGTGGTGATGTGCTTAGCGTAACCTACACCCTCATCTGACATGATGTATTCAAGCATTTCTGTTGGGGTATTTTCAGCGGACATCCTGATTAGCTCCTGGATATGTCCCACAAACTCTTTAGACCCATTCTTTTCATACGGTTTTAGTATTATGCTGCCACTCCCTAGAGCCTCATACCTGGAACCATTGAAAGCACTGACCTTATCCAGAAATGCTTTACCAAGAAACCTAGTCGGAACATTAATAACACGCTTGAAAGCATCATCGTCGTCACTATCCACAGCCAGCTTCATGTAAGCAATTATGTCCTTTACTTCTTTTCTCTCATAGAAGCTAATTCCGCCATGGATAACGTATGGTAGTCCTGCTATGATGAGTTGGTCTTCTAATGCTTTAGACTGCGCATTAGTCCGATACAGAACTGCTACGCTCTTAGGGGTAATGCCTTCCTGTTCTATTAATAGACTTGTTTCCTTAACAATGTTAATGGCCTCTTCCGTCTCATCTGCGTAATGAGAGTAGTTAACACATTTTACCGGATCAACCTTATGTGCTTTGAGCTGCTTAACTAAACGTTCTGTATTGTTCCTAATGAGAAGGTTGGCTGTATCCAGAATAGCAGGGTTGGAACGGTAATTATCTTCCATATTCATTTGCTGAACACCTCTCCAGTTATCCCTAAGGTGAATAAACTCCCCAGGTACAGCTCCCCGGAAAGAGTACATAGCCTGGTCATCATCTCCTACCACCAGTATGTTGTTCTCCGGTTTGCCGATCATCTTAACAAGCTCCCACTGCATCGCGTTGTTGTCTTGACTCTCATCAACCAGCAGGTACTTGTAAAATCTCTGATACTTAGCTAAAACGTCCGGGTGCTCTTTAAACAGTTTAACTAGAAGCACTAAGAGATCATCAGCATCTATTAGACGTTGTTGTTTCTTAGCTTCTTCATACTTTACAAACATCTCAATATAGGCTTCCATTCTAGGACCTTTACCAGTGTGCTCACGCTTGTAGTCATAACAATCTACACCTGCATTATTGCTCAAACCCATTGCCTTTGCAAGTTGCATAGGGGCAATATCCCTGATTTCCTCCTTAACTGAGAAAGGAATAGTACGGTCAAGTAGTAAGGCCTTTTTAATATCCTGAATAAAGAACTTCTGCTTTCCATTGATGAGTATATCCTTCTTAAACGCAGAAGCCATGGGGTGATTCATATTCTGATATTCCTTGGAGAGGATTTTGTACCCGATGGAGTGAGTAGTGCCAATTGTGATCATATTTAGCTTCATTTTGGAGATTAGGCCACCCATCCTAGCTACCATTTCTTCAGTGGCTTTTTTGGTAAAGGTGGTACACAATATGGATGAGGGCTTGATGCCCTGCTCAATCATGTAAGCAACCCTACGGGTTAGAACGTGAGTATTATGACTTATAAATCCATTAGATACAAATGAATGTGTTTCTGGCACCGTGAAATCATACACTACATTTTTTGAACTGGAAACCTCAGTTACTGGATCTAAAAACACACAATTAGCTAGGTAGTGCAGTATCTTAGTGTCTTCATCTTGGAAGTCTATAATTGATAAGATGTCATTGATTGTATTTTTAGTTAAGCTTCTCCTACCTTTTTCATAATCTGCATATGTTAATAATGGCAAGTCATTAGGTCTTACCAATTTGGATCTGTTTTTTAAGTAAGGCTTGCCTATCATTTTTTCCCTCATTCTGCTTAACCGTAGTTGTTGGTTGGGCACTAAATTTACATTATCGTTAGGTTTGACCTCGCATGAATACTCTAACTTCTTCTGCTTGTCCAAAGCCCATTTAAACCCTACTAAATCTTTAAATAATCTTAAATTAGATCCCCCAATATAGATATATTGATGATCTCCATATTTATTAGTTCTCACCTTAATTCTGCTAGCAATCCCTAAATTTAGGAGCAAAAGATGTATCTGCGTACCTAATTCTTTTGAAAACGTAGAGTATTCAAAAGTACGTTTACTTTCATTCACTCCCCCATCTGTATCGAAGATGCCCTGCAAGCATGAAATGATAACCTCTTTAGGGGCGGATAGAATACTTGCAGGTATCTCCTTATATTCTGCTGTGGTCATCTTTAAACCTATATCATCTTTAAGATATTCCCATAAAGGGACGCTACTAACCCCCCAAGACACTGAATTTTCATTGTCCTTTTTGTTCCTAGCTGGGGTCTTATTAAATAACTTCTCAAATAAAGTCACATAATTGTTAGCAAATTCTCCATCTATTTTTGCAAAACTAATGCTCCCTCTTTGATTCAGATACCCATCCCCGATAAGAAGACCAATAAAATACCCCAAGTCTGTGCTTACTTTAGGATTGCATCCCCACAGATCATTAGTCATGCTTATGGCTATAAGATCCTCAGTAACTACATCTCTTAGTTCTTTAAACTTTAAAGAATCTCCCTCTAACACCACTACGGGGTGTTCAGGGGTGCCCTCTATCTCATAACCATACGCGGTTTTTACTCGTATGGTTTCAGAGTTTCCCAAATTATACCAATGGGACGTTTTAGCCAAACTAGTGCTGCTCTTGGTAGGATCTGGCGATACTACAGTAGCTTGGGATTCTCCCTCCATAGATACCTCATAATGGTTCGGTATGTCCTGAATCTTCACCATTCCTTTGTCAGTAAAAATGTAGCTATTCCCTGTAATACATTTCCCACTACCAGCAACTGCACAAATCTGCACTATACCATCAATAGTGGTTACTGCCTTCAGTTGTGAGGGGTTTAAACCTTCTAATAATTTGCTCATACACTACATCCTCCTCTATCTCTCCGGTGGGGATTCTTCCCCACGCCTAATTTTCTCATGGAATCCAGGGAAAGTCAAATAAACCCAAGGGGGAGAAGTAACTCAGGATTTAAACCCCCTCTCTATATACTCCGGCTTGCAGCTCCCATTACACAACGCCCCGCATACAAAGCTCTTTAGATGCTCATGTTGCTCATCAGTTAAATCATCTGTTATAGCTATTCTTTCTAGTGCTCTCATATGTTTACACATGTCAATTTCTCCATTCCATCAAATAAAGGGAAAGGACATAAATCCTCTCCCTGGTATTACTCATAGACTTTTAGGATCACTTGTTCGCATTAATGATACCTATCGTCATGTCCTCCAGAACTGATCCTTTAAGCATCTTCTGCATGGTATCTACTATGCTCTCACCATTAACTATGGCCATAGGTGATACAGCTTGCATGATCTTCTCCAGCATACCTTTATCCGCCAGGTTAGCTAACGTGGCTATCAGTTGTGGGCTAATAGCCTCAGCTCTCATTTTTAGGGCAGCAGACTCAGCCTCTTTCTCCTTTATACCCTGCTCCAGCACCGCACTGGAATAAGCTAATTTTACTTCGTTATGAGACATTTCTCTCTCTAACTGACAGTTAAACAGTTCGCTATCATTCTCAGCTTTCTCCATTAAGACCCTTTGAGTACTGCTGTTAACCTTCATCTCACTATCAATACTTAATAAGTCCGTTATTAGCTTTTCAGCAATAGTCTTTTGCTTAATAGCTTCTCCCCTTATAACTGTTTCAGCTCCGATGTCATTAAGCTGTCTGGTAATGTCTTCTTGCTGTTTTACAAACTCTAGTTTTTGTTGTAGCTTGGAGATGCCTAACATATAATCTAGGGAATCCTGCTGAGCCTGTATTAAGGAATCGGCAATAGCTCGGTCTACAATATCAACACCCAGCACCTCGACATCATAGACATGCATGCCGTTCTCTGCAAAAGAGTACCCTTTACCCGGTACATCTGGATCTGGATTAAAGCCTAAGACGGAATCCTTTACAATAGATGTGGAGTTGGCATAAAATTCCTGTATGCTCCATTGTTTGGCTTCTGAACGCAACTTAGAACGCATGTGGTCACATAGTAACTTTACATAGTTCTCTGCATTGAACCACTTATCCTTGTCTCCCTCAAAGTTTACGCAGTAAGATACTTTAACACGCAGGTCACAATAATCCCGAGTCTGCACCGTAATGATGTCTCCAATTTTGTTGTTCAGACACCGCAAGTAAGCCGTTTTTAGTAGTTTGTCAGTGTTCTTAGGTTTACCAGTGGAGAGCTCCATTAGCTCTAAAGTCTCATCGTATTCCAGTAGATACGAGGTGGGTCCCACTATCACTTTCCGGTTGCCGAGCTTAGATACAACTTGAATGGCATACCCAGTCCACACATTAACTGAGACTGCCCCATCATATTTTGTGTCTAAGGTGATAGTGCGGGGAGGAGTGTATGAAGTTTTTCTGTCAAACCCATCTTCCATATGAAAGCTGTTAGCGGAATTTCTGGAATGAGTACTGGACGAAGACATACTAGCTGTCATAGCTCTCAGTTCATTATCCGGCACATAGCTAGCACTGAGGGACATGGAAGCTAAACCTGTGTTATACTCTAATGCTTCCCTATTACCTGGAAACCACATTTCTACCTGCTTAGGTGAGAGTACTCTTCTAACAATTACCTCTTTACGAGGGTCCGGTAGGAACATACAGGTACCAACTTTTTTAGCTACATCCCCGGTTTCCCGATTTAGTACATAGCGAGCTTCTCCAATGGGTATTGCTACGGCATGGTGTACAATCTGGTTGTTGTATTTTATAATTGCGTGCTCTGGACGGGGAAAGTATATCATTTGATCTTTACCTGTAATGAACAACTCATCACCAGTCTTATAGGATGATCCCTTTTCTTCATAGTCGGCAATAACCTTAACATAAATACCACTATTTTCATTTAGCTCTATGGCTTTGTACTTACGAGATCCCTCCTTCTCCAGGAATACCTCGGTGGGTTCTGGGAATACAACCTTTGGCCCCTGTACGTACCGCTTATTACCATCCTCATCAAGCAAAATGCAATACTCCAGACGCTCCAATGTGACGGCATCCCGTATATACACCCCACCTCTCTCAGGAATAACTTCCACTCCAGTAGGAGGAATATAAAAACTGACCTCGGTTCCCTTAATTACAAGTAAGCTCCCCATAGTGAGATTTAACGAAGGTGCTGTGTGTAATGCTGTTGAAACACTTGCATTTTCGCTAACTGGAACTGAAGGAACGCTTGCGTTTTCACTAACCGGGGTGACATTGGCTTTAACTATGCCTGACTTCCAGTTCTCTTTAGCGGCAACATCATCGTACACCTGAACAACCAAATACTGATTGGATCTAAGGTTATGTCCTCGCACTGTTTTAACTATCTGTCCCGGCCATAATGGGAAGGAGGTGGGACCAGGTATGTTCACTTTTTTTCCAATGTTAAGTTCCGTTAGGTCATTGCTGGATTTGATATCAGGATGCTTACCACTTATGGCTGGATTCTTTAGAATCAAGTACCAACCCTCGGGAGCCGTGGCAAAAAGTTGTATGGCTGTTTCTAAGTTACACTCTGTAAACCTTTTGGATTTATCTCCAAAAGTAACTGGGGAATCCGTACCTGAGAGACTAACCTTGTATGGTCCCACATAGGACACAACATTACCCTTAGTCTTGTCGGATATAAATGCGAACTCATTAGGTGCTAACACCAATTCCTTGTCACGTGAGTTTGTTTCTGCCATTTAATAATGCCCTCCTTCTTCAACTTGAACCTCTGAATTAAAAAAGCAGGAGACGCGAATTCGTCTCCTGCTTGGTATGTAATTGCATATTTTATTTTCCTATTCCACACCATTTTGGTTTCACTGCCAGCCTAAACCTAGTAAGACCCCTGCCATACATTCTAGCCCACATACTGAAGTCAGGGTTAGTTGAATCCATGCAATGGCCCACAGCGGCAGTTATCCTGAACCATCTAGATTTCCCTACCCACTCTTTCTTTTTAAAGAAGATACAATCCTTACATCCCACATCGTCACTTCTCCTTATGCTTCAAATACCATTCCCTACAGGACACAATGATCCCAACTATGGCAGGAAAAGTGTACACTAGCAGCACTTTCCACCCAGGTTCTATCTCCACATTACACCTCACCCCATTTTATACATAACCACAAAAAATAATACACATAATAGTACAAATCTGCTAAGCATCTTAACCCTAGAAAATAGTGGCATAGAGATAAATAGTAATAGGGCAAGCACCACAAATACAGGCTCCACCACACTATCCCACCCACTACTTACACCACCCACATACGCTAAAGGATTAACCAAACTACCGTCTTTTATTAGTCTGGTAGTTACATGGACATGTGGGCCTGTGGAGTGCCCAGCCCCCGGCGTACCGGGCGTACCGCCCGATAGCCCTACGCTTTGACCTGCTATTAAGTGTTGTCCATAAGTTACGTCAACCTGAGATAAATGGCCAACTACCATCTGTACTCCGTTATCTAGATTTATCCATACAGCATTACCAAGTAACGGGTCTAATCTGATTAACTGCACAATACCATCATTAGGAACCTGAACTTGAGTGCCAACAGGAGTAGCAAAATCTACTCCTGTGTGTGGGTTGGGGTGAAAATTATCCACCTCAAGGTATTCAGTAGTAATAGGAAAATGAGTAAACGCAACATCTGTCATACCAACTCCCCCTAGTATCTATTATTGTCATCTTTATGCCACCAGTTTCTAAATTTTTCCAAATCTGAGCTTATCTGACCTAAGGTGCAGATTATGACCACTATGGTTAATATACCTACAATGACCATCATCTTACTCATTGCAGAAGCCATTATAAAGTGTGACAATAATATCCCAAATAGTATCCACACACAAATTCCCCCTATTCAGATTTTCCTCTCATCAGTATCCCCCAAGTAGCATTCTCCCATGCCTTAGTAAATTCTGGAGTGTTATCTTCAGCACCAGTAATACGATGTAGGGTCTCATGCACTAGTATTTTCCAACAATCCTCCTTAGATTCTAGCAGACTTGCTTTTAACCATACTGTATCGGTTTTTCTTTCGTAAAGACCATTGCATTCATTACCATGCTCATTGTAAACGTGTTCAGATACTTTCACTGTTCCATAATCTCCCACATACAACTTGCACAGCCTTTTACACCACCCTAACATGGTTGCTTGTTCTGAGTTAGGTTTACGGTGCATATTCTTGGGCAACTGTGCTAATTCCTGTAAATCATCCGTATAAGGTACGCCGGCTGTGACAAACAGAGTTTTCCAAGCACTAGGTACATTCACCAACACTTTATATTGGTAATACCTTGCCTTAGTATCCGTGTCCAAACCAGTGGCCAATGATAACTTATCTCCTAACTCCAGTTTAATGGCAGTTCTCCACGTGTCAACTGAAGGGCACCTCCATGAGGATACACCTGCCTCAGCTTCTAGTGAAGTGGGACAGGACATTATGTTTCTAATAACTGTTCGGGCTAAGTCAACATCTTCTGTGCGGGCTAACAGACCGTTTATCGCTTCCTTAGCTTTCCCGAGATCTACCATATTGCGATCACGATTTTTTATGTCAGAATTAGTGAAGTTATAGCCAAATACACTGTTTACCTTAGCAATGGAGACACCATTAACAAATATCAGTCCTGGATTTTGTGGTAATATGGAATCTGTGCACAGGAGTTCTTGGCCCACTCCATTTAATATGGCAAAAGCCTGAGTAGCTTGGGTGAGTTCTTCTAAGGAGCACTCCATGTAAAAAGTAGTGCCCTCATGGGTATCAGTGTCTTCGATATAATAAGTTAACCCATTGACAGTTGGGTCAATACTGGAAGGTTCAAGTGTAGGGTGTACAGTGAACCCATTTGTCTCTAGGTAGATTTCCCTATTTGACCTAAGTGCAACCAGCATACCAACCTTTAAGCCCTCTCCGTAGTCACCTGGGCTACCACTCTTGTTACGTTGTTCTGACTCACCAATTAGCAACTTACCCCTTGTAAACCCACTGGGGGAATTGGATATCACCGCATATTTTCCATTGTGGGTGATGGAAGTTGTATCTCCAAGAATAACTCTAGCAAATACATTATTCTGAATCAGCTCCTTTAACGCCTCTAAACTGGTCCAATGGGGAAGGTTATTCTCCGACATGCCTATCTCATATCTAACCATATCATCACCCTCTATAGCAAATGCTACTACCATGCTAAATCCCCCTTTAAATTTGTGTCTCCCCTATTGGAGAGGTTGATTAATTTTCCCACAAAACGAGGAAAAAGTCAAGTAGGGTTACCTTAGAATGGTAAAAAGAGAAGTAGTACAGATTCATAAGAGTCTGTACTACTTGCGACCATTATTTTATTCTCACCCCGATTATAATCTGACTACCTGCCTCACCATTTGGTATCCATCTTACAGATTTAACTACTTTAATGCTTAGAGCTAGTTTGATAAACACTTTGTTAGCTCTAGGATTGCCTTCATCTATAGGCATGAAAGGATATAGGTTAGCTTCAATAGGTAATCTGGTTGCTATCCTTATGAACTCCTCACTGACTTCAATAAAGCTAACTCTACTTTCACCCCCGCAGGATGACACGATAAGCTCTAGTAAGTCCATTACATCAAAAATAGACAAATCGGAATTGTTTTCAATTTTAATTTTTTCTTCCACTTGCTCTATTGCATCCCCACGGTTTGTTAGTTGCTCTTTATAATATTGCTGTTGGGCAAGAGTTTGTGCATCTGGGTTATATGTGGATTTCAGCTCTTCTTTCATAATTTCTACCCCCATCAAACAAAAGAGAGGCATTAATGCCTCTCTTTTCTTATTAACTTATGCTACATTTATGATATTAGAGTCTATGCTAGAGGCCCCATTAACTACCTGCCGGACATAGTATCCAATACCTACAGGCACATCCACAAACGTATGTGTTGTAGCTGCTCCAACAAGTACGTGTGTCTCCACCTCTACACGGGAACTATCATATAGGGCCACTATTGCTAGTTCTGTAGCTCCGGCCACTTCAACGGTTAGTACTCCACCGACACTACCTGTGGCTACTACTGGGGCTGGGGCCACATTGACTACATTAGACTTAAGGCTAACTAAACCATTTACTGTTTGTAGCGCATAGTAACCTAATCCTGGTGTTACAGTTGTAAATTGATGAGTAGTGGCCTCACCTACAAGAATGTGGGTGTCTATTAAGGCATCCGCAGAATCATACAAATCAACAGTGGCCAGAGCAGTAGCCCCTGCCGCATCAACAGTTGCTTCTCCATCACCACTCCCTGTGAGTACCACAGGTGCCGGTAACACAGTTACTACATTGGAAGCTGGACTCTCTAGGGTAACTGTAGTTTGTGTAACATAATATCCCTCTCCTACCCTAACTCCGGTGAATTGATATGAGGTGTCATCCCCAGTTAGTTCGTATGTGACGGCTACTGTGTCTGTATTGTCATACAGGGACAATGTAGATAGCAGTACTGCGCCCGTTACATCAATAGTGGCTGATCCATCACTACCTGTTATGACCAAGGGATTCGGTAGGGCTGACACGTTATCAGATACTACACTAGCAACTCCATTCAATTCTTGAATTACGTAGTGATCTAACCCACCATTTGGTAGATTAAACTGATGTGATGTTTCCTCTCCAGTGAGTGTGTAAGAATCTACTAAGACATCTGAGTCGTTGTACAGTTTCAATGTGGTTAGATAGGGAGCACTGATAACTAGTATACGCCCCACACCTTCAACAGCATTAGGTTTTGATAAGGAATCATACTTGATATCTCGGACATTAATCTTAAATGATTTCCCTAGGCCAGGTATGTAATCCTCGCCCCCACCTTCAGTAGATAGGTGTTCCCCTCTGATAGTAAAATCCGTACCCAGGCCTGGGATGTAGTCTTTCGCATCCCCTTGTGCATCTGCGTGTCCAGGAGAGATAAAGAATGATTTCCCTAGTCCGGGAATGTAATCTTCCGCACTTTTAGACATAATAAGAGCCCCCTTTCAGATTTAATGTTAATAAACATCTGGAGGAGGCATATCTTATTGCTTATTCTGCATGTAACTCGGTGAATAATTAAAAAGGCAACCAGTAAACATACGTTCTGGCTGCTCTTTTATGGCCCCACAAAGTGCTCCACCCACCCCAGTAGTTATTGAGTGTAATTATAAATCACACCCAGAGTTTCATTAACATTAGAAACTCTCTAAACACTACTGAAAACTCCTAAACAATACGACCGTTAAAGAACAACGGTAAGCCCTAAGGAAGAATAGTAGCTTGATCAGAGCTGTTCTGTCCCTACCACAAATTGCTGAATTGTACAACAATCTCTGGTAAAGACAGGGTGGGAGTTGCACCCACGATCACTTAGTGCACTAAGTGATCCAACTACAACCTATCTCTACTGGCAACACATTGTAACCCCAGTCTGTTGCCTTGACTGCGTGCAGTTCCCATTTATCTACATTAGCTATTTGCGGATCATAGTTTCAAGTGACGTATTAGAAACTATGCAGAACTACCAACACTCCAAAATAACGGCACTCTCTTGCAGGGTATGCTCCCCCCGTTAGGAAAATAAGATTCGACCTGCACATGGAACTACTCCCTTGAGCTTTCATCCCAATCATTAAGCTAGTCTTATACCTATTTCTACCCTAATTCCCATGTGCCGTATCCCAAGATGATGTCCATGCCCTTAGTATGAGCTCTGGCATTGGGCCCTATGGCTCATCATAAGCCAACCAGAAACAGCACACAGGGATTAAAGTAGAATTAAGGGGCCAGAGACAGGATTTTATACCTGCATTCCTCACGCTTTTAGGCATGTGCTTTTGGATTAAAGCTACTCCGGCATGTAAAATGGGGGCATGGATTTGCACCATACATATCCTGCTAGTTTTCGGTTTACCCTTGTGATCGGCCCTTACCCCACCTTAAACAGGTATGGTACCATTAAGGTTTCCTGCACGACTTGTTCACTCTAAAGCGTTCTACCTATTCCGCCACCCCATATGCTATTTAGCTGCTACCTAAACGTCTTTTGGCCTCTTCTAGGATTTCAGTAGCCCGGTCAGCGTCATCAGATATACCCTCTATCAAACCTGCCATCCCTGAGTTAACAGGCCTGGCTACTGTCCCCTCTGGATTAGGGTGTATAGAATGCAATACCATGGAAGAAAGTTCAGCTAAACGAGATACCTTAGCTTCTAGAGACTGTAAACTTGACCAAATTGAGTCATCAGACTTGCGGATAGAGTTTGCTGATGCGCAAACATTCATATTCATTGAATAAACCTCCCTATTAAAGTTGGTGGGCCATGTAGAAGTCGAATCTACACAGTACGTGTTATGAGCACGTTGCACTACCATTATGCTAATGGCCCATTTACCTAGAGCTTGTGGCCCTAACCAGTCGCATAAACTCGTGATACTAACAGGGGACCAGCCTGCAAGCCAGAATTTATGGGACTGGGTAGGGGCATACGCCCCTGGATATTATTTAGCAGCGACAGCAGGTAATGGTATGCTGATCATGTTACTGCCACCAACCACTTGAGATTGTTTGCCATCCCATTGATTAATCCACATCTTCTGAAGTAGCTCCGGTGTTAAGGAAGACTGTATTAATCTATTAGATTCTGTTTCCGCAGTAGCCCTAATAATGGTAGCATCCGCGATACCCTGGGCTTCTACTTTGAGCTTATTAGCTGCGATAGTGGATTGTTGCAGCTCAATCTCCATCTGTTGTAGCTTTTGTTGGGCATCTACTTTAGCTTGTATAGCTTTCTTGGTATCGTCATCAGGTCTAATACCCCCAAAAGCGAAGGTTTCGATTTCAATACCAAAAGGTTCCAATTCCATCTTTAAGCCTACTTGAACCTTTTTCTGTATTTCATCCCGCTTGTTACCATAAACATCCATAACACTGTACGTAGACGTCACAGCTTGAGTTGAGTTCTTGACTTGTTGCTTCAAGTACCCATCCTCTATGATCCCAATATTGGCACCCTTGAATCTATTAAATACCAATGGCAGTTTGCTGGGGTTCATATGATAAGTGTAGTATAAGTCAACATTTACTAACTTACCCTCAACAGTAGACACATCAACCGAGTGATCTTCTTTTGGGCCTTCTTTAGGATCTTTTGAAAGATACACGGTTTCAGTGGAAACCGGGTATTCCTGTACACTCTTCCATGGAGGAAGAAATTTGTACCCTTGGCTTAAGGTAGTGTCTTGTAAACCACCATTCATGCTATAAACTACCCCTGCATATCCTGGATTAATCCTTGTGGTGCACATGAACATCCCAATTGCAATTACAATTAATGCCACCACTACCGCGATTGCTCCTTTAATCCCGTTTGATAGGTCTAGGTCCAATTCTCGTCTCATCTTCTTCTGACATCTCCTTTTTTACGTAGGAAGAGATGCCACTGATTTTACCACCCAACCTTCTAAATAAAGGACTAAACGCAAACCACAGTATGACCATTGCGAGTACAATAAGTATTGGAATAGCAGGCATTATAAACAATAGCATCCCTCCTCAGTTTATGTAATAAGGGTAGGTTAGGAGTCGAACCTAACTTCAACCGCCACTTATGTGTAGTAACTGACGCCCTCATTAAGAGGGCGTGTAGGAGTCGAACCTAACTTCAGAACCTCTCACATATAGTAGTTGCTACCCTTAATTATGATACCAGATTGTGGGAATTGTAGAAGGTTGGTGATAATGATCCTCAATGCACAAAAATCTATTATGCCATACACTTAACACTTTCACTCACCACTGACTAGGTCCAGCTTAAATAGTACCTGAGGTGTCAACGCACAGGTCCTCGCTTACCAAGCCGTCCTACTTAACGCTGTACAACGCTTATAGGCCCAATTCTTCTCAGCTTTGCACTGGGCAGTCACTAGACTGCTTAACCTGGTATCATAATTAAGGATAACTGTGCCTAATTATATATGCTTCCACTTTTCACGCCTTTTTATCTTACCTATGGTTGAAAAATTTACACCATATTTTTGTCCTAGCTCCTTTTGGGTTAATTCACTAGCCCTTATATTGAGAACATCCTCCTCTGTTAAAGAGGCATTTGTATGATTTTGTCCTCTCATAGATCTTCCACGTAGTACCATGTCTCCCATATTATCAATATGGGTACCTAGCTCTAAGTGCTCTGGATTTATACACGCTCTGTTGTCACAAGTGTGTCTAACTACAAGACCCTCTGGGATTTCCTCAAAACATTGCTCATAAACAAATCTATGAGCAAGAGTAAGTTTATTTTCTATGAATAATTGAGCATATCCATCACTCCTTATTTTATGTGATATCACTGTAAAACACAGATTCTCATTTATTGAGAATTCTAACTTTTTCCTATTATGCCCTCCCATAATGCCTCCTTAGTAATAAGGAGGTTAACCTTGCCCCTCCAAGGTAGTTAGTTTAAGTCTAACAACTTCCTACACCTTATGGCTACTGCTTGGTCTGAGTAGGAATGGGCCATTCACTCGCGTGTAGCCTTACGGGACCCCTTAAAACCACTATCAAGGTCCATTCTCCGAAGCTATATAAATAACTTGGTGGTTAGAAAAGGCTATTAGTGTAGAGCACTTGTGAGCTTTCCACCCACTCGTCGGTTTGTGGCTTGTAAGTCCACCACACTCGTCTTTTACGTCAGGTTGGGTACTGACAACCTTGCGGACTACACCCTGCTTTACTGGATCTAGGAAGAGGTGTAGCGTTGTTTTGTCCACGAACTATCGAACTACTGTCTTGACCACACGGGAATTTTAGGGCTGCATAAGGTTGGTGACCACCCCACTTAGCTATTATTGTGTTAAAGTTTAGGTGGTGGTTAGGCACCATTAGGTTATAACACGTGTCTTTAGTCTTCATAGCACCTTATCGCCTTTATCGGGCAGTAGTTCTCTTTGTGCTCTACTGGCTGTGGGGCTCAGGAGCGTGTCAAACTTGGACTTGCTACTCAGCCTAGGGCATCAGCCCCGTACACCTTTCGTCTTGCACTTGTGACCGCCCCCGAACACTTTCAAAAAACCGAACACCAAAAAGTTTTCTCCTGGTAAGATCAATACAAGTCTGGACCATATCTCTCTATGAGACGATTATATTCTTTTAGGTATTTTATACCCAAAAAGTAGGACCTGGCGTGGAGCTTATTCACTGATATTCCTTCCTCATCCGCTAACTCCTTTAAAGTCTTTTTATCTATTATGGTACCTATCATTAAATTCCTGTGCTTTTCACCCAGCACTATATTAGGATCTATGCTCATCATATCCAACACATGCTGTATGTCCTTTTCAAAATAACCTGCATCATGGGATGAGAAATCGTCTTCACAGGTCTCTTTGTTAACCACTCTTAAATACTTATTAATGTGATGATACACCCTAAACTCCAACATCTTTTTTATATAGTAGGGGAAGTCCACCCCACGCCTTGGGTTATACTCATTAACTAATTGAACAAACATCAGATTTATGGAATTAAACAAGTCTTCCCTGTCAGAGTTATTATGCATCATGTGGCTAAATTTTTTAACTATTGCTTTACGCAGTGGCTCATAATTTTGGAATAAGACTTCGGTATCAACGATAAAACTCATTTTTCCATCACCAGCCCATACTCTCCTGTTATTAGAGATGAATAAAGTATGCAAGTACTAATTCTACCAGTGTTTTCAATGCCATAATATCCGTAAGATACCACCAAGAAGTTGTTGTAGACTTTTTCTATATACACTACCCTGGATTCCTGTTCGGTTGGGTTGAGCATTAATGCTCTTACGCCTAATAGACTTCTGTACTTTTTCCTCATACTTCTAAACATACGAGTAGCCTCAGTTATTTCTGGCTCTAGCTTTAATTTAAGGTTATGTTCTTCCAACTTCTCTAAAAACTTTTTCAATGGTATTCCCCCCAGCGTATCTAAACTTTAATAGAATTACGTATGGCATTTATACTCCCATAATGTATTATTCTTGCTAAATTACATGCTCTACAGGCTTCTAATAAATTTTTATAATACCCAATATATAATTCCTTACCATTAACTGATAACGCCGTTTTCCATCTTTTATCATTCTTATTAAATGTTACTCCTGGCATGCCACTCTTATTGTGGCCTTGAGATCTGTTTTTATGTCTAGAATTTTCTAGTGGGGTCACTATTCTGAGATTACTTCTTCTATTGTTTAAAGGGTCGTGGATCAATATTGATCACGACCCTCTCTTTTGGACAATTTGTTAGAAATCTTGCCAATGTCTCACTTCTATAACCCACTACTTGTATATACTTATCAGGCTTGGCATTAAAGTACCAAGCCTGA